CACGCCGAGCATGACGAGCGCAAGCGCGAGGAGATGAAGGCGCACGTGACGACGGAGATGATGGCGATGGAGGAGCGGCTGAGCGCGAAGCTCGACGACCATCACGACGCGCTGGCGCGGCGGATCGACAACGCTGGCGGGTCATAAGGTTTATTGGTAACGTGAGGATATGACTGTTCCCTCCTACGCCAGCTGGCCGAACGGGTACATCTTCACGTTCGGCATCGCCAGCCCCCTCATGGACCGCTATATCGCCCTCCGGGGCGACGACAGCGAGACGCGGCGCCTCATGCAGCGGATCTTCGCCGGCAACTGGTCCACCCAGTACGACATCGCCCGCGGCGTCTCAGTCGTGCGCCGCCAGAAGCTGCGCCGGCTGGAGCTGGGCCTGGCCGAGGAATTCGATCCGGTGCCCCCGCTCCCGGGTAACGTGCCTGACGCCCCGGAGACACGGTGAGAGACTCCTACGACCCGGACTGCAAGCGCTGCGGCGGCTCGGGCACGATCTGGAACGGCCATGAGCTAGTCCCGTGCCCGGACTGCGGCTGAGGCGCGCTCGGGGAACGACAGCTCCACGGCGTCCGTGCTGAGCACGGCGTAGTTGCCGTTCTCGCCGTCCATGTCCAGGCCCTGCACCTGGCGGTCCGCGTGCTCCTGGGCCCAGAGGTAGTTCCCGTGCAGGTGGCCGTGGAACGTGCGCGACGGGGAGACGTGGCGCCAGATCGTGCCAAGGTTCCGGTTGCTCTTGTCCGCGTAGGAGTAGTCCCAGAGCTGGGAGCCGGCCGGGAGGCCGGTCGGCCACGCGTCGGGCGGGCAGTCATGGCAGAGCATGACGTCCGCCCGGCCGCCGGCGCAGATCTCGTAAGCCTGCTGCCCGGTGATGATCTCCTCGGGCCACCAGGACTGGCCAGGGGTCCGGGCGATCCAGTCGACGGATCCGGCCCCGCCGACCGCGAGCCATTTCCTTCCGCGCCATTCCCAGCGGGTGCCGCGGGGAAGGTGCCAGATCCGGGACTCGGGAGGGCCCAGGCGCACGGGGCCGGGCTCGTCCGCGTGCAGGCGCTGCAGCTCGGGGTGCCACTCGTGGTTGCCGTCGATGAACCACAGCTCTGCCCCCGCGTCCGCCAGGACGCGCTGCAGCGCGGACAGGTATCCCTGCTTCCCCGGCAGGAACCCGAAATCGCCCAGCTGGATGATGATCTTGCGGGGCTCGCCGTCCAGCAGCCCCGCGGCCATGGTGATGACATGGCACGCCCACTGGGAGTTGGCGTGCCAGTCCCCGGCGAGGATGACCTTGCCCGGGACGGATGATTCAGGATCGAGCACGGTCTAGTGACCTCCGTTGGGGCACATCCAGCAATTCCCGTCCCGGCACGCCCGGCAGGCACACGAGCAGCCGCGCAGGGTGCCGGTGAAGCGTTCCCACGCGGAGGAAGTGAACTCCAGGACAGTGCGGCCGAAGCCGGTTCCCTCGGAGGTGTCAGCCACGTAGACCACGGCCCCCCAGCCGCCGCGCCCTGCGGCGGCATCGGCGCAGGCGCCGCCGGGCATGCCGGGCGCTGCCTTTCTGCGCCCGGAGGCCGCCTCGACGCAGTTGCCCGCTTCCGAGAGCGAGCTTTTGCGCCAGCCCGCTGCCGTCTCTCCGTTCATGGTCACTCCCTCCAAGGGTATGTCGCGCCCATAGTAGCAAGAAACCTTGAGATGCTGCCGACGGAAACCGTATCAGGGATCCCCGGACAGGCGCGGGGAAGCGAACTTCATGATCGCATCGGGACCGGCTGTCCCGGCCTCGCGCAGGACGCGGAGCTGCTCCTCGTATTCCCCGGACGGCAGCGGCGTGAAGAATGAGGCAAGCACGCGCAGCTGCTCGCCGGGATCACCAGCGGTCTCGCACATGGCCAGCCTCCTGTCCCGTGCTTTTTCGTCAGGCTCGGGCGTCACTGCCGAATGTCAGTACCATCTTGCCCACATGCGGGGCCTGGCGGCCACGCTGCCTGCGATCCTGGTAGGGGCGTATCTTCCGTACGTTCCACCTGAAACTAGGACACGTGGGTTCGAAAGCCCCATGTGTCGGATCTTAAAGACGTCCAGCATGTTCTTCAGGTCGGGTTCCTCGTCCCGGAGAGTCTCGCGCCACCGGTCAGTGTAGTCGCGGCGGTCCAGGCGGGTGATGCCGCCGCCGCCTGCCAGGAGCGGCTGCTCGTTGTAGGAGCGGATCAGGTGCCTCACCGACTCCACGAACGTCTGCGCCTGCAGCAGGCCGCCCCAGGCGCGGACCGGGAACATCGGGCCGCTGTGCCCGTCCAGGGAATACCGGCTGTAGGGCTGCGAGGAGCCGTTGATCTTGCCGATGGCGATCTCGGCCATCTGCGCCATCCGGCCCCGGGACCAGTGCGCCTGGAAATAGGGCGTCGCGGAGATGTTCGGGCCGCCGCTCGGGGAATCGGCGCAGTCAGCGAACCGGGCCCAGCACAGCTCGATCTCGTCCTTCATCATCCACGGCAGCCGGTCGTAGTGCGGATTGGCCGGGCCGATGACGAGCGGGGAGACGTACTGCTGGGGCATGCCCTGGTAGGAGTAGGACCAGACCAGGGCCGCGTCGGAGGGCTGCCCGGTGTCCTGGCTGGACGGGGTGACGCGGAACAGGCCGGTCGCGACGTGGTCAGCGGTGTAGGAGGCTGCCTGCGACTGGGTGCCGTCGCCGTTCTGCAGCCACAGGACTGCGGATGCCGTGCCGCCGTCGGGGTCGGCGCGCTGGCCGTCGATCCACACCTCGAAGTCGAGGGCCGGCATGCTGAACTGGCTGACGTACTCGCGGTCCTTCCAGTCGGCCAGGTCCCCGTTGATCAGCACGTCAGCCATGGGCGCCTACAGGCTCGATCCGGTGAATGAGATGAGCGCCAGCACCTGGGTGCCCTCCAGGGTGAGGTCGTTGAAAGTGGCGTCCCCCATGTCGATCCCGATGCCGATCGTGTGGGCCCCGGCGGAGAGGCCCGTGGCCATCTGCAGGCTCGTGGCCGTGCCGGTCTGGCCGCCGTGCGCGCCGTCGTTGCCCGGCGCCGACGCGCTGAATCCGACGCCCGTGCGCGAGCCCCCCAGCTGCTGGGCCGTGGAGCCGGAGCCGTCGACGAGAATGCGCTGGGACAGCGTCTGGCTGACGTTGTAGGCAGCGTAGTAGGTGCCGCTCAGGATGATGGCGAGCGAGGCCGGGCGCCCCAGCGTGAACGACAGTACGGTGAGGCTCACCGACGCGTTCGGCGCGATGGCATAGCTGGGGGAAGTGCCCCCGGCGAAGGCCGGCGCCGCGTTGCTCATGTCGGACCATGCCGAGCCCGTCCAGTAGGACAGGCACTTGTAGTCGGTCATGAAGATGAGGCGCCCGGCCTGCCCGCTGCCCCAGGAGGGGCGCGAGGACGACGTGCAGACGTACACGCCAGGAGACTGGTCGAGGATGGACCAGTTGCCGACGAAATCGCTCAGCAGGAAAGGGTCAGCCTAAAGAAGACTCATTCAGTTTCAAGTTAAGAAATGTTGAATAAGTGCTCATCTGCACCACCTCCTTCATGGCGCTCTTTTTCGCGCCGGTAGTATTCCTGGCTGTAAGCTCTTTTTTCTCCTGCCCGTCCGGAATCTCTTTCCTTCTGAGCCTGCAGGAGACGCTCTCTGTTATTCCGGTAATATCGAGCTGCGGCTTCTCTTTTCTTCCGCTGCTTCTCTGTCTCGCCGGATCTTTTCTCTTCGCGCTCCCTGTTCTGTGATTCCCTTACCCGAGCCCTGTGCCGGACTTAGTTTCTCCGGAGGGCAGGTAGATGGGATTGACCGTGTTGGCCGGATCCCGGAAGGTAATCGTGCCGGTGCTGCCCTGGCTGCCCGGCTGAGGCGCGTTGTAGTTCAGCGGCGCGGCCAGGTCGGACCATCCTGAGAACGGGCCCAGGCCCGCCCGGTTGCCGGCGGCGACCGCGAACCGGAAGCCCGCTGGCTCCGCAGCGCCGGACGGCTCCGCGACCGGGACGTCGTTCGTGCGCAGTCCCTGGGTGAACAGGGTGCCCAGCACCGAGCCGTAGGAGTAGTACGCGTGCAGCGTGTCGGCCGCGCCCGCGCCAGCGGGTCCCGTGGTGATCACCGAGAGGGAGGCGGACTGGCCGGTCCCCTCGCCGTCCAGGGAGACGGTGAAGTCGGCGCCGTAGGCCAGCGCCCTGGAGACCGTCGTGTCCCACACGATCACGTCCTGCGGGGCGGTGGCGATGTCCTGGTGCGCCAGGGAGGCCGTCCCCGCCGCGAGGGTCAGCGTGTCCTCCGCGGACGACAGGCCGGAGGCGGCCGGGTTCCACCAGTACGACACCGTGATCGTGTCTGTCGGCTTCGCGTTGACCGAGGTCGACAGCAGCTGGATGCTGTACGTCTGCCAGGGGCCGGTCCCGGTTCCCGTGACGGTGTAGTCGTAGTCGTAGATCAGGACGCTCGCGTCGGGCTGGAGCGGGTCCTCCTGGATGCTGGTGAGGTCCCGGACGACCAGCTGCCCGGGCGGGGTGACGACGCCGGAGCGGGACAGGGCGATCGTCCGGGAGGCTGCGGCCGGCGCACCGGCGCCGCTGCTCGTCGGCGGGGCGCTGATCGTGAGGGCGGTGCCGATCGCGGTGGGGGTGCCCGCCGCCTGCTGGCGGGTGAGGGTGCTGCCGCCTGCCTGCGAGACGTAGGCGTACCAGCCGGTCGCGCCGACGACCGCGGGCGGGGACGGCACCGTGACCGTCGAGGTCGTGCCGGCCGCGGTGACCGTGCCCTGGGCGGACCCGGCGGACTCGCCGGTGGCGCTGACGTAGGTCACTTCCGCCTTGTAGACGCCGGCGGCGACGGTGCCCCCGGTCGCCGCCGTCGTCAGGACCGGGGCGGCAGGGGGAGCGAGGACCGAGAAGGCGTCGACCTGGTAGGCGGGCTGCCCCCAGGCCGACCCGCCCGAGGGCGACGGCTGGCCGTAGTTCACGGGCAGGCCGGTCTTGGGCACGTACTGGGTGCCCAGGTCGCTGGACTGGACGAAATAGTAGTCGACCGGGGTCGTGCCCGACGGAGGGGCGAAGGGAACCCAGACGCCCTCGTTCTGGGGCGTGACCGGGCCGGAGGTGAAGTAGGCGGCGTCGCCGTAGGAGTAGGTGACGGTGACGTGATCGCCGGAAGTGCTGTTCGTGCTGCCGGACAGGCGGCTGACGCTGTAGGTCAGCGTCGAGCCCGTGCCGGTGATCGCGACGGTGTAGTCGGTATTGAGGACCAGAGTCTTGCCGTTGGTGACGTCGAGCACGTCCAGGGCCGCGGGCGGCGTGACGATGCCGGTCTTGCTCAGCGCCGACGCGGTGGACGTGAAGCTGGCGACCGAGTCCGTCTGCGATGCCGCGGAGCCGACCGAGGGGGCCGGCGGCACGGAGGTGTCGTAGTCGTAGGTGACCATGATCGTGTCGCCGAGCTTCGCCACCGCCGACGTGGGCTTCCACGAGATCCGGTAGGAGACCGGCGGCGTCTCGGCGTAGTCCTGCCCGGGGGTGTGCGGCGCGGTGACCTGGGCGACGGCGTAGTCCGTGTCATACGTCAGCGCCGCGGCCTGCGTCACGTCGTAGACGGCAAGGTCCGCAGCGGACGTGGTGACGTTCCAGGCCAGCAGCTGCACCGGGCGCTGGGACAGGTGCAGGGTGTCGGCCTGCGACTGGGCGGCCGGGACGGGGAGGTTGCTGTCGAAGTACTGAGGGGTGCCGTAGGAGTACGCGATCGTGATGCTGTCGCCGGCGGTGTAGTTCGTGCCCGCGGTCAGGACGAGGTAGGACGAGGTGTCCGGGCCGTTCCCGGCGGTGGTGACGGCGTAGTCGGTGCCGGAGACCAGCGTGCCCGCGTGGGTAGTGTCCTTCACCACGATCGTCGCCGGCATGACGCCCTGCCGTGTCAGGTAGTACCGGGTGGCGGCGGCAGTGTCCGTGAACGCGTCCGCCTGCGCGCTGAGCGGCGCGGGGGCGGCGGGAGCGCCGATGTAGAGGGTGTCGACGTCCGTCGCGGCGTAGGAGGCATCGGTCAGCGGCGCGGAGGCGATCTGGCTGCCGAGCACGTCGGTGAGGGTGGTGTCCTTCACGCTGGCCGCGATCACCGAGGACGGCTTGCGGTAGAGATTAGGGCTCGGGTACTCCGCCGGCACCAGGTTGGAGCCGAGCGAGGAGACCGTGTCGATCTCGCCCTGGGCGCCGTAGGCGGTGGAGACGCCGTTGAAAGCGTTCGGGTTAGCCTGCGTCGGGGTGCCGTTCGGCTTGCTGCCGCCGTAGACGCCCTCGGTGTCGGGGGAGCCGGGAGCCCAGCCGTAGCGCTCCGGGTCCGCCTCGGTTACCGCGTAGGAGGAGTCGTTGAGCGGGCCGGGACCGGTTTCCCCGCCGAGCTGGCCGGAAGCGGCCCAGGGAATCGAGTCCGTGGCGGAGCCGCCGGGAAGCGCGGCGCCGGTGCCGGAAACGGACGTGCCGGTCGTGTCCTCGTCGGAGGCGGACTGGGCGGCGTTGCCCTCCATGGAGCCCGGCGAGCCGGGAGAGGGCGCCACCGGGGAGCCGTAGACGCCCTCGGTCGGGACATCATCGGCAGCAGGCGAGAAGCCAGCCGGGGTGTCTCCGCCATCATCAGGCGGCAGCGGGGTGCTCAAGGCGTCCTCCTCGGGAGCGGTCCTGTTCCTTCCGGGGCGCGGCTAGCGGGGACGGCTCACCCGGCCGCGCCGGTCGGCGGGTGGTCAATGCTGACGGCGGGACCGAGCCCCTGGGCCTGGTTCTTCCACGGCTGGTGGAAGCTGGAGGCGTCCCTGACGGGCAGCCCGTCGCTGCCCAGGTGGAAGCCGTGCCCGACGAGGTGCCGCAGGTTCCTCTGAGCAGCTTCTGCCACTCGCTGCTTATCCTCATCCGGCGATCCGCGGTTAATTGTCAGGCCGGGAGACGTCTGGACAAGGTTGAACGGCACGTCGGTGTCGCCAGGGTCCATCGAGCGCAGCGCCCACTGCAGATCGCCGGCGCGGGCGATGTCGAACACGGAGGAGGTGTCCTCGACGCGGCCGAAGCGGGCGTCGGGACCCGCAGTGTCGGACGTGTCGTAGGTGCCGGTCATCGCGGCCGGGTCCGGGCGGAAGTGCATTATGCCTGCCCCTCAATCTGCCAGTCGCCCGAGCCGCGGCGCACGGCCCTGTCCTTGAGGTGCTCGTGCGCGGTGCACAGCGGGACGGCAGTGGCCAGCTCCGTGACGCGCAGGGGGATGTCGGTACCGCACGGGGACCCGGCCCGGGTGCCGGGGCCCACGCACTTCAGCACCTGGAAGTCACGGTCGGGCTCCCGGTCGATCGTCGCCAGCGCGGCGTCCCTGTCCTTGTCCTGCTGCGCCCAGAACCTGGAACCCTGGGCGCGCATGGCCTGCTGGACAACGGGGGAATCCGCGCCCTGCACGACTTCGAGGGTGCCGAGGGAGATCTGCCGGGCGAACGCGGGGGTCGCGATGATCTCCGGCGGCATGTGCTGGTAGTCACCGCCGTCGGGAGCGCCCTTGGCCTCGAAGTTGACCTCGTGCGTGCGCTTGGGGTCGCTGGCGATCACCAGGACGCTGCTGGTGAGGTTGCGGACCACCACAGTGGCCTGGGACGCGTAAACCGCGACGGTATCGGTGCTCACATACCTTCCGGGGGCAGGACGGTGGAAGGAGCCGAAGCCCGTCCTGCCCCCGGTGCACCGCCGGGGCCCGGTGCGGCCCCGCCGGGAGCATGGACTCCCGGCCGGATGCCTCCGCGCGGTGCGGCATGCCGCGCCTAGGGGAACGGCCGGCTCCCCGGGCGCGTGACCCGGTCTGCCAGCTTCAGCAGCTCCACCCCGTCGGAGTCCAGGTGAGGCCCGGCCACGTCCAGGGCGGCGTCGAGCACGTACTGCCGCCCGGCGGATGCCTGGTCCTGCTCTGGGTTCATGACTCCTCCGGGATTATCGGGTCCGCCCCGATCGCGACGGGGCGTGTCCTCACTGTATCAATAAATCCTGTGAAGTCGAGGATTTCACGGAGGAGGGCGCCGCAGCCGGCGGCGCCAGGCGGTTCTTCCAGTACGTGAGCAGCACTGCCCCGTAACCGAGGCCCGCGGAGATGACCAGCACGATCGCGGCCTCGACCGGCGCGGGGATGCCCGTGTCAGGCCACGCGTAGGCGGTGAGCGCCCAGTTGGCGAGGTTGATGATGACCGTCGTGGCCGTCGTAGCGGCGACAACCTGGTCACCGGGGACAGCGGAAAGCACGGAGGATGCCATGCCAATAAATATAGGGCAGCCCCTTCTCCGCGGACCCGGCGAAGGGGCTGCCCTGCGGCTGTTACGCCAGCCGCCGGGCGGGCGCACCGCCGTGTTTAGCGTCCGGCTCGCGAACCGCCGGCCCCGCAGAGAACCCTCGTGCGCCAGGAACCCTATCTCCGCGCCCGCGCCCGGGTGTCGAACCCGGTCTTCCCCGAGGAGGCAGCGTCTCGTGCTGCGCGCGGCAGGATTGCCGCCAGAACCTAGGCAGCGGCAGTCCCGGACGTTCCCCGTGCACGTGCTCACGGATTCCGTCAACCTTCAGGGACACTACCATACCAATAAATGTTGTCAAGAAAAGCAGGAGCTGGTAGAGTCGCCCGCGAGCGAAAAGTCAGGTTCAGAATGAGGCTGAAACAGCTCCCTCATCAGCGGGAAGGCCGTGGCTCGATACCACGCCGGGGTACGCGCCCCGGTAGCTCAAGGAGAGCGCCCGCGGGAGCCTCAGGATCAGGATGCGCCGCTCGAAGCTCAGCATCGCATCCGCGTGCGCAGATCTCCAGGGTGCCCGCATCATCAGGGAAGTCCCGGTTCGACCCCGGGCCGCGCCTCCAGCATGGCGCGGTGGTCCAAAGGCAAGACGCCCTGCATTCAACGACGACGGGTTCCCGCCTGCCGCTGCGCGCGGACGGATGCCAGGAGAGCCGCCCCAGGCGGCACGCATCTCATGCATGCGCTCACATCACGGCCCCTCCCGCAGGGAAAGCGGGAGGGGCCCCTTTCATCACAGGAGGAATCATGGCCAGGACACTCGGCCAGGTCGTCGCCCTGGAGGCAGCGGCCCGCAGCGAGGCCAACAAGCGCCTCGGGAAGCTTCACAAGGACAGCCAGAAGGAGCAGCTGTTCACCGGCTTCTCCCGCACCTACGCCCCGTTCGAGGAAAGCGACGACAACCGGCACCAGCTCCCGGCCGAGGTTCAGCACGTCCAGCTCAGCGCGGGGCGCGTCCTGGAAGAGTTCATGAGCGAGCTGGCGCCCGCAGTCGACTTGGCCCTCACCCGGGACGTGGCCAACGCCAGCGCCCGCGCCAACGTGACGGTGGACGGGGAGATCGTCTTCGCGGACGTGCCCGCGACGTGGCTGCTGCACATGAGCAAGGTGCTCGACGACGTCGCCACGTTCATCGCGAAGCTGCCCGTGCTCAGCCCGGCCGAGGAATGGCAGTCCGAGGAGGGCACCCTCTGGATGCGCACCCCGGAGACGTTCACCGTCCGGACCGAGAAGCGCGCCGTCCCCCTCGTCCTGAGCCTCCCGACCAAGGAGCACCCCGCCCAGGTGCAGGTAGTGACCGAGGACGTGCCGACCGGCCGGTGGACCACCGTCAAGCGGTCCGGCGCGCTCACCGCGGAGCACAAGCGCGAGATGGAGCGGCGCATCGCCGCCCTGCAGGGCGCCGTGAAGACTGCCCGCGAGCAGGCCAACAGGGAAGACGCTCCCGGGATGAGCGCCGGCGTGGCGCTGGCACGCTATCTCCTGGACTAGCCTGTCTCCTGCGTGAGCAACGCTTCTCGCGGTGACGGCCCCGTACCTTGCCGGCACGGGGCCGTCGCTGTTCCGCTAAGCGGGAGCGCATCCCGCTAGCCCCGGCGCACGTTCCGGACCTCGGCATGGCCTTCCAGCCACACGTGCGCCTCGTGGATGTCGGCAGCCGTCAGCCCCGTGAGCGCGTTCACCGGGATGCAGTAGCCGGGAGCCTCACGCAGGAGCACCCGGCGGCTGAACTGTTCCTGCTCCTCCGGATCGTCGTCGAACCAGACGACGGGACGGCCCGCTGCGTACTCCAGGATGGCGGCGGCCTTGCACCGCTCCGGGCCGTAGTAGGACTCGGCGGCCGGGATCACGGGCAGCCGGGGCAGCCCGAGCCGCGGGGCGATGACCGTGTTGGCGTGCTCGCCCCACATGGTGCCCCAGGCCAGCTCGGCGCCGGTCGCGGCGGCGAGCCGCAGCAGCGCGGAACCGTGGGCCCGGTTCAGGGCGATCGTGTAGCGGCGGCCGTCCAGGAGCACCTTGTGCTTCTGGTAGCCCTCGGGGCAAGTCCAGCCGATCTTGCGCCCGTTCCAGGCGATGGCGCTCAGGACGCCGTCGACATCGACGGCGATGAGTGGTCTTTTCTCGGGAGTATCGCTCATGCTTTTACTATATCAAGGTTTATTGGTATATTAAGAGGATACAGAGCGAAGAGAGCGGAGAAAAGATCATGCCGGGAGAACTGCGCCGGGTCGGCTTCACCGACTGGTACGGGCTGGAAGACGAGAAGGAAAGCCTCGGCCTGAGCCGTCACCTGCCCCTCGTCCGGCTCACGGAAGAGGAACTGCGCGGCTACGAGGAAGCGGAGAGCGCGTGGTTCAGCTGGCAGGACAGGCTCGGCGACAGCAAGTGGATCGAAAGCCACCGGGCAGCGGAATCATGACCGCGAAATTCGGCACCGCAGGCCAGGAAGTGGTCCTCGCGCACGGGAGCAGCCAGAGGCTCACCACGGTAGAGTCCGTCGGCCGCAAGTACGTGCGCGTCAAGGCCGCCCCGGCGCTGACGTTCGGCATGGACGACGGGCTGCTGTACCCGGCATCGGCCCGCTCCGGCTACAGCCACGTCATCCGGGAGCTGGCCGACGTAGCCCGGGAGAAGCGCCGCGATGAGGCCGTCGCCCGGGTGGAAGACGCCGGCTTCCGGCGCGACTACGGGCACAAGATGGCGCCGGTCCCGGTGCTGGAGGCAATGGGCGCCGTGGCGATGACTTCCGGGGCCGGGAATACCGTCATCGAGTACCACGTCATCTACGAGGACAAGAGCGAGCGTGACCTAGGCCGCACTGGCACCGTGGGCGGCGGCGTCTTCAGGGCCGGCCCGGATTTCCCTCCGGCTGCGGCCCGGAGCACGGCCCTGGCATGCGCAGGAAAATTCCGCGAGAACGCGCCCGCGGGCTGGCGCTACTTCGTGCGGCAGGTCATCATCACTGACCTCGAAGGGGAAAGCTGACAGGACGCCGGAGGCCCGGCTCTCCCTTAGGCGGGGCCGGGCCTCCGGCATGCGCCAGGCTACATCTCCGTCCAGCCGGCCGGGAAGTCATCGTCCCCGGGGCTGAGGGGAACGGCGATCATGCCGCCCAGGTGCAGCGCCCCCGCCTCCCGGCAGTAGCCGAAGTGCATGTGCCCGAAGGCGATGTCACCGTCATCGGAAAGGGCCCTCATGTGCGCCCCGGCGCGGTCCATGATCGCCTCCGCGCTCGCGGGCCCGTCCAGGCGCAGCAGGCCGCCCGGAGTGACCTCGGCGCCCAGGGCGGCGGCCATCGACCGGAGGAACGCCGTCCCGGCCGATTCCTGGTCGGCCGCCCGGGCTGCGGCAGTCATCTGGTCCGCGAAAGCGCGGGCTCCTGCGTCCACGGGGAACTCCCTCAGCTTGTCTCTTCCCCGTCGAGGAAGCCCTCGGCGAGCGGCACGACATAGCGGCGCACCGCGAACGAGACAGCCTCGGAGACGAGAGCTGCCACGATAGCGCGCTTGATGACCTGAGAATACGTGAGCTTCTGCATATCAAGGAATATAGCAAAAGAGACGCCCTCTCAGAGAGCGTCTCTTCGCTACCGGCACGTTTTCCCGCGCGGCTCAGTGCATGCCGGTCACGGGGAGCCGGTCGCGGACGGCTCCGGGACGGTGGTGGCGGCGGGAGATACCGGAACGTACTTTCCCCCGGCGCTCCCGGGAGCCGCGGGGACGCCGGCCTGCGTAGGAGGGACCGTCGGCTGCTGCAGCGGCGGCGAAGACTGCGCAGGCTGCGACGGCTGCGTGCCGGCCGGCGGCGCCGAAGCCGTTGCGGGGGCGCTCGGGGAGGCGGAGTAGGACGGGGAGGAGACGGAAGAGGACGCCGCCGAGGGCACCGCCGGCAGGATCCCCGAGGGAGCAGCAGACGGCACAGCAGACGGGACCGCCGTGGCGGACCGGCCCGTCTGCGGCACGACGGCCGGATAGGACGAGGCGGGGGACCCGGAGGGAGAAGGGGGCGCCGGGGACGGGGCCGCAGTCGAGTTGCCGCCGACTGTCAGGCCGTAGGAGTTCGCGCCGGTGACGTTGCCGTGCATGGTCTTGCCGGTGACCGCCTCGGTGCCGGTGATCACCACGAGCACCCCGAACGTGCCCAGGACCACGGCCGAGGTGAGGGTCATCGCGGTGGCGACCCGGTGCCCGGCCATCATCCTGCGCGAGCGGGCCGCCAGGTGCCCGACGCGGATGTGCGGGACCCTCTTCCCCTTCACCGAGGACCAGGCGACCTCCCACGCCCGGCCGTACAGGGCCGCGACGAGGCCGTAGACGACCGCCCCGATCCCGGCGCCGATGATGGTGCCGTTGACGGAGAAGATCGAGCCGAGCATCGAGCTGGTCATCTCGGCGACGCCGGCGATGAGCAGCTGGCTGGGCTGCAGGATCTGGCGGCGTTCCTTCGGGCCCCTGGCGGGGATCTTGCCAGTGGCGTACTGGCGGGGCGGCCGGGTGCCGTAGGGGCGCTTCGGCCCGTCGCCGCCGGCCTGGGCGCGCAGCGCCTTGATGTCGTACTCCTGCACCCTCTCCGGGACGGGAGGAAGGGGACCGTAACGCGGCGGCGGCAGCCGGACCGGGGGGCTCTTGCGAGGATCGGGAGCAAGGTACTTCAGGTCCGGCATCGGGGGGTACTCACGGGTCGGGCGGTACGGCTGCTCCGTCTTCTCCTGCTCGTTGCGGGTGTTCCAGTGCTCGGTCGGGGTGTCATCCTCGGGCATGACTAGGCAAATCCTCAGAGAATCGCAGGAGGGCGTGATGGCAAAAGGGAAGGACGGCCGGAAGCGGATCCGGCCGCCCTTCAGGTAACGCTATCCGGTGCCTACGGCAGCTTCCACTGCTGGTTCTTGCCGCCGTTCTTCGGGAACGCGATGACGTGCGCGCCGTTGGCCGTGGACTGGCCGGAGTCGTCCGCGACATAGCCGCCGTCGTTCGGGAACGTGATGCCGGCGCCGTCCAGCGTGGCGTCCTCGCCGGACGTGAGAGCAGCACCCAGCACGGCTGAGGCCGGATGCACGACCTTCGTGCCCAGGGTCAGCTGGCTCTTACCGCTGGCGGTCACGTAGTACCAGTCACCGGCCGGGGACTCTGCCTGGAGGTAGCCGCCGGCAGCCTTGCCGTTCTTGTCGATCGTGACGTACTGGAACGTCTCGTGCGAGGCACCCGAGGCGTTCCACTGGATGAGGCTGTTCCCCGGGGCGTAGGAGTTGGACGCCACGTTCAGGTACTTGTCCGATCCCAGGTTCTCCACCTTGCCGTTAGTGCCGCCGACGGCGGTGTAGACAGGTGCCGCCGGAGCCGCAACCACGTTCAGGATGAACGCCTGGCGTGCTGTCTTTGCTCCCGCGGCAGCAGCCGAGAGAGTGACCGCGTACTGCCCGTTGTCAGCTGCCGTGGGCGTGCCGCTGATCTCACCCGTAGCGGCGTTGATCGACAGGTCGCCGCCCGCCGGAAGACCGGTCTCGCCATAGGTGACAGTTGCGCCAGCCGGAGCCGTAGTCGCCGTGTCCGTCAGGTCGAAGGACTTGCCGTCAGTAGCAGTCTGCGTGCCCTCCGGGGGCAGTGTGACCGTATTGCCGGTAGCCACGTCGAAGACGAAGCTCTGGTGGCCCACGTCACCGTAGACATCCTTGGCGGTCACCGACACGGAGAACTGGCCGGATGCGGTAGGCATACCGGAGATATCGCCGTTCACGTCCTGCATGCCAGCCGGGAGACCGTGCGCGGTGTAGGTCAGGGCCTGGTCGCTGGCAGTAGTGGTCGCCGGGTCCTTCAGCTGAGTAAAGGGAGCATCCTCCGTGGCGTGCTGCGTGGTCCCCGCGGCGAAGGAAACGGTACCGCCGCCGATCGCCTGGCCGTCATACTGCACGCCCGTGATGTCGTCGGTGGTCCCGGCGGCCTGGTCGCCGTCCGCCACGATCTGAACTCCGGTGACGGTCGTGGAGGAGTCCACGCCCGCGCTGGTCAGTGCAGTCGCATAGCCCGTGTAAGGAGCACCTTCGCCGACGCCCCACGCCATGTCATCTCCGTTGAGGCCGGAGACGGCCGGGTAGCCCACAAGCGTCTTCCCGTTGCTCAGGGCGATCTCCATGCGCGGAGAGCCCGCACCGTAGTGATCGCTCACGAACGCGGGCTCCGTTGCCGGGACTTCGCCCGATGCAGGCGTGAGGGTAGCGTAGGCCCCTGTAGTCGGGGAGCCAGTCCCCAGTTCCAGCTCGATAGTCGAGCCGTCAGCGGACCAGGTCGCGTGAGATCCGTCCGTCGAGAGCTGAGTGCCGAGGGCGACGCTCAGCGAAGGCGCAGCCGCATTCGCGACGCCCCCGCTCACGACTGCTATTCCGGCAGCAGCGCTGGCGGCAACCGCCAGGGCCGCGATGCCCTTTGATACCTTCATGAATCTCCTTCGCGGAGGGGGAACTGGCTCACGGGACAGGGTGTCCCGACGGAGAAGACTGTACCAATAAATCTTGATACTGGCGAGTTATTCGCCAGATTCCTTGTTACGAAAAGATCACGGCTGCAGGGCGGCGTGCCAGCGGGCATGGCGCTCCTGGTCCTCGGCGAGGACGAGGGCGGAGCAGTCCGAGCAGCGGGTGATGACCAGGTCGCGGGGATGGCGCAGGGTGAAGCCGTCGCGGAAGGTGATATCGCGGACCGGCTGGCCGTCGCGGGCCAGCGCGATCACGATGGTGCCCAGGCGCTCGGGCGACTCCTCCGCCGTCCAGTGCCAGCCCTCCGGGGCGTTCAGCTCCGACTCCAGCCACGTCTCGGCCACCTGGCGGGCACCCGGCGTCCAGCGCTGCCTGTCTGCGTAGAGCCCGGACATGTCGGCGAGGACCGCCTTCACCCACCCCGCGGCGGCGTCGAGGTCGGGAAAGCGCTTCGTCGCGGTCAGGAGCGGCGCGAGGCCGGTGCGGGGGACGACCCTCATGCATGCTCCTGCGGGCAGATCGTGCACTTGTGCTTCCCGCCGTGCCCTGCGTCCTCCTGGCACATGTGCACGTGCTCGAACGGGCGGGCGGCATGGCCCCAGGAGTAGGGGCAGGTATTGCCGGCAGGCTTCTCGTGCTTGCCGAAGATCCAGTTTCCGAGCTTTGCCATGCTAAGGATTATAGCGAAAAGCCGCCCTCCTGCTGGCAGACAGCAGGAAGGCGGCGTGACGGAGATCAGGCAGAAGGCGGCGGCGTCACGGTCTCCGGGGCCTGGTCAGGCTCGCCCGCCTGGTTCTGCGACTCGGCGGCCGACGCGGTGACGGCGTCGGACTTCTGGGTGCCCTCGTGCTCGGCGAGGGCCGCGAGGGCCTCGGCGATGAGCTTCGACGCCTCCTGGGAGGCGATCGAGCGGATCTTGCCCTCCAGCTCCGCAGCGTCCTCGGTGCCGAGGATCTTCACGGCGTCGCCCTTCAGGGACGAGAAGAACGACGACACGTCCTTCAGTGCTTTCTCAAAAAAGTTGGCCATAGGCGCAGTATGCCATGCTCCCTGGTCGCGGGATCCCCGGCCGCACGCCTCGCACTGCCACCAGAAGGCGCTCTCGAAGGTCACCGGGCACTGCCAGGCCCGGGCCAGGTCTACCACCGCAGCCCCGCCTTCCTCAGCTGGCCGATCGTGTTGGCCAGCCCCCGGTTCGCGGTGCCGGGGGTGCAGTGCACCGCGACGAGGACGGTGCTGCGCGGGGGAAGCCACATCATCGCGTTGCCCCTGGGCGATAGCCGCCATGTCCAGCCCTGCTCGCGGGCAGCCTTCCAGGCGCGGCGCAGCTCCGGGGGCAGCGAGCGCGGAACGGGGATCCCGGCCATCGGGACGGGGGCGCTCACGGGGCCACGTCCGCGGAATCGTAGCCGCTCCAGGTGCCGGGCGCGTAGACGTGATCGAACTCGCGCACGCCGGGGGCGAACGAGTGATCGCGCCAGACGCGCAGCGCGCCGCCGGCGAGCACCGTGACGCGCACGGTCCGGTAGCCGTCCTCCGTGCCGCCGGACGCGGTGACCAGGAGGGAGCCGTACGTCCTCGCGTACTTTGCCTGCTGCGCCATGACGCCGGCGAGGAAGCCGTCCATCCAGGCACCCGCGGACAGGACGGTGTCCTGCACGTCGCGGGAGGTGCCCGGCGGCAGCCCGAAGCTGCCGCGTGCCGCCGCCGCCCGGCCGGCGCGGGCCATGGCGGCACGGCTCACGGGCTCCGTGCTGAACATGCGGCCCATCGTGTCCTCGAACGGGATGCCCGCGTCCTGCTGGGCGTCCATGTCGAGGAGAACCTGGCTGATGAGCCGGTAATCAGGATGATCCAGGGGATCAGGAGAGGATGTCATGAACTTATAATATCAATAAACCTGGGTAACTGCTAGACATGAGGCGGTCCTTCCCTCTTGCCAGCGCCGCGGGCGGCCAGCCACGCGTGCTGGGCGGCATCGCGCATCAGGCGCCCCTGGGCGTCCGTCTCGATAATGCCGCCCCGGAACTCGTCCCACCAGGAGTCGAACTCCAGCTCCTGCGCCGTGCGCTCGCTCACGCCGGCGGCGAACTCGGTGCCCAGGTCACCGGGGCTCAGGCCCTCCTCCCTCATGGCCTGGCTGAGGCGCATCGGCCATTCCCGGGCCATGTCGCGGCCCCACTGGCGCGCTGCGCGCCGCATGTACGAGGCCGGGAACTCATTCTCCGCTGTCATCATGCTCCCTCACTGCTTTCCTTCGTGCCCCTCGCGGGCGGCCATCCAGGAGCGCCAGGCCAGCATCCGCTGCGCCGACTGCTGGGCGGGCTCGTGCCGCCTGGCGTTCTTCATCTCCGTCCCGCTCCACCAGCGGGCGAACGCGGCCTCGTCGGTGCCGAAGTCGCGCACCCCCTGCTCGAACGAGCGGGCCAGCCCGGTGGTGGTCAGGCCGTCGTCCGCCGAGGCGAGCACGATGGCGGAAGCGTGGCTCTCGGCGAAGTGCTGGCCGGCTGAACGCGCGAGAGCGTGCAGGTCAGCGGCGCTCAGGCTCATGAGCTGATTTCTTCCGCACCGGTGATCTCGAAATCGCCGAGAATCGGGGTCAGGTCGCTGCGGCGCGTCCCGCTGCGGAGCTTTCCGGCAGCCTCCTCGGCGCTCTCCCCGAAAAAGAGGGGCATCTCGATGGTGATGCGGGCCCGGCGCGTCACGGTCAGCTGGCTGGCCTGGATGTCCTGGAGGACGCACAGGGACCGGCGCAGCACCTTGTTGAGGGCATAGGGATCCTTCTCCGGCGAGTGCCGCGCCTCTGACAGGGCACTCTGCACCGTGTTGAGGACCGAGTGATCAGCGTCGAGGCGCGCGTACGTTTCTTCGATCATGGCGTACAGCTGGAAGTTGGCCTTTTCGGCCGCAGTCTTCTCCATCCCCCTACTGTATCAAGATTTATTGGTATTTCAATTCTTTACGGGGACATGACGGCACGGCTGCCGTCCCTGTCGGCAGCCGTGCCTCCGGTGTCAGGTCAGATCCTGCGCTTCCCGACCTGACGGGTCTCCTCGGTCACCTCGTAGCGCTGCAGCACCGGCACCGACTGGGCTGCGGGAGCAGCAGGCTCCTGGCCGGGAGCGGAATAGCCCGGCTGCGCGGCGGGAGCGGCAGGACCGGGCGGGATGCCGTAGTGGGCGTACAGCTGCGATACCTCGCCCGGCGTGAGGGAGCCGTCGCCGTCCGTCCCGGGCGCGTCCCGCACCTGGGCGAGCGTCACCGCCAGGGACAGGTCCCCGTCCGGGGTGACCGCCGCGCCGGACAGGGGCGCGAAGTTCTCCCGGGTGCCGAAGACGCCGGACTTCAGGGTCACCCACTCGGGATCGCCCGCAGCGCCGGCGAACAGGTCCGAGACCTTGCCGGCGTGCTCGCCGTCCGAGGTGACGGCGGTACGGCCGGGCAGCGAGCCGGCCTGAGCTGCAGTCAGTGTCATGACAGTCCTCCTTTAAGCGGCAGCTGCCCGCGGGAAGGAGGATTAACCATTCACGCCCGTGCTGCCGAGACCGTCGTGGAACCGGTCATGAATGTCCCAGTCGCCGGGGAAGATGACCGCAGCGCAGCGGCGGCACTTCCACAGGTCACCGCGCACCTCACGGCTCCCTCCCTCGAAGGACGGCCTGCACGGCAGCCTCGTAGCGCTCGTGCTTCCACGGCTCCAGCTCCTCCCACGGCGTGAACGCGGTACCCGAATCCTGCCTGCGCGCTTCCGTGATCGCTGCCTCGTAGGCAACGCGGCCCAGGGGCATCTCCGTCACGGCTTCCCTCCCGGCTCCAGCGGCTCCCAGGCCCAGGCACCCGCGCCGTCCGGGAGCAGCCGCCAGCGGCTCTCCTTCACCGGGAAGCGCTCCGGGTACTGGGCAATCGTGCGGGACACCCACAGGGACACGGGACAGGCTTCGAGGGCATCGCCGGCGCGCTCGCGCAGCGGGTGCAGCACCGTCCACACCTCATTGGTGAAGCGGATAGTGTGCTCGGTCTCCTGACCGGACAGGATCGTGTGCACGGACTGCGGGTCCGGGCAGTCCCGGTGCAGGCACAGGACCGCGCCCGTCGCCATGACGTGCAGGGTCTGCCCGCAGCCCTGCGGGCAGAAGCCCAGGACGTCCCTGACCGCGGTGCGGTTCAGGTGCGCGCCGCCGTCGCTCATCCGTTCTCCCCCGTCCAGCCGCGCGCCGCCATCCAGGTGCTGCGGGCCGCCTGGCGGATGTCCTCGTACTTGCTCAGCTCCGCGGCCTCGTCCCACCAGGCGGCGAACTCGTCCTCGTCGCTGGCGGAATCCTCAGCGGTGCTGTGCCACGTGCCCGTGACGGGAACGTGCTCGCCCGGCTCCGTGCCGGGCAGGCGCACGGAAGGAACAGGGTACGGCCCGGCCTGGCCCAGGTTGTCATACACGTCATACAGGAAGGGCTTGACGGGAGTGCGGGAGAGGTTCGTCACGTTCGCGAGGGTCTGCGCCAGCTCCGCGGTCTCCTCCGGGGACGGCATCCAGGAGGAGGGAAGGAACCCGGGAGCCGTCTCGACGCCGCGCAGCTCCCGCTTCACGACGCGGACCGAGTCGCCCTCGGGATGGTAGCGGCAGTACCACATCCAGCCGGCAGCGGCCATGACCTGCGTGAGTTCCATCTCGAACTCGCGGGGGTCGGGGATGGTGCCGGACCCGGCGAAGGAATCCTGGACCTGCTGCGAGGCGAACCGGAAGGCGTCGAGGTCGAGAACGAAGGGAGTCACCTCCGTGTCGGCGTTATGTGTCTCGTGGATCACGAGGTAGATGTCCATACCAAGGATTATAGCTACGGGATCCAGGTCCGGCGCAGGTACCCGGCATGCGCCTTCTGCGCGCGCAGCCGCTGCCGGATGACGGCGATCTCGATCCGGTTCTTCAGCCAGCCCGGCCAGTACCGGACCCGGACGGAGAGCGGCTCCTGCCGGCGCACCTGCCGGGCGGTCATGAGTCCGGAGAGCTTCATCCCTCGATCACCTGTGCGTAATATTCCCCGGAAACGTTTCCCCAGGCCCTGTGCAGTTCGAAATCACTGTAAGGCTCAGCCGAGGGGTCGAACACCGTGACGGCCAGCTCGACCGCCTCCATCACCGGGTGCTTCTCGCGGCGTCCGGGCACCAGCTTCGTGTAGAGATCAAGAATTGCCGTGGCAATGCGTTCCGCGCCATCTTCCGTGCTGTCCATGCTGTCCATGCCAATAAAGATAGCAAAGCGCCCCGCCTCCGGGAAGGAGACGGGGCGCGGGTGAAGAGGGTCAGGAGCCGAGGTTCCACTGGCCGGAGGAGCCGCCGAAGCCGTCATCGGCCTGCCACTGCACGGCGGTGACCTTCTGGCCGGAGGGGACCTCGAACGCCGCCCAGCCGGACTGCGTCTCGCCGGGGCCGACGGACCAGGTGCCGGAGTTGAAATTGCCGCCGTCGGACACGTCGTCGAACGACGCCTGCAGGACCGAGGTATCGCCGTCCAGGGCGACGGCGTCGGAGTTGACGTCGTCGGACGCCTGCCCGGTCACGCCGGTGACGGTGAACTCGGCGGCGGCCATGTGGTCGGAGGGGTTGTCGGGGGTCTGGTAGGCGCCGAGCTGCGCGTCCTGGTCGACCTTGTCGAGGGTGACCCTGTAGGTGACGGGGCTTCCGTCGGACGTGTTCTCCGACGTCACCTCGAAGGTGGTGCCGAGGGAGGCCGCCGTGGCGGAGGGGGAGGGAGAGGCGCTCGGAGCCGGCGCGGAGGCCGGGGGCACCGGGGGCGCCGCGGGCGCGGAGGAGACGGCGGTGACGGTGGCAGGGGCGCAGGCGGCGAGGCCGGCGATGGCAAGAGCGCCCAGGAGGGGGGCGGCGACGGTGATGGTCTTCATGAGATCCACAGTATCAATAAATCTTAGGAAAAACAACGAAAACGCCCCGGTCCTTCGGGGGACCGGGGCGCCGGGGACGTCAGGAAGGACGGGAGGGCGGATTCTCCCGCGGCGGCAGCTGGAGGGCGGCGTTGAGGACGGCGGTGATGTTCAGCGCGTCCCGCGCGGCGAGGTAGGACCAGAAGTCATCAGCCTCCGTGCGGGCGCGCAGGTCGCGCACGTGCGCAGCGGTGATGAGGGAGACGGCAGTGCCCGTCCGGGCGCACCAGGTGCCCAGGTCCCGGGTCATCTCCGGAGTGAGGTCGCCGTCGTGGATCTCGACGCCCGTCACGGCGGTGCCGTGCCGGCAGATGAACAGGGGCGCGTAGCCGGAATACTCAATGAGGAAGGGATTCGCGGTGGCCATGACAGCCCGCTCCCGCTCCTCCGGCGGCCGGCAGCCGATCCCGGTCATCTCGCACAGCACCCGGAACCACCTGGCCTCCGAGAAGGAGCCGGGCGCTCCCTCAGCCGCGGCCATTGCCGGCCTCCGGGCTGGCGGCGTGCGCGGCCATGACCTGGCGCAGCAGCGCGCTGTCGTCGGGGAGGGAGCAGCCGGGAGCGGCGGCGCGCTGCACCCACAGGACCCGGCTGCGGGAGGCGAGGCGGTTCCAGATGAGCGTGTCGGGGCCGGCGGTGCCCAGGCCGAGGTGCTCGCGCCAGGCGTGCCAGGCGGCATGGCCGCCGGCCTCGTCGGCCGGGACCTCGCGGGGAGGTACGGAAGTGATCATGAGGCCAGGATAGCAAGGTTTATTGATAAAAGCTAGTTCTCTTCGCGCTTCACTGCGTGACTCTGGTCTACTCCGCATGAAGCTTCGCCTCGGCTATTGACAGTGATGCGGTGCGAAGGATCGGCCTCGCACTCCCAGCTGCCTATCCGCTGCAGTATTCCGTCGAATCCAGGCATTATTACTCCTTGCCTCTATGTGCTGGCTGCACCTTCCTCATCATCCTCATCTTCGACGGCGAACACAATGGGTGACAATTAAAACAGTTAAATATGACTATAGACCTGGGTAGAATACCCTGGTAGATCCTGAACCAGTAACTGAGAGTTATATGGCCTCAGAGATCAGAGAATAGTGCCCCGGCCTCACATCTCCCAGAGAGGCCGGGGCACCGCGCCGCAGCTTACCTCGCTGCCGCACTTGCCGGTAAAAGCTATGCGCTAGCCTGCGCCGCGTAGCGGTGGTCCCAGAGCATCCCGCTCACGCAGCCCCTGGTGGCGCCTCCCGTGTGCGACTCCCACCCGCAGGAGCACGTCACGTCGTACCCGGCCCAGTGGCCCCGCATCTGCGCCGTATGGCGCATCTTCTGGAGGAGCTGCCCCCGGCCGCCGGCGTACGCGTACCAGGTGGCGCGGTGCTCGCGCCGGGTCTGCGGGGTGATCAGCGAGGCGAGGCTCATGAGATCGGTCCTTCCGAGGAGGAGATAGCTCCATATTACCAATAAACCTTGGTATATGCTAGGGCCATGGACGACTTCCCCTCATCGAGCTACCGCGAGCTGGCCCTCCTGCGCCGGCAGGGCGGCTTCCGCCCCGCCCGGTCGCCGTGCGGCATCTGCGGGCAGGCGCAGGGCTCCTTCGTCTTCGAGCACTGCCACGCCCACGATGCCGTCCGCGGCGAGGCGTGCTACCGCTGCAACTTCGCGATGGCCGCAGTCGACCGGGGCGCGCGGTGGGAGGAAGGAGCGCCCAGGACCATGGAGGCGCTCCTGGCGTGGCATAGCAAGGTTTATTGGTAAAAGCTAGCACGCTTGCGCCGGGCATGACCCCGCGCTTGCGGCCCGGCCGTGCGCTTGCGCCGGGCGCAGAGGGCCGTTTCCGGTCCTTGCGGCACAGGAACCCCTGCGCTTGCGGCCGGGAGTAAGTGACACTGCAACTACAGCCGGACAGCCCCGCGGTGCGCGGCGCGGCGTCCGCTGGCTCCGGCTCGCTCATGAGGCAAGAACAGTGCCCCGGCCTCACATCTCCCAGAGAGGCCGGGGCACTACATCGCAGAGCCTATCCCTGCAGCCGCATCCAGAAGGCAGCCGCATCGGGAATCATCCGCAGCTCCCTCACCTGGGACTCGAACAGGAGAATCACGGGAATCTCCTTGCGAGCGCGCCACGCGTCGATCTTGGCATGGGTGTCTTCCTTAATCCAGTAGTCGCCCTTGGTCTCGATGGCAACCACGGAGCCCTGCCACTCGCAGATGAAGTCAGGCGCGTAAGATCCGCGCTCGCCCCACGAGATCTGCTCGTCGGCGAAAGGCCGACGCCAGCCGATGCCCGTCAGCTCGCACAAGCCGGTGAACTGCTTTTCCAGGCCGTTCAGCTGCTCGATGGGACGCACATGCTCCTGCGAGCACTTATCAGAACAGTACTTCCGGTGCCCTTGCGATTTCGGGTAAGAGAACTCACGAGCCGACTGCGGGCAGCCAGGATTCTGGCAGATCCCCGTAAGAGTGTTAGCCGGGTTAGGCTGCCTCTTGCCGCCGTATTCCTGTCGGCATTCATCTGAATGATATTTCTTCGGATACGGGCTGTAGAATATCTCACCACACGGGCATGTGGTCATATTTTTCTTCCCGTCCCACCGCTGCTTATTGCCCACCGTGCGTGCGCACTGGCGGCTGCAGAACTGCTGCGAGGAGTCTTCGCGGACACGGAAAGCGGCATCACATCCCGGATTCGCGCAGGAACGCGTCTCTTCGGCAAACTGCTTTACCCGGCCGCCGCGGTTGCCGCCGGACTCCAGGCGCGCAGCCTGAGCGGCACTGATGCGCTGATTGATCTCGGCCTGGGCCCCTGGCGTGCGTCCTGCGTTAGGGTCGCGGGGCCGGGCGGCTAGCTCGATCCCCTCTTCACCCAGCCAGCGAGAAAGTGTCTGCACGCTCGGGCCAAGCCGCTGACTGATCTCGCTAAGAGACCACAGCTCCGTGATGTAGAGCCGCTTGACCTCGTCAATGTACTTCGGCTTTGACGATTTTGGTGCCATAAATGACTCACCCTCTCCATGTGATCCTGATGTCAGGCTACACGGAGAGGGTGAGTCATGTCAACGATGACCTTGTATCATCTGTGATGATCTTCGCTGAGACCATCACAGAAAATACTCAGCTTTTCGTTATAGTAGCTATGCCCCTTGGGTTAAGGATCGACATGGCCACCATTTCGTCGAAAACCCAACCTTTCCAGAAAGCCTCGACCAGATGGTTCTCTTCCACATCAAGAGAGTACAGAACTGGAAAAACGCCCAGGAAGTTCGGCTCGGGCGTCAGGAAGATCTTGGCCTGCGGGACGATGATGGAGCGCTGGAGCTGAAACTCACCAAATGAGGTGATTGTCTCACCAGCTACCACCCTGTCCTTAAAAGCCCATCCTGTCTGGTTTATGTCCCATCTGTACAGGTCCCGGAAGTCGAACGGGTTGATGAGGATCCGCGCCGAGGGAAGCTCGTGCAGGTCGGTCATCGCGACCGCGGAGTACAGGGAGCCCGGCGTCAGGTAGCCGCTGGCCTCGGTGATGTTGTGGTTCGGGGTGACGACGTGGTCAGGGCGGGTGGCGTAGTCCGTGACGGCGGCCTGCAGGATGACGAGCAGCCGCGCGTCCTCCTGCTTCAGGATCGCCTGCTTGGTCTCGTCCTGGGCCTGCTCGACCGCGTTGATCCGCAGGTAGAAGAGGTCTTCCTTGCGGATCGCCGGGCGGGACGCGATCCGGAAGAACCGGACCGGGATCCGCTTGCCCTCGAACGGGGTCACGCGGACCTCGCCCTCGGTGCCGGACAGGATGTACGCCTGGCCCAGGTCGTCCCACACGTCGTACTCGACGGGAGTGCCGGGGGTGACCGGGTCCTCCACCAGGACGTTGCGGGTGATGCCCTGATAGCGGAGCTTGAGCTGGATGGGGCCGACCATGCCGACGCCCAGGCGGCGGAAGCCGTGCATCTCGTCGGACAGGACCAGGGCCATCTTGCGGACCTTGGCCTCACGGGTGAGCGGCGAGCGGGAGGCCCGCCGCCGCTCGATGTCCGTGACGTAGTCGTCAGACTTGCGAGCCGCTACGCGGCGCAGCCCGGACGGAGCGCCCTGCGCGGTCAGCTGCCCCTGGGGGGCCAGCGTCGCGAGTTCGGTCATCGCTGCCTTACCTTCCTTTTCTCTCGTCGCCTTAGTTGACGCCGACAGTGCCGGCCGTGCCGATGCCAGCCAGGATCTGGTTGGCGTCGTACGGCGACAGGCCGCCGATCGTGATCTTCGTGCTGGAGTTCTGCTTCAGCAGCTTCGCGACCGGGGCCGAGATGGATGCCGACGCTGCCCAGGGGACGAGCTGCCCCTGGAGGGTGCCGGTGCCGAGCTGAGCCGAGCCCTGGGCCCCGCTGGCGTTCTGCAGGGCGACGCCGACGAGTGCGGAGCCGCCGCCGGTCATGCCGCTGCCGGACAGCACCTGCGGGTCGTCCCAGGTGCTGGTGGGGTCGAACGCCGGCGCGAGGATCTCGAACTCCGCGTCGGGGCCCAGGACCCAGACCGAGAAGGCGTTGATGCCCGCGTACAGCAGCTCGTCGATGCCGTCGCCGCCGACGTACAGCCCGCCGAGCCCGTAGACGGGAGGCGTCCCGTACGTGGTGCTGAGGGCGTACGAGCCGTTGCCGGACGTGCCCGCGTGTCCCCAGGCGCCGGCGCTGCCGTCGGTCGCCGTGCCGTAGGCACTGTTCAGCTGGGCGTTGTTCGAGCCGGCGAGGGTGACGAGGTCGCCCACGGTCCGGACGAAGCCCATGCCCGGCCAGATCGGCACCGACCGCGTCCAGTTCGGGTCGAGGAACACCGGCTTGGGCGTTGCCTGCGTCCAGGTAAAGAGGGGACGGATCGTCCTTTTGATATAGTCGTTGCTGAGGTAGGTCCTGATCACCGCGCTTTTTCCAATCTGTGTTCGAGGGCTTTCCCCTCAGCGCCGAGTAGAACTGCGGGCTGATCATCCGTTTGAACGGACGAAAGAGCCTGTTTAAACAGGCTCTGCTCTCTGGTACCTTCGGAGTTATGACAAGCAACCTTGGTAACCAGACCTGCCCGTGTACCCCCGGGTGCACGATTCCCTACGGGACGTGCCACTGCGGGTGCGGGCAGGAGACCACTATCGCCACGCAGTCCGAGACTGCGAACGGCTACACCGCCGGGGAGCCGAAGCGGTTCGTCCGCGGGCACGCCGGCCACAAGATCACGCACGGCCTGAGTGACGTCGACGAGACGATGCGCACGGCCACGTGCTCGATTTGCGGCCCCGTCAGCATCCGGATCCACGGCAAGACCAAGACGGGACGCACTCAGTGGAGATGCCTCGGCCGGCTCGTCACGCAGCACTACCTGGTGAACATCGATCCCGAGAGCCGGACAGCTGACTGCCGGGGCTGCGGAAGCCGCGTCGGAATTCTCCAGAAAGCCGATCGCGGCAAGGGATGGGTGTGCTCCAACCGGGAGCACCAGAGCGCCGAGGACTACCGCAACGCCAACGCCGAGGTCATCAAGGAAAAGCACGCCGAATGGCGCGAGCGCAATCCCGCGTACCGGCGCCAGGTCCGGGACGCTGCCCTCAAGCGCGCGTACGGCGTCACGGGAGCCGAGTACGACGCCCAGGTAGCAAAGCGGTTTGGCCGCTGCGACATCTGCGGAGGCGAGCCCAACGCCAAGGGCACCAACGGGACGTCCCTGTGCGTCGATCACGATCACGAGAACGGGCGCATCCGGGGCTACCTGGACCGGGATTGCAATTCCGGGCTCGGTTCCTTCCGCGACGATCCCGTCCGCATGGCGAAGGCCATCGTCTACCTGAAGCCCTCGCGCGAGGAGATCCTGGAAGCCGGGCGCATCCTGCTGGAGGCCCTGCAGGAGGACGGCGGCAGCGAGAACTGACCTCACCGCCATCCCGGCGTACGGTCCGCTCACGCTGCACCTCCCTCTACGTATTCCGGGGAGAAACGCGTGCCCCTCTCCTGCTACTTCCGAGCTAAAGCTGAGGTTGAAGGTACGGAACCTAGGAATATTGATAAAATAGGAGCGTGGGATCCTCTAAACCCCTCTACAGCGCCTGGTACTCAATGATCCGCAGATGCGAGAACGAAAGGGACAAAGACTATATTAACTATGGAGAAAGAGGAATAAGGGTACATTCAGACTGGCACAATTACGAAAAATTCTACGAATGGATCATCGGCAACCTGGGAGAACGTCCTGACGGACATACTCTTGACCGCGTCGATAATGAGGGAAATTACGAGCCCGGAAATGTTCAGTGGGCCGACGCTTTTACCCAGAACCGGAAGCGGCGATCTTTTCTCCCGCCAGAGGTCTACCAAAAGCCCGATGACTACGAGCAGCTAAGCCGCAGCTAGAAGATGAAGCTGTACTGGGAGCGCAAGCGCCAGTCGAATCCGTCTCGCTACGGCCCCGGGCCTGGAGCAGAGCGATATGGTTCAGGTTGAACTCCAGGGAAAATCAATAAACCTTGCGATCATCCGGGCAGCTCGCGTACACTCCGGAGCAGGGAGAGCCACCCGCTCCTCCCGCCGCGCAGCACGGACCGCGCGGCACTCTCCGCACCCGGTACCCCGCCGGAGCGGAGCAGGGCCCCTCCCGCCGCTGTCACCGCGGGAGGGGCCTCTTCACATCCCCGGGAGGAACCGTGGCCGCCTACACCCGCAGCACGCGCACCGTCACGTACGAAGAATGGTCCGTCCCCCTCTACGGCGAGGACGGCTGCGCCCACCGGGACCTCAGCGACGCGATCGGCGACGCCGTCCGCTGGTGGGAAGCACGCAACCCGGGCCGGAGCGCGCCCGACGGCGCCGTGCGGGCGGTGCCGTACGACGACTGCATCGTCGTCCGCATCCAGTACCAGGAAAAGCAGACGGAGCAGCGTGCACGGGGCACCGTGAGCAGCCGGAAAGAGGAGACAGGCCAGGTCTCCGTCCCGGCACCGCTCCCGGGCGAGCAGCGGAACTCCGAGCGCCTCGCCAGCTCGCTGCGCCCCGAGAAAGTCCCGGCGTGCGGCACGGAGACGCAGCAGGGCACGCGGGAATGAGGGAGAGAAGATGAGCCCGCCCGTGCGCCATTTCCTGACGGAGATCAGCGGGAACCCGCCGTCTGCCCGGTGCTCCGAGTGCGGCTGCCGCGTGCGGATCAGGAAGTCCCGAGGGAAGGCAGCGGAATGGCGCTGCAACGGCCGGGGCAGCCTGGACCCGCAGCGGTCCCGGGAGGCGCTGGCCGTGCAGCCGGGGAAACAGGGAGAGCCGTGCCCGTGCTCGGCCGGCTGCCGTGTCCCCTGGGGTACCTGCCACTGCGGGTGCGGGCTGCCCACGGCCCTCTCGGACCGGAACAGCCCGCGCCTCGGCTACGTGAGCGGGCAGCCGAAACGGCATGTCCACGGGCACGGCGGCCACGATGCCGTGCACGTCCTGACGGAGATCAGCCCGGCCGAGCACACCGCGGCCTGCTCAGCCTGCGGGCCGGTCCGGGTCCACATCAAGGGCCGCACTGCCGAGGGAGGCGTCCGGTGGCGGTGCCTGGGGCCCGGCAGCCGGGACATGAGGCGGCCGCCGCCGGGGGGGATCCCGCCGTCCCGTCCCCGTCAGGAGGCATCCCGGTGACGGAACCGGAGATCCCGTGCGTGACGGTCCTGGTCCCGGAGGACCGGATCGAGCAGACGGAGCAGGACCGCCGTGACGGCGTCGCCTGGATAATCCGGGACCGGCAGAGCAGCGTGTGCCTCGGGCCGTTCCGGATCGTCCCCGTCAGGAACCCTGAGGCTTCTCATCCGGGTTCATCCACGGCGAGTAGTCGATGATGCAGGCCGCGCAATTGCAGGGGCAGTTCCTGTCCGTGCACGAGCGGCCCTTGTGCGGGCATTCCTCATCGCTCACGGGCGCGCGGACGCTTCCCAGGCTTCCCGGATGTCATCGCCCAGGCCGTCCCACTCCGGGATCTCATCACCGGAAGCGAGGGACCGGCCGCCCGTGTGCGCCCGGTACCGCGTGTAGGCCCGCTGGCCGGGAGTGACGCCCTCGGCCCGGGAGATCTCGCGCCCCAGCTGGCCCCAGAAACTGCGCAGGTGCCCGGCATCCTCGGTCACCGTGAAGCGCGCGGCCCCGGATCCGTAGCTCACGTCGAGGTAGCCGCCGCCGGACTGCGCGGACGGGGTCACGGAAAACGTCATGATGCTCCCTGTCAGGCTGCGGGCTCGAAGATCTCGTAAGCGACGACCGAGGTATCAGTACCCAAGGCCGAAGTGATGGTGAAGGAGGTGCCCGCAGTCCTCGCAGTGACTGCAACCGCCGCAGGGGCGGTTATTGTGCCCAGCGACTGCACGGTCAGGAAGATCCGCGAGTTCGCCGTCACGCTCGCAGTGTCAACCGTAGCGGATCCGGCAGCAAGGGTAACGACTCCCTGCTTGCCGCTGCTGCCCTCGGCCACCGAATAGCCGTCACCGACCGTGGTGGCTGACACCTGACCGGTGAAAGCAGGGGAGGCAAGCGGTGCCTTGAGGGCCTCCGCAGTCTCGGCCCTGGTGGTCTCCGTCGCGACGGCCCCGGTGGCGAACGCGGTCGTCGCCAGCTGCGTGGTCGAGGTACCCGCCGTGGCCGTCGGCGCGGCGGGAGTGCCGGTGAACGTCGGCGAGGCGATGTTCGACTTCAGCGCCAGGGCGGTCGTGGCGAACGCCGTCGTGGCCAGCTGGGTGGTGCTGGTTCCCGCGGCAGCGGTCGGGCCTGCGGGGGTGCCCGTGAACACGGGAGAGGCGAGAGGCGCCGCACCGGTCACCTCGGACACCGTGTAGTCGCCCGATGCGGGCTCGACGTTACCGGTGCGCCCGTTGAACGAGGAAACGGCGTTGCCAGCGCCCCCGCCCAGGTACGTCACCGACGAGAACAGGATCGCGGAGGAAGCGTCAGTGATCCGGGAGTACTCCCCGTCCGACAGGACGACGACCGCACCGCCCTGCACGCGCAGCCCGTTCGGCAGCACGATATCGGGGACGCCGTCGGCGAGGGTCACCTGATAGGTCACGACGTCACCTGGCTCACCGCGGAGAAAATGCCGCCGGACAACTGGGACGCCTCCGGCAGCAGCGAGAACTCCCGGTCCGACAGCACGGCGCTGCCGCCGCCCTGCACCCGCAGGCCGGACGGCAGCACCACGTCATGAAGGTCCTCGCTGACCGTTACGGACCACGCCATCAGTCGAGGAACACGTCCGAGGCGTCCATCGGGTCGCCCGGGTCGGAGTAGCTCGCCGTGCGGGCCAGCTGCGGCGGCGCGGACATCGACGGCGCCGACCGGGCGGCGGTGCGCTGCGAGGCGCGGGGACGCTGCGGCGGGGCCGCGGCGGCGACCTTCTCCAGCGTGCCGATCTCCCGCTCGATGTCCCTCAGGGACAGCGACGCGTCCTTCTCGATGAGGGCCGCGCCCTCCAGCTCGTCGCCGCGGGCGAGCCCCGCGGTGACGCGGGCGCGGGCAAGGCGGATCGAGGCGAACGTGCGCGCCCCGTGCTCATCCTCCTGCGAGGCCGCCGCCTGCGAGGCGGTGCGCGGCATGCCGCCGCGGGCGGCGATCACCCACGGGTAGGCGGTGCCGTCGCTGCCCAGTCCCCCGATGCCCGGACCCTGGGCCTTCAGCGGGTCAGGGTCAATCCGGACATCGGTCTCGATGCGCCGCTGCTCAACCGGCACGCCGCCGTCTTCCGACGGGTTGGTGCCCTGGACGGGAGCGGTGACGTCATCGAGGTAGGAGGCCGGCGCCGTCTGGATCTCGACGCCCGGCGTGACGGAAGTGGTGGTCATCGCGGCAGGCACGTGCGACGTCGACCCGGGCTCGGTGCCCGGGCGGCTCGCGTCGCCCATCGTCTCCGGCTGGAGCGCCTGCTCGGTGGTCTCGTACGGGGGCCGCTCCGGCGGGTCCGGGACGGGGGAGGCCGGGTTCATCATGTCGGCCTGCCGGCGGATCTGCTCCATCTGCGGCCGGACCCCGGCGAGGTCCGCGAGGAAGCTCATCTGCGCGGCGAGAGAGCGGATCTGGGCCGCCTGCCGGCGGATGGTGTCCTGCTGGGCGGCCAGCACCGCAGTCGCGGCAGTCCGCGGCTCCTGGCGAGACCGGGGCGGTGCCTGCCGCCGCTGCTGCTGCTTAGCCATCCTGCGTTTCCCTCCGGGGCGGTCGTCGTCCTGATCCTTCCGGGGCGAGGCATCCGCGTCAGCGTCCTCGGCCTCCTGCTCCCCCGCTGCGGCTGCCTGCGCCTCGTCGGCGCGGGCCGCTCCCTCTTCCTCCTCGGCCTGTCCTTCCGCCGCCTGCTGCTCTCCCTCGTCCGTCTCCTGCTGCGCCGCCTGCTCCTCGTCCTCCTCGGGGACGTCGCCCTGGGCGCTCACGCGGGAGGGATCGACGAGGCCCTCGTCCTGGCCGCCGCCGAGGGGGCCGTTCTCGGGCTGGCTGCTGCCGGGCTGCACGCCGGGGACGCCGTCGGGGGCGATCTGGTCAGGGTGCAGCAGCTGGTCGTCAGCGTCCTGGCCGGAGCCGACCTGCTCCTCGTCGGCGGGCCCCTCCGGCATGCCGAGGGGGACCTTGCCCTCTTCGAGCATCTGGTGGTTCTGCGCGGCCTGCTGGGTGTCGGGATCGCGGAAGATGTCCGGCGGCGCGACGAACCCGCACACGGAGCAGCGCTGGCCCTTGAACACGTCGCTGTCCCCGCAGACGGGGCACTTGTCGGGGCGCAGCGTGTCGACGGGCGGGGGCATCCGCGGCGGCTGGTCGGCGGCGGTACGGCGCGCGCCCTGATGACGGCGCTTCCGCCGGCGGATGCGCGGGTCCTCCTGCTCCAGGTGCGCCCGGTACCCCTCCTCGCCGTCATCGCCGTGCCACGCGGCGAGATCACGGTCAAGATCGGCGGGGCCGTAGGTCTCTGACAGGCGGTGACCCTGCGGCCCCCACTCGCCGATGTCCATCACGTCGTGGGCCTCGTCGCCGGTCGCGTCGTGGTGGACCTGGGCCTCGCCGCTCTGGTCGGTGTAGACACGGGCCCTCCAGCCGGACGGGTGCCGGGCCTCGTAGTAGGGGTCCCCCTCCTCGTCGAAGGCGAACCTGCCCCGGCCGCCCTCGAAGCGGCGCTGCAGGTCCGTCATCGTGTCGTTCTGCCGGGCGAGGTTGTAGTTCTCCTGGCCGCCGTAGTCCTCGTGCAGCGGGCCGAAGAGGCCGTTCACCTTGTCGCGCACGTCCTCCTGGTGCTCCTCCTCGCGGGAGCCGGGGAGGTTCAGGCCGCGGCGGATCTCGTCGTCGGAGATGTCCGCGCGGCGGCGCACGGAGGCGAAATGCCCGCGCCACGCATCAGGATCGGCAGCGCCCGGGACATCATCCGGGTCTTCCTCGTGGTAGCTCACGTCACGCTGGCCCAGGTGCGGCCCCTGGTAGCCGATCTCGTTCTCGTCGTTCTCGTCCCAGTACAGGTGCCGCGCAGGAACGTCCGCCTGCAGCACCGGCCAGTCTTTCGATGGGTCGGAGTTGTGGCGCCCGTGCTGGTGGGCGTAGGCCGGATCGGTGGTCACCCAGTCGCCGCGGTGAATCGTCTTCACGTTCCGGGGCACTCCCCGGTAGATCGTGACCAGGTCATCCGGGTCCGCGCCGCTCGCCTCGTGATAGGGAACGCCGCTGTGCCGGTCGGGAGCCTGGTGCATCATCCGGTAGTCATGGCGCCCTTTCGCCATGCGGCTGGACAGCCTCTCCGTCCCCGGAGGGGCGACGGGGACCTCCTGATGGGACGGCCACTGCTGGATGGCGCGCTCGCGCCGGCGGCGCATCATCTTCTCGTAGGAGGGAAGCCTCGGGTTCAGCCGCAGCGGTCCGCTCTTGTCCTGGTTCTCCTGGTCCTGCAGGTCATTCATCATCTCCAGCGGGGCATTGTCGCCGGCCGGGTTATAGGAGTACTCGTGCCCGGGGCCCGGGTGGACTTTCCTCCACAGTTCCTGCCCGGAGCGCGTGTCCTCGCGCTTCTGCTGCTCGTTGGCCATCGCAGCATCATTAACGGCAATCTCGTCATCGCTGAGCGGAGCCCCGGAAAAAGCATTGTAACGGGTACCGCAGTTCAGGCACTGCGAGTCTGAGTCATCGAAACGCGAGCTGCCCTCGGTCCAGCCCTCGCCGCACTCCGGGCACTGATCAGGCTCCCAGCTGTCCCCGGCAGCCGCGACACGGCTGGACAGGCGCGGGCCGGACGGCGGAGCGGGGCGCACGTCGGGGAAGCCGTCCCACGACTCGGCGGCGCGGCGCCCGCGGGTGCGGGAGCCCGCCAGGTCGTCGCGCCCCTCCGAGCCGGGAGAGGGCGAATAGGGGTAGGACTCGCTGCGGGTCACGTCATCCTCCCGGCGCCAGTCCCGGCGGCTCGGCAGCTCATCCGGGTGCTGATCGTCGTCCTCGTCGTAGAAGTAATCATCGTCCCGGTCAGCGGTACGCAGCGATGCCTGAGGGCGCGGCCCCCGGTGCTCCCAGGGCGGGCAGCCGGGGTGGTCGCAGGCCAGCGGGCCGACTGCCCGCTGCCAGGTCTTGCGGACCCACTTGTTCGACGGCTTCAGGCCTCCGGGGCCGGTGCCGCCCGGGTCGCGGTACGGGAAGGCGCGCATGTTCCACCGGTCGCGGAGGAAGCCCTCGGGATCGTCCCTGAAATCGTGCGTGACGTGCACGCCGGCACCGAACAGGCTTTCCGGGAGGCCGTGCTCGATCTGGTGCTCCCACTGCTCCGGGCGGTCGAGCTTGCTGGCCAGGCCCTCGCCGCTGTCATCGTCAATGTCGCGCCGGAGGTTGCGCTCGCGCGACTTGCGCAGCTCCTCGTGCAGCCTGGGCTGGCGCTCGTCGTCCCAGCCGCGGGTGGGATAGGACGGCCTCCACTCAGCCGCGTCCGGATTTCCCACGTTGCCCAGCAGGTTATCCAGGAAGTCGCCGGCCTGTTCATAGCTGCTCCGGGACTCGGGGAGGCTCACCCGGGGGAGGCGGCTGGAGGGGACTACCGGCATCTCGCCGCCCTCCTCGTTGCGGGCGGTGCGGCGGGACCCGGTAGAGCGGATGAACTCGATGTCCTTCGCGGGGATCGCCTCCGGGACGGGATGGGAACGGCTGCGCGCCCGGTGCGTGCGCACGTACCAGCCGTCATCGTCCTGCTTCAGGCCGACGCCGTCGAAGCGGGGATCCTCCGCCTGCCGCCGGATGGCCTCGCGGCCCGCAGCGCGGGCCTCATCCATGGTGAGGTAGCGGGCCTGCCTAGGATTATTGATAGAATCACGTCCATGGAACGATCGCTGGTAGACGGACGCTTCGCGAGCACTGAGTCCGAGATCGAGCGCTTCCTGTCGAAAATCGACTTCACGCCCGGACCGGGATTCTGCAATCCGTGGACGGGAGGATTCTTCAGGACCGGCTACCCGCGGTTCACGCTGTCGGGCACGGACCGCAGAAGTGTCCTGGGATCGAGATACGGATGGGCGCTGATTCGCGGCCCGATCCCTGCGCGCCTGGGGGTACTCCACCGCTGTGACTGGCCGCCGTGCATGAACCCGATGCACTGGTTCCTCGGCACGCGGGCCGACAACGTCGCTGACATGGTGTCCAAAGAACGGCACGCTCGCGGGGCGACTCATCCCAACCGCAGGCTGACCGAAGAGGATGTCCGGATCATCAAGCGTGAACTGCTGCCTCAGGTCGCGACGGGCAAGGACTGGATGAACCGGGGTTCCGGGGCGCTCACGCTCGCTGACATAGCGCGCCGGTACGGCGTTTCCGTTTCCTCGGTCAACTGCATCCGCATGGGGCGCACCTGGAAGCACGTGACGTGAGGCATTTATTTTCATGCCCCTGTCGTCCGGCTTGTCCAAAACATGGGCAGTTGGGTCGGCAGGATCCTCTACGAGAAAACTGTTCTCGAAAAATGTAAGACCAGCACATATTTCATGAATAAGCTTCTCTTCCAGTTTCCCCGTCTCATTGTTACGCTGCCTGATCTTCAGCCCCTTGCGAGCCGGAAGATGAGCACAGTACTCAGCAGGGTTGGTGGCCCGGTTGCCGCACGCGGAGCAGGTGGAGTACTCGCAGTCGACGCCCATCGAGGTGCGGTTGACGCGGCCCTCGATGATCGCCTTCGCCAGCTTGGGGAACCGCACCGCGTCCAGCTCGTGCAGTGCCTCGACCCAGGTGTCGGGGGAGCCGTCAGGGTTGCGGTCCCGGTGCAGCGCCACGGCCACGATGACGCCGCGGGCACGGCGGTGGTTGCTGTTACGGTGATTCACGAAGGCGGGCTTTCCGAGGAAAGTCCGGTAGCCCTGCTCGATCTCCGGGGCCTCGAACGTGTCGTGGTTGTCGTTGGTGCGCGAGGAGATAGCCCGGGAGCGGACGTACAAGTATCCTTTACGTGGAATGTACGAAAAATCTACTCTATGAGCAGTTTTCGACATAGCAGCAGAAGATGTCTGACGCCACGCCTCCAGTACCTCAAGCGATGCGTACTTGCGAAGCACCGTACCTCCACTCAGAGAGAAGCTTATTGTGCTTAGACGTGTTGCATCTCTCGCAGCACGGAAGCAGGTTCCCGATCGATTCCCTTCCACCGCGGCTTAGGGGAATTATGTGCTCACGATGATTCCACGGGGCCTTCCTGCAATAAGCACATTTCCCCTGGTAACGATTGACCAGGCGCTTCCATTCGCGAGAAGAGATCAGTCTTGTCTCGGCAGATGCCTTAATAGCACGTCGCTTGTGGAAAGCACGTTTTCGAGCCTCGCGTCCCTCTTCCGATTCAGCCCAGTGCCACTGGTTATAATGAACTGCGCAGAAGCCGCGGGCAAGGTAAGGATCGCTGCAGCCGTCTACTGTGCATACACGGCCCTTCTGGCGAGCCCGGAGGGGAGACAGCTCCTTTCCCTTCCGCAGCTGAATCGCATGCCCGTCGCAGTATCCATGCGCAGAGTGACCACGATCGCATCCAGGAAAAGAACAAATTTCCAAGAACTGACGAAATACTGTTACTTCTCCGTGACGCTGCCGCTGATGATAGTGGGATTTGCAGTATTCTTTAGCAAAATGGGGACGATCGCATCCGGGAAATACGCAGGAGTCCGTAGCATTTTTTGCACGAACGCGGATCACGGAAAGATCTTTTCCAGATCTCCGCTGAGTGTAATGAGCAAGGCAAAGACCCTTGCATTTTGCTTCCCGAAGGCACCCGGGCCCCGTGCAGCTTTTTCCCTTGTTGCTGTCTCTCACATGGCAACAGTACGCGAGGTAGCCGGGCCGCGGCGTGTACTCGAAGTCGACGCGGTGCGCCGCCTTGGACAGCCCGCGCGGCGTCGCCTTCGCGGGCACGCGCCACGCCTCCAGCAGCTCCAGGCTGGCGTACTTGGTCAGCGACATGAAAACGGCCTCCGTCCCTCTGTTCTTCCGAGGGACGGAGGCCGGCTAACAGGGGCGCCGTGTCACCTACGGGATACAGCGGCCTCACCCCCTCAGGACGAGATGTCCCGAGCGTAGTACTCGGGATACGGCTCCGGGCCGCTGTAATGCTGGCAGCCGCAGCGTTCCGTATCCCACCCGACAGGGCGGCTGCCCCTGTCGTAGCTGGCCGCCCTGCCGCGCTTCTCGAAACGGCAGCGGCCGGTGCCGTTCTCGTGGAACGACAGGTGGTGGCCGCAGCCGCAGGAGGGGCCGTTCTCCTGCGGCTGCGGGCTCCTGCGCCACGGGCCGTAGCGCCCGATGAGGATCCCGGCCAGGAACACGACCGCTCCCCCGGTGATCCCCGCGGCTACTTCGGCTCGGGGAAGTTGACGGCCTTCAGGCCGCCGGCGGGGAGCTGGACGTGCGCGAGGGAGCGCTCGTCGCGCCAGGCGTTCCAGCCCATGATGATGAGGGCGAGCTGCTCGTGCTCGTTCAGCCTGCGCTCGCCCTGCTTGGCGGCCTGGATCATGCGGTTGCGCACCGCGAGGGCCCGGTCGCCCTTGTGCAGGCTTTCCCCGGTGGACACCATTTCGAGGAAGGCGCGGGCCGCGATGCTGGAGACGGCGGAGAAGATCAGGTAGGCGGTGCCGTAGACCGATGCCCTGATCATCGGGAAGTCCCGGCGCGCCTGCTGCGCGTAGGCGGTCGCCTCGGCGAGCACCGGGACGGTGGCGATCATCAGGTCCATCTCAGTGTGCGTGGGAGTGGGACCGCCGCTGCCCCGGTGACCCTGCAGCCAGCGCCAGCCGCGCTTGGTGATCGCGGCCAGCAGCACCGAGTTGGGCACTCCGCGCATGTGAAGCTGGTCGCTCATGGTGCGAGGGGAACCGGTATCGATGGTGGACTGCACTTCGGGCGGCAGCCCTTCGATGACCCAGGAGCGGATGGAGACGCCGGACTCGGCAACGGCGGCGAGACGGTGGATGCCGTCGAGCACGCCGCCGTCCAGCGCGCGCTTGATCGTCTCGCCGTTGAGCACCCAGCTGCCGCCGCGCATGTCGCGGGCGAACTCGACCAGCTTGGACTTGCGGACGGGACGCCGCAGCACGTCCAGGGACAGCCAGCGGGCGGCGGTCTCGGGCGTGACGGTCATGAGGACCGCACGCGAGTCCTCGGGATCAGCGGGAACAGCGGCAGGGGGAGCCAGCTGGAGGGGGCCGGCGAACCGGACGGGAGGAGCCTCGCTCATCATGTACCTTTCTCGTGCCGGGGGATGCCCCGGCTCCCGCCGCCGTGCAGGGCGGCGGGAGCCGGGATGATCAGGAGCGGCCGAAGACCGCGGCGTTGGCGGCCTGGACGTCGGAGGCGATCTGAGCCTGCGCGGCACCGCTGAGAAGCGCGATGATCTCGGACTCCCGGTAGCGCCGGTGGCCCCCGAGGGTGCGGATGGACGTGATCCGCCCGGCCTTCGCCCAGCGGGTGACAGTCTTCGGATCTACCCTGAAACGGGCAGCGACCTCCGCCGGGGTCAGCAGGGGCTCGGGATTCGGGGACGCGGAAGACACTGATTCCTCCTAAGGAACCTAAGGAAAATTACCTTCTGCCCGGCAGCATAGCCTAAAAGATCAGGGGATGTCGCCCGGAACGCTGAAATCGGGCGACATCCCCCTATGCCGGGTCAGTCCATGTCGTCTTTCTTGCCCCAGCACACCGGGCCGTAGCGGCGCTCCCGGGACTCGTCGTTCTCCAGCGGGGCCCCGCAGCGGGTGCACACCGGGTAGCCGTACAGCGCCTCGTAGCGCAGCGACTGCGCGGGCGTCATGCGGTGGCCCTCGCGCAGGACGCTCATCATGCCCCTGGCGTACTCCCAGGTGCCACGCCCGCCCTTCGCCTCCGGCGGGATGAACAGCTTCGCCTGCCAGTGCCCTGAGTACTGCGAGCGCAGCACCTTGTAGACCTTCATCTCGCCGTCCTTCTCCACGACGAAGATTCCCTCGCGGCCGATGCGCCGGGAATCGAAGGCCGGGGCCGGCTGCGGTGCCGCAGGGATGCCCGGGACGGGAAAGTGACGCCCCTCGATCCTCGCGCCGAGGGACTCGCGCTCCGCGGGGGAAACGCCCTCGCGCCATTCGCGCCCCCTCAGGTACGCCAGGACGGACTCCGCGCTGACCAGGGTCATCGGCTTGCCGGAGACCTGCGCGGCGTTCATGCGGTGATCCTTGGCCCGGCTCAGGGTGACGATGTCGTCCAGCAGTTCCTGAGGGGCCATCTTCCTGTTCTCCATGATTTGCGCCTTCCTCTACTCTTCGCTCCGTGGTACTTTCAGATTATCAAGGTTTCTAGCGAAAACCAAGGGAGCGGGATGGCAAATCAGGACACGGGAGCAGGCAGCTTCCCGGCGGCCGAGGAGTTCGCGGCTGCGCAGCGCAGGGAGCTGGAGGCCGTCGAAGCGGAATGGGCACGGCTCAGCCTCCGGCGCAGGCTGAAGGCAGGAGAAAGCGGCTGGACCACGCTCGATACCAGGGGCATCGCGCTCTCCGATGCCATCGGCATCCTGCTGGAGCAGCTCCCCGCGGACGCGTGCACGGCCGAGCACGACCAGGACGCCGATGTGGCCGTCATCACCATCGACTGGAAGCGCGTGCCGGATGCCCTGCGCTCCCCGCAGGTCCCCAGGAGGAGCCGGTGAGCGCCATCGCCGAGGAAGACGGCGTCACCTGGAACGGCGAGCCCGTGACATGGGACGAGGTACGGCACGTCATCCTGCTCGCCGAGTGCGGCCAGTGCTGGCCCGGCTCCGAGAAGGAATGCGTGATCACCGTGCGCAGGATGCAGCTCGGGGATACCTACACCGAGCTGAAGGGCACCGGCGAGTACGTTCACCAGGCCCGGATCGAGCGGGCGAAAGTGAAGGGGCTCATCCCCGGGTCGAACGGCATCACGCTCGGGGAACGGGCGCTGCACCCGCTGAAGTGCGGGCACTGGCAGGAAGGGAAGACCACCGTCGAGGTGGGGACGCGGATCGCCTGCGGCCAGTGCGGGCACAGCCGGGAGGTGCTGTCCCGGCTGCGGGTGCTCGCGGCCCTGCAGGGAAAAGCGCGGCCGGTCAGATGACCGAGGGCGGCTGCTGCTGGACCGGGTACTGCCCGGAGATGAACGCAGGACCCCCGAACCCGGCGAACGTGCCGGTCTCGCGGGACAGCCGCCGCAGGGCCTGCGCCCAGGCGAGGTAGGCGTTCTCGGTCTGCTGCTCGGCCTGGTAGAAACGGGAGAACAGCGCTGCGGCGGTGCCGTCGGTACCGCCCGCGGCGCTGCCCTCCTCCCATTCCTCGCGGCGGCATACTTCCTCGCGGCGCAGGCGGTCGTACAGCTCCCAGGCATCCTGCACGTCCTGCGGGGTCACGCTCACCGCTTCCCCCTGCGCGGGAAGGAGAAGAACGCCCGGCGCTGCGGCTGGCCCGCCGCCCCGCGCTGCTGCTGGACGAAGATCAGGATCCCCCGCCAGATGACGATCACGGCGATCATCCAGAGGCTGACCGCCTCGGTGTAGCCGTAGGCGAGCGATGCCTGGATGTGAATCCCGAAGTCGTAGCTGAGCACGAACGGCATGATCGCCAGCACCAGGGCGAACTCCAGGGCGATGATGTTCGCGCCCCAGGAGGATTTCCACCACGGCCAGAAGAACGACGTCCCGAACAGGAACAGGCACGAAGCCCAGAAAGCCACGTTGGCGCCCCACTCGATGACGTTAACCAGCGCCGCGGGCAGCATCTTTCCCGTCCCCCCCCTCAACCAAGGCCCTGAGGGCCTCCCCTACGTGATTACGCTGCCTCATCTGGCGCAGCTCGGCCACGAGCCCCTGCTCATGGCGCAGTTTCTCCTCCTGCTCGGATGCCTCTTCCTCGGCACGGCGGCGCGAGGCAGCCGTGTACTCACGGGCCTCGGCCAGCTCCTCGCTGGCGGCGGTGTCCTTCCTGCAGCGACGGCGGAACATCACGGCCCTGCACGGCGGCGATGGCGGTGGCGATCATCCGGGACGCTTCCACCCCGGACTCGGTGCGCTGCAGCGCCGCCTGCAGCCCGTCGCGCGTGCGGTCGTGAGCCTGGCGCTCCTCCCGGAACATGCGCTTCCACTCGTCGCGCTCCTTCTCGGCGGACGCTACCTCCGAGGGGAGCACGATCCAGCGGCGCAGGAACGCGAACAGCCAGAGCCCGACGGCTCCCGCGTTCATGATCAGGGCACCGTAGTTCGCGATGTCGCTGATGGTGATGGCCGAGGACGCGGAGGCGAGCGCGTGCACGCTCACTGCCGGCCTGCCATCTCACCGTGCCTGCCCCCTCCTGAAGACTTCACCCCGCCCCTTCCCGAAAAACGGTCGTTCAGGCGGTCAGTCCGGGTCGCGGGCAAGCCACCCCTCCCACGCGCGCCTCACTCCTTCCCGGCGCTCATCCGCGTTGTCATCGAGATGTATCCATACAGAGGCCACGCTGACGGCGCAACGTACCGCACCCAGCGCGTCACGGACATCGGCGGGCGTGAGTATGCGCCCGTCAAGGACGCGCAGGCGCAGTCCGGCCCCGCCGAAGGGGTCCTGCTCCCAGATCTCCTCGTCGGCGAAATCGCGTGCGGCGATGCCGAAGGCGCTCTCCGGAATCATGGACGCCGGAACGGTCATACCATGTTTTATACCCAAAGCACGTCATCCTCGTGATCATCTATATCATCCGGTGCGTCGGCATAGTGGGTGCCGTCGAGCTGCAGCAGGTCCAGGTTGCGGGCACGGGACCCGGTCCCCTCCCGAATCAGCTCCTGGGCCTCGGCCGCGGGCAGCACCTCGGCGGTCTTCGAGAGCTGCCCCGAGGCGAGGAACTGCCGGGCCGCGGCGGCGATGTCGCCGTCGCCGCGCAGTTTCCCCTCCTGCCGCGGATCGTACAGCGACGCAGCCTTCCCCGTGAGGTGCAGCTGCCCGTCGGCGATGCCGGGGCCGTCGGCTTCGGCCTCCTGCGGGAACTCCTGCGGGTGCGCGGACACCGCGAGGTCACCGGAATCGACCTGGTCACCGGACCACTGCTGGTAGCCGACGGTCTGGATGGACAGGTCATCCGGGGACAGGGCGTCGTCCATCGATCCCAGGCCGGGCTCCTGCGTGGCCATGTCCGGGTGCTGGGCAGAGGAGCCTACGGCCGGCGTCTGGCTCGGGTCGTACGTGCGGGCGCCCCAGGAGCTGACGAGGGCAGAGCTGGCGGCACCCCAGGCGGCGCTGCCGTCCGTTCCCGCGTCCCCGCCGCCGATCGTGCCGTCAGCGGCACCGGTGAGGCCGTCGGGGTCCAGGGCGGCGTCCGGCTCGTCCTTAAGTTCAGCGAGGGCACCGCCGGGCTGCTCGGGCTCGCCGAGGGATGCCCGGTGCTCGCGGACATGCCCGTCAGTGACGCAGGTCCCGTCATCGTGGGAGACGGAACCGTCCAGGTGCTGCCAGCCGTCGATACCGTCGTACTCCACCTCATGGCCATGATCGTCAGTGCCCCGGAACCCTTCCTCTGCGGCCAGGACGAGCATGGCGTCCGCAGCGCGGAGGCTGGCCTCGATGCCCTGGTCTCGCAGCCACTGCCGGTCGAGGCCGTCCTTCACGTCATGGCCGAACTGGGAAACGGCGCCCCTGAACCGCTCGCTGGCCAGCTCGTCCTGCATCTGCGCCTGCCAGGCGGTACCCGGACCAGGGCACTGGCCGGAGCGGAGATCCCGGCTGACGTGTGACGTCGAAGAGGTGCTGGAAGGGCCGACGGTCATCGTCCCGCCGCAGTTGCGGCAGGTGCCCTGCACGGACTGCGCGGATGCAGGATCGCCCCAGCCGTGCCCGCGCTCCCACTGCACGTCGTGCCCGCGGGCCGAGGCGCCGGCATCGTACGCAGCGCGGTGCTCCTCCGCCGCCTGCTGGCCGTAGCGCATGTGCTCGTGCGGCCGGTCCTGGCGGAAGCCCCAGATGTACTCGTGCTCGTCGGACTGCGGGTCCAGGCGGTCCGCCCGGGCATCGGTGATCCCGCTCAGGCGGTCCTTGTCCTCCTCGGTCAGGCGCGACGGATCCCGGTGCGCGTACTCGGCTGACTCCTCGAACCGCAGCCCGTTGCCGTCGTGCGGCGTGATCGAGGTCATCGGGCCGGCCGTAGCCGCCCGGTCGGCGTACGGGAATGATTCCTGCCATTCCTGCACGGCCGTCGGCTTACCGGGGGTGAGCAGCCCGGGAACGGGCTCGCCCATGATCGCGGTCGCGTCGGCGGTATGCAGGCTCGACAGGTGCCCGGGCCCCTCTCCCTCGTCCATGTACTGGTCGCGGGCGCTGTCGTCGCCGAACAGGTCACTCATCGACGGGCCGTGCACATGGCCGCCGCCGCCGTACTCGCACCCGGCGGAGTCCCTGGCCTCCAGGTGGTTCGCCGGGCAGCCGAACAGCTCGACGCCTTTCTTCTGGTCCCTGAAGTCATTCGACTGGTTCTTGAACGAGTCGAATGACTCGGGCAGCACGTCGTCGGTCAGCCGGTCATGGCGGTGATCATGCTGCTCGCGGCTGCGCAGCTTCGGCATGGGCGTCTGGGAGTGCTGCTGCTTCCAGTGGTCCTGCAGCTCCGCGTCGCTCATGTCAGCCGAGGCCGGCACGTAATCGGGGTGCGGGCTGTACGAAGGAGAGCGGGGATTGAACCAGCGGTTCAGGTGCTCCTGGTATTTCTTTCCCCAGTCGTAGCGCGGCGGCGGCTTGCGCCCCTGGTCTTCCCAGTACATCCCGCGGTCGCTCTGCTTCCATCCCGCAGTGTCGTCCATCTTCGGCAGGTAGTACACCTCGTGCGGGGAAGCCGACCCGGCCCGCTGCTTGTGGCCGAGCATGTGCAGCGCCTCGTCCGCCGTGTGGTGGTAGGAGACATGCTGGTCCTGATGACCCGCCGGGAGGTCGTTGATGAGGCTGAAGCCGTTGGGGCTGTGCCGGGTGATCAGGTACCGGTACCGGCCCTCGCCGTCTCCTCCGCCGCCGCTGCCCATCTCCAGCGGGGGAGGACCCCCGCCGTCATCACTGAGCTTCGGGCTGCTGACCTGGCGCGTGCGCACGGGAGCGTCCATCACCGCGGCGCCGGCGGCGATGTAATGCAGGACGGCCTCGCTGCTCAGGGGCATCTGGACGGCCGACCCGTCCTGGATCTCGCCCCAGTTCTCCGGGTCGGGGCCGGACAGCGGGCCGTAGGAGCCGGGATCCTGGTCCTTCTCGGCCGGCGACGTGGCACCGTAGGGCTGCTGCGGGAGGTGCTGCACGACGTTCTGGGCACCCCAGGGGGCATTGGCCTGGTCGGCGGTCACGCGGCGGGACATGCGCAGTGACGGGCGCGGCCGGAAGCCGCCGCCGTTCTCCTGGTGCTCGCGGCGCTCGCGCTCCTCTTCCTCGGCGTCCTCCCGCATTTCCTCGCGCTGCTCGCGGAGCGCGCTGAGCTGCCCGGCGTGCTCGTCGCTGCTTCCCTCCTCGTACCGCTCCTGCGTGCCGGCGGGAAGGTACCAGGGACTGCCGAGCTGGGTGTGCGGGGAGTACATGCCGTTGGAGATGTCACCGCGGCGGAACGGGTGGCCGGGCGTGACGCCCTCGCCGAACGGGACGTCCTGCTGGGAGTCCTCGTCCTCGGCAGCCGTCCTCTGCAGCGAGCTGTAGGAGGGCGGCAGCGGCCCGAACGCCCGCGACCGGTCCTCGTCAGCGAGCATCCCGGGGAAGTACCGCGGGTGAACCTCCCGGTCGCCGTTCCACGCGCCGTAGTCCTCGGACGGCTCGGCCATCGCGGGGTACTCGTGCTCGGCGCCGATGCCCTCCGGCCGCTCGTGCTGGTGAGTCTCGTCCGTCCGGTTCCGGTGCTTCCCCCGGTGCCACCGCTCTGTCTCCGCGTCGCTCATGTGGGCGTTCTGCAACGACGCGGGCAGCCCGTGGTGGTGCATCAGGTGCGCGCGGAGATCGTCCTGCCCGTAGGACGGGACGAACGGCAGCCCCCCCTCCCGCGCGGCGGTACGGCTGGCGGCCGGGGCCATGAGCTGCTCGCGCCAGCGGCCGGCGTGCGGATCGCCCTCGTACGGCGGCCAGGACTTGACGACGACGTCGTGCGGCTGCCACGACGGGGCGCGGGTGTCGGGAGCGACCGTGCGGCCGAACATGCCGCGGGACTGCGCCTCGTACCGGATCGCCAGGGCATGACTGCACATCCGGGCCGCGAAGCGGGAGCTGCCCCGCGGCTGATTCTGGTGGAAGGACGCCCAGGGGCAGCCGCACTCCCATGCCATCACGGACTGCGGGCGCCCCGGATAGGACTGGATGCCGGACTCGTAGGTAGCGTGGTCGCCGCGGACCTCGCCGATGATCATGCCCTTCGTGGCGTGGGTGATCCTCACCGACCCGGTGGTGCGCAGCCGCTGCGCCTTGGCCTGCACGTCGTTCCAGGAGGCGGTGACCTCGAACCGGAACGCCGGCAGCGACGCGAGGGCGCGCAGCGACGCATGCGCCTGCACGCTCTCGCGGTCTTCCTTCCGCTCCGTCTCGTCGTCGCGGCTGAACGGCTTCAGCTCGCCCGCGCCGGGGTGATCACGCTCGTACTGGCGCATCAGCCGGTCCTGGCTGCTCATCCCGGCCTGGCTGTAGGGATCGAGGCCCTCGGCCGCCACCGGCGGCGGCGCGAACGCGCCGGGAGGGGCCTGCCCCTGCAGCACCTGCGGCATCAGGGCGCGGTCATCGAAGCCGCCCGGCATCTCCTCGGCGTCTTCCTCGTCCTCACCGGGATCGTCGTCATCCGGGCCGGCGGCAGGAGAGGCCGCCGCGGCGACGGCCAGGAGGAAGGCGCGGGGAGTGGGCTCCAGGGCGCTCATCTTGGCGCGAGTCAGCGGCCCGTAGGCCGCTGCCCAGTCGTGCGGCACGGCGTTGGTGATGGCCGACTGCGGGTTCTTCGGCACCGTTCCGCCCTGGCCGGGATGACCCTGGCGGGGGCTGACGCGGAACTCGCGCAGGGACCGGGGCGCGGGCTCGTCTTCCTCTTCGCCCTCCTCTGCGGCCTGGGCGCGGAGGGAGCTGAGGGTGTGCTCGAACCAGCCCTTGTCCCCGGACTTGTGAGCGTTCGGGTCGATGTCGTTGATCCACTCGCGGTGGTCGAAATTCTCCAGGGTCGTCTCGGGGTGATACGGCTTGCTGCGCTCCTGGGGCGAGGAAACCAGGTCGGCGCCGGGCAGCTCGGGCCAGGTCTCCTCGTTCCTCGCGGCCTCGGAGGGAGGCAGCATCGCGAGGTTGTCCGGCGGCGGCTCGGGATGGCGCCCGGTGAAGTCCCTGCTGCTCACGAAGTCTCCCTCTTGCCCGGCCGGCACTTCCTGCCAGCCCTTGAGAACAGTGCGCTCATGATCGGTCCACGGGACACGGGCCGCAGTCACCTCGCCGCCCTCGGGGGCGGTACCGCAGGCGGAGTACCGCAGCCGGGCCGCGGTGAACGGGCCCACCGAGATCCCCGGGCCCCCGCCGGCGGAGACGCCCTCGGGGTACATGGCAATCGCGGCGCCGTTCTGGTCGCGCTTGGTCTGCTCGCTCGCGTCCGACCACTTCGGGTCGCCGTTGCCCTCGGTGGAGTCACGGTCGTAGCCCTCGGGGTCGGAGGCGCGGGGCCGCGTCCCGTGGTCGGGGGCATCCCCGTGATCGTCGATCTTCTGGTCGTAGATCCGCGTGGCGACCGGGGTCATCGGCAGCATCGGAGGGACCGGCAGCACGGGAGCCAGCACCTGCGGATCGTCCAGCTGCCCGTCCTGCACCGCGGACTGCTGGGCCGGGGCGGTCCAGTAGACGCCGGCGACCTGGGGGTCGCCGTTGAACTCGCTCTCGCGCGGGTCAGTCTCGCCCTGATAGGCGGCGATGCGGTCCTGGCCGGGAAACTCGAAGTCCGTGCCGTTGTAGCGGACAGGACGGCCGAAGGTACCGGAGTGGACAGCATACTGGTGTCCCCATCCGGGAAGGGGCTGGGACCATGTGAGCCCCGTGATCGTGGCGGGAGCGCCCTTGCGGAGAGGAATCTCTCCTTCAGTGGCCGGCGAGTCATAGGGAACGACAAGATGCCTGTTCAGTACCCGCTGGTCAGTCTCGATGTGCCCTTTCTCGGGCCACTTCGCATTGAGCACGACGCCCAGGTGGTCGCCCCGGTCATCCGGGTGCGGCCAGCGCCAGGAACGCGCTGCGTCCTCGGCCCAGCCGCCGTCGCGCGCCACGCGCATCGCGTGATCGGGATTATCGGTCCAGGAAATGCCGATTCCGTGCCCGGGCTGCTCGCGCATCTGCTCGCCGATATGCCGCAGCAGGACATGTGCCCGGTCAGCGCCGGGGATGCTCGTATCGGTGACGTGCCGGTAGACATCGTCGGAGGGATACACCCGGATGCCGCGGTGCATCTCCGTCAGGCGCGGGTCCTTCTCCCTGAAAGCGCGTTCCCAGTCAGGGGCAGGATCACCCGTCCACGTCTTCTCGCTGGCTGCGTGCGCGCGTATGCCGTCGCCGAACTCGTGATGCGTCCAGGCGGGATCCTGCCCGAAGTGATGCGGGCCCGGCTCATGCCAGGCGGCAGCATCATGGGGAGAGGGGCCCCTGGTCACGGCATGGCCCGGGTGCGCCCAGGAGACGCCGGTGATCTCCAGCGGGGCCTGATGCTGGAGGGGGACCTCGCGGTTGCCGTTCAGGTGGTAACTGAATACGCCCCAGTGCTCCAGCTGATCCGGGTCGGTCTCGACGTGCTCCATCGGCGGCGTCTTCACGTGCAGCATGACCGGCGTCTCGGACCGGGAGCCGCCGCGGCCTTCCGCGTAGCTCTTGGAGACGTCGGGATCATCGGACCAGAAATTGCCCAGGCCCCCGTGCGGGCTTCCGTCCCCCTGGTCGCGGATGACATGGCGGACCAGTGCGCGGGCACGGTCGGCGGCGGGGACGGACTCGTCGTGGACGCGGTTGTGCAGTTCCGGCGGCAGTTCCATGACGAGGCCGCGGTGCAGGACGGGACCTGGCTGCTCCTCGTTCCAGTCGGTATGCCAGTCCTGTTCCCCGAGCCAGTTCTGGTGGTCTTCAGCGTGGCCTTCCGGGTCATGCAGGTTGCCGCCGCAGTTCTGGCAGCGCGGTGCCTCGTAGTCCGGGTCGGTCTCCTCGCGCCAGCGGGAGTGGGCACCGGGATCCTCAGGGTTGTGGCGGCCGGACTCCGGGACATTCAGGCCCGGATCGGGCTGCATGTGAAACAGCTTCAGCTGGGAATGAGGGAAAGCGGCTCCCTCGTGACGCAGCGGCGGCTGCTCCGCCGGGGGCTCGTAGTCCCCGCTGGAGGGATCGCGGGCAAGACGGTGCGGCCGGGCACCCGGGACGAACAGGTGCCGGTGGTCGATCCAGTCGCCGACGCGGCGCACGTTCGTCAGCAGCGGCTCAGCGTCGTAGCCGAGGCCGGCGACGTCTCCCCTCACGAGGTGCCCGGTCTCGCCCCGGACGTCACTGCCGTTCTCCCGGTTGCGCTGGGCGCGGCGGACGCGGCCTTCCATCTCCTCGCCCGTGTCGTTGTCCGGGTCGTCCAGGTCCATGTCGCAGTCAGGATCGCATCCCTCGTGGACGTGACCGCGCTCATAATCGGGATCCGGGTCCTTCGGGTCACCGTCCCCGTCCAGCTCGTAGGCGCTCACGCCGTCCTCGTGATAGCCGCCCGCGCCGCTGAAAGAGCGCTCGTTCTCCGGCCAGTGCCCGAACCTCAGGTAGACCTTGCTCTTGTCCTGCAAGTCGTCCCGGCTGGCGGCAGCCGTCTTCGCGGGGAGAACAGCGGCAGTCAGCTGGATGCGGCGCGGGAACCGGTGCGCCGTCCAGCCGGGGTCCTGCGCGGGGGACTGCTCGCCCGCATGGATGCCCCACGGGCCGACGTGGTCCGGGCGCGCCCAGGAGATGCCGGTGACGTCGAGCGGGGCACCCGCCTCCAGCTGCACTTCCCGCTGCGCGGGATCAGGGCGCGGGCGCTCGTCGTCGTAGCCGCCGGCCAGCTCGCGGGCGCGCAGGGCATGCGGGCCGGACAGCCAGTGCTCGCGCCCCGGGGTGCGGGCGTGCAGCATCACCGGGGTAACCTCGCCGGACTCGCCCTCATGCCATACGGGGGGCTCGTTCAGCTCGGCGTAGCGCTTGGCGGACACCGGGTCGTCGGACCAGGCCCAGCCGGGAGTGTGCCCGATGCGGTCCAGCAGCGCGTGAGCGCGCCTGTCCGGCGGGACCGACTCGTCGTGGACGTAGTCGTGGAGATCCTGCGGGAGGTAGATCCCGATGCCGCGGTGCAGCTCGTCGCCGACAGGAGCATGGCCGGGCTCGTCGTACCAGGCCATCATGCCTCCCAGCGGGGGTCGGCGGGAATCCAGCGGCGCGAGCCGGTGAACGCGTGGGTGCCCGCGGCGTCGGCGCCGTACTCCCAGGCGGAGGGACCGCCGTGATGGTGGCTGAGTTCGTGCTCGCCGAAGTCGTGCTTCGCGTGGATCTGCGAGTGCACGTCTTCCAGGCCCCGGCCGCCGCTGCGGAAGGCGCGCATTATCTCCGGGGGCATGCCGTGGCCGCCGTTGCCGGCGGGCAGCGTCAGGTGGCGCTCCATCTCGCCCTGGTCGGCGGCGCTGCGCGACAGGCCGGCCTTCACCCGGATCGGCTCCGGGAACTGCAGCTCGCCCTCTTCCCCGTAATGCAGGGATCCCGGGTCGAGGTGCTCCGGGTGGTTCCACCACAGGGAATGGATCTCAACCGGTGATCCGGCGCGGCGCACCTCGGTTTTGCCGTGCTCGGGCATCATGACATCAGACCAGTTCCGGGACCGCGTGTAGGAAGCCATTTCCTCCGGCTTGAGGAGATGCTCCAGTTCGGGGTTGTACGCCTTGACGACGACGGGAGTGCGCTTCGGGTCGCGCCCGCTGCTGAGGTTCCGGGACCAGGGCATTCTCTGCTCGGCCGCCTCGGACGCCTTGTGCGAGTCGTAGTACCAGTCCCGGCCCAGCCCTTCTCCGGCTTCTCCCCCGAACGGGTGCGGGTGCGTGAGGAGGTAGCGGGCGAGATGGAATCCGCGCTCATGCTCAGGGCGAGACGAGTCGTGAACCTTCGCGTGCACGTCCGGCGGCAGCTCGACATTGAGGCCGCGGTACAGGAACGGGTCCATCTGCTGGTGAAACTGGGAAGCGGCCTGCTTGCGCATGCCGATGACGGTGATCTCGCGGCCGGGGTCGGGGCGGTCGTGCAGGATGGTGCCCATCTCGGGGTAGGAGTCGGAGGCGAGCTTGCCGTCGATATCGGCGGTCACCTCGTCGATCGCGGCCACCGCGCGGAGCTGGCCGGGACTGTAAGAGCCCCCGCCCATGCCGCCGTCGAGGGTCACGGAGTAGGTCTCGGAGCCGGGCGAGAAGCCGGGCTCGACAGCGGCCACGGTGCCGGCGATGCCGTCAGCGGTGCGCACGCGCTGGCCCTGCCGGAAGTCAGCGTCCGGTCCGGTGTCCTGCGCGGCCAGCCTGGCGGCGTGCCGGGTGATGCGTCGTTCCACGGGGCCTCCCTCTCGTTTCTTCCGAGGGATGGCCCCAGGGCGGGGCCGGACTCGAACCGGCACTGTCCGCGCCGGGGACGCCAGCGCGCGCTCTGCCACCTGAGCTACCCGCCCGGTCCCAGCGTACGAGGGGGCACGGCAGGATTTGCACCTGCATCTCTGGCCTCTGTTGTTTAACGGCGCCGGCCGGCTCTGCTATTGAGCTACGTGCCCCGTGACGGCGGCTGCCGCCTTGCCGGAGATGCCTCTCCGACTAGGTCGGCGGCAGCCGCCTGCCCGCTCCCGGGACTTAGCGAAGCACGCGCGAGAGGATTCGCAGTCCTCTCCATCCGGTGAATGCCGGAGTGCGAATCACGTGCCAGGAGCCGCGTCACTAATATTATTGGTAATCAGCCTGGTGTCAAGTACTCCATCTCATCGGCTTCCGGCTTCTCGCCCGACCCGGCCGGGCGCGACCACCGCGATCCCACCACCGCGGGCGTCCGGTACGGCTCGGGGGTGCCGTACGAGTGCCAGGTGCTGTCCGGGCCCCCGGCATGCTCCTCGGGGACGGCGGCCTCCGCGGCCAGCCGCTCGCTGCGCTCCCGGCGGCGGGCCAGCGCGCGGTCGCGGGACGAGGCGGTACGCCGGAACAGGGCAGCCTGGCTGGGCATCCCCTTGCGCTGCTCGCCCGACTCGGGCGGCACCGCGCTCTCCTCCCCTGCGGGCGGGAACTCTCCCCCGGAGTCCTCGGGCGGCGCGTTCATCTCGTCCTCCTGCGCGGCCTGCTCCTCCTCCTGGTCCTGCGGGACGGGGGCGAGGGCCATCAGCGGCTGCGGCTCGCTGCCCAGGCGCGGGAGCGGCATCCCCGGTGCGCCGGGCATCGCGGGCATCCCCTGGACCTGGGCGTGCGGGCTGAAGTCCGTCGCGAGATCCTCCGGGATGGGCAGGCCGCCGTCTCGCAGCGCGATGAACGTCTGCCTGCGGGTTTCCTGCTCCTTGACCGCCTGGCGGACGGCCTCGTCGGAGGAGACTTCCTCTTCCTCCTGCAGGTCGACGTCGAGGCCGCGGGTGCGGGTGCGCTGGGAGACGGGGACGCCGCCGGAGCGCAGCGCCTCGATGAACTGGCGCCGGGCGTCCTCGTCCGACAGGTTCAGCACCTTGAACTTCAGCTCGGGCACCAGCAGCTTGGGCTGCTCGACGAGGCGCTTCTCGCCGGTCTCCTCGTCGGTTTCGAGGACTTCCTCCATGATGACGTACCTCTTGCCGCCGTGCTCGCGGTAGTCGTAGTGCTCCTGGGCCTCGGCGACGACCTGGGCGCGCTGCCGGAAGTGGCGGGCAAGGAACTTCTGGTACCGGCTCATCAGCTGGGTGACGAGATCCTTGTTCAGCGCGTCGGCGGCGTAGGTCTGCCCGGCCCCGGCACCGGTGAGCAGCGTGCGGGACAGCCCGAAGACCTGCAGCACCGTGTCCTCGATCCGCTCGAAGTCAGGGGTGAGGTCGGGCATCTGCTCGCGGCCCAGGACGGGCGCCATGTCGACGGCGAAGTTGTAGATCAGGGCACGGAAGTCCCCGGCGAGGGCGGCGTCGAGGGCCAGCTCGAAGTTCTCCATGTCGTCCTCGGTGGGGATCCACGGCTGGCTGGTCCCGAGGTCGGTGGCGGAGGCGCCGAGCTTGCACAGGATCAGCGGCGTGTAGAGCCGGTCCGCGATCGAGTCCAGCGCGGTGTTGAGCATCTCCTTCTGCAGCATCGCGCGCATGGCGCGGGTCAGCAGCGGGAGGCCGCGGACGTTGAACGTGTCGCCGCGGAACTTCAGCTGGCGCAGCAGCACGTTCGACACGGGCATGAACGTGTTCTCCGCCGTGTAGGCGGTCAGCTCGGGGTACTCCTGCACGAGGCGGGAGTACTCGTACTGGGGCTGGCGCGTCTGCAGGATCTGCCGGATGGTCCACGGGAGCCGGATGAAGTAGCGGGGCTCCTTCAGGAACGGGCTGCGCTCGACCTTGACGTCGTCGGGGTTGAGCAGCTCCTCGTCATCCCAGATGCCGAGATCCTCGTTGAACGTGGCGAACGGCCACGCCTCCCCGGAAGTCCAGTACTCGCGGCCGATGTCGACGAGGAACTCCTCGTAGTCGAGATGGTCCTCGTCGAAGAACAGGCCGCCGTGGAAATCCTCCAGCCGGCTGTCCTTGCAGTTTCCGGTGAGGATATTTCCCTCGATGACAAAAGATTCCGTTTCGGGAACCTTAGCGCAGAAAACCTCTTCGACCTGGTCTGTACGCTCTACTCCTATGACAGTCCATTCTTCTCGTCGCTGACGTTCCTTGCGCCCTTCCCATCGCGCACGATGCTCGCTGATGCAGAAGAAATCCTTCGTAAGAGACGCAGAATCGATGGGCACGCGGTATGATTCGTGATTTTCGTAGACAGCTCCCTGAGGCGTCTGAACAAAGGGCACCGTGTACGCGTAATAGTCATAGGTCTTGATTCCCAAGACTGTGCAGAGATGCTGAATGAACCTGGCATTGTCTTCAAAAGCAGTATCTAGGTAGCACTCTCCGCCACTGGACACGGTGCCGTCTGCCGCAAAGTAGCCAGCCAGCCAGCCGTACAGGTAGGAAGTCCCTTCGTCCAAGGTCGGGCGCTGCCTGAACGAAGACGGAAGGCCGCTGACGCGCCTTCCGTTCCGGCGAGCTTCAGAGGGAGGATCCGTCACATGGCAGCCGTTGAAATACGGCAGCATCTGGAGATCCTTCACCCCGTACAGCGTGATGTAGGAGCCGCCTCCGGATGTCTCCAGAGAACCGTCTCCGTACGTCATGCCATGCGCGATCCCAAAAGGAGAAGGAAACGTCGAATGGATGAGGTTCTTCGACCACCCGCTGACAAGCCGGTCTCCCGGCATGAGGTCAGCGGTGACTGCCTCTTCCTTCACCGGAAAGGCTCTAGTTGCCTGCTCCTTTTTCTCAGCGGGAGGATTCTTCCAGGTGCCATGCCTGATTATCTGGCCGATCGCCGGCTGAGTTATCCCGTACTCTGAAGCCAGGTCCTTCTGAGTAATATCGCCTTCAGCGTATTTAAGCCTTATTTCTCGAACATCCTCCCACGAAACCTTAGAAGCAGGATTGAAAGATCCCTCGTAGCGCCTTGCTTCCTTGTCCGCATTCCAGCGGAACCAGCGGTGATTTTCTGTGGCGTAAATCGTCTTCTCACGACGGTTACGGCGCAGGGTGATCTTGTAAAGGCGCCTGCTGCCGTAATTCTCGAACTTCGCCGTAGCCCACTTGCCGCCGACGGTCAGGATCTCCTGGGCAGATCCGGCTAGCTCGCCGATAGGACGCATGCCCTGGCGCGTCAGGACTCCCGTGTCACGCCCGAGGCACTCCAGGTTCATCCCGATCGTGGGGAACTTCGTGAAGATGTCGATGCAGGACCCGACAATCGGGTCGGTCTGGTACAGCAGCCGGCAGAAGGCACGGACTTTCGCCAGCTCCTCGTTCTGGCTGAAGTCGTACGGGAGGTTGTTCTGCCTCCAGTAGAAGAGAGGATCCCTGGGCCTCCCGGTTGCGAACTGAATGTCCGAGAAGCCTCCAGAGGCTCCGCCGCCTCCTCCCCCGCCGTAGCTGCCGGTCCGGCGCAGCGATGCCCGCCGGTTGATGCGGGCCTCGGCGACCTCGGGGGTCATGTCATCGCGGGCGCCTTCCGCGCCGCGGGCGAGCATCCGGCTCATGCCCTGGGCGACCGCCTGGTCGCGCTGGAGCGCCGCCGTCGGCGAGAACCTGACCTTCACGCGATCCTCCGTCGTGCCGATGCCTCACGCTGCCGCAGCTCGTTCGGGATGACGCCCTCGGCGACATGGCGCACCCTAGGCTGCCTTTCCCCCGGCTCCGTCCTCGCCGCGTTCGCCGACTGGCTCATCATCGCATTCATGACGGTACGGCAGCCCAGCTCGCGGTGCATGAGGTCCGGGACGCGGCCGGAGTCAGGGCCCAGGTTCACGGCCAGCATGCCGGCTGCGGGGCCGGAGCGGGCGTGGTTGACGTACATGTGCCAGTCCCCGTGCTGCTGCGAAAGGCCCAGGAGGATGCGGTGCCCGGTCTCCAGGTCGAAGTAGGGAGCCATGCCGCTATCAGACGGCAGCATCCGGATCCCGTGGTCCTCCAGGCGCCCGCGCATCTCGCGCAGCCGGCTGATCTGCTCCCGCTTGGACATCGCGTGCCCCTCAGGGACCTCGTCGTAATCCAGGTCGGCCCGGCGCCGCAGGGATGCCTCGCGGCTCATCGCACGGCGGGACTGCTCGCGCATCACGTCCATCGTCCGGGGAGAGCGCAGGTGCTGCACCGCCTGGCGGACCACGTCGTCGTCAGGACCGCGGAAGCCCTTCCAGTAGTAGCGCGGGTAGCGCTCCGCATCCCCGGTCCAGGAGTCAGCCGGATGGTTGACGCCGACCGTCCAGTAATCATCTCCCTCCCCCTCCGCGGGATGGTGCTCGAAAGAGATCTCGTGACCGGTCTCTATCCGGTTCACGCGGTTGGGACGCAGGATGCTGTCCACGCCGTGGCGTTCTACCGCATCCTGCATCCCGTCCTCACGGCGCTGGAACTCACGGTCGGCCTCGTCCTCGGTGGCATTGTCCCAGTCGAACGCGGCACGGTACCGCAGGGACGCCTCGCGCGGCTGCGTGCCCTCCGCCTCGTGCCTCACCGACCGGGCCGAGGGCGGCTGCCTGAGGGGCTCGTCGCCGTGGCCGCGGAGCTGTTCCGTCATTTCCCCCGCAACATGAGGGCAGCCCAGCTCGCGGCGGGCGAGATCCGCCACGCGGGACGGGTCACGCCCCAGGCCGACTTCCAGGAACGTGCGGCCCTGGCCCATGTCCGCCGGGTGGGTGATGAACATCGAGTGCTTCCCGCCGCGCAGCTCCACGCCGAATGAGATGTGATGCCCCGTCTCCAGCCTGCACGACGGGTTCATCCGCATGTCCTCGTCGCCTGACGGGGCGTCCATCGGGAACCCGGACGCGGCGAGACGGTCGCGCATGTCCCGGGTCGCCTGCAGGTGCTGGCGCTGCGTCATGACGCTGCGGGGGGGCAGCCTGCCGTCGTCGCCCCCGGATGCCGCCTCGCGGCGCAGCAGCGCCAGCACGCGGGAGCTGCCGCCGGAGTGCAGGACGGCGAGATGGCGGATGTAGGCGTCCTCGGGGAGCACGTCGCCGGAAATGGTGCGGTAGCGGCGGACGGACAGGTGACGGCGCTCCGGGGGCGCGGGGGCGAACCGGCCGTAGTCCGAGTCCGGGGAAGGCTGTCCGTGCGTCTCGCGGCGGTACTGGTCCGCAACATCCTCAGCCCCGAAGCGGTCGCCGTAGCTGTCGCCGAGGCGAGGATCGTCGAAGCGCTCGCGGCGGTGGGCCGGCCAGTGCCTGGCCGCAGGCTCGGGAAGAGACTGCAGCGGCGGGGCGATGTCCCCGCGGTGGGCGGCGGCGCCGCGGTTGCGGTGGTCGGCATCGTGGATGCGGCTGATCTCGCTGACGCCGGGGTACTCGATCCAGCCGTGGCCGTGCTCCTCGGCGAGGTGACGGCGCAGGTCGTCATCAGGATGCTCGTGGGCGCCCAGGCGGCGCGATGATTTCTTCGCGAAGGGAGGAGCACCGTCGTCCTCGTCTTCGTCATCCGCGCCGGGAGGGGCCTCTTCGTCCTCGTCACCGCCGGGCGGGAAGCCGCCGCCTTCCTCGTCCCCGCCGGGAGGCATGCCGCCGTCGGCACCGGGGGGAAGGCCCTCGGGCCCGGCACCGGGGGGAAGGCCCACCGGGATGCCCTCGGGCCCGGCATCGGTGGGAGCGCCCATTCCGGGCGCTTGCGGCATGCCTGGGAAAGCGGGCTGTACCCGAACTATGAAGCTTTGTCCGCAGAAAGCACAGTCTATGCCCCCGTCAGATCTGCCCGTAATCTGACCGGAGCCGCAAAAAGGACAGTTCATGGTGAGGATGTTGTCTTCGAGCGCGAAGCGCTCATTCTCCGGAACAATCGCGCAGAAGACTTCTTCTTCAGCATCTGGCTCGACGGAGACGACTGTCCATCCGAAACGTTCCTGGGGCGGCGGCCTGCGGGCCTCGCGGTGATCACTGCGAAGGAAAAAATCCGTATTGAGGTCGGACTGGCTGAACCCGACCTCGAAGATCTCAGATTCCTTCCCGAATCCAGTGCGCGTCTTCGAGGTAATACCGTAAGTACCTATGCCGAGCAGCGTGCAGATATCGCGTACGTGCTCCAGGTGAGCGCGCACCGCAGACGAGAGAGAGGCGTTGGTGCCCCCGCTCCACCCGTCTGCGGCAAAGTAGCCGGCCAGCCAGCCGTAAAGGTACTCGGGCGGCATCGTCAGCAGCGGCAGCGACTTGGCATAGCCCTTCATCCCGGCCTGGAACGCAAGACCGGGAACGCCATTCGGAGTGTGCTTCTCGACGCCGGGACGACCTGCTATTTCCTCAAAATAAGAAGCAAGCTCGCGCTTCTGCCCCCACAGGATCACTTTGCCGTAATCAGCGTTCTCCGTGCGGCGCAGGCTTCCGTCGCCGAAAAAGAAACCATGGCAGATGCCCTCACGGTCCATCGCCAGCTCCTGGCGCGGGAGCCGGGCAGTGGCCAGCCGGTGGCCCGGGAGAAGACGATCCGTCGTGACAATGCGATCCGGGCGGCGCACCAGCCAGCGGTGCCCGGCAGTCGCCCGGATCACCTTGGTTACCTTGTTGCGCTTCAGGGTGATCCGGTGCAGCTGCTGTACGCCGAACGAGCGGATCTCAGCATCGGCCCAGCGCCCGTCGTGAGACTGGAGGGAATCCGCGGTCATTACCCGCTGGGCAGTCCCGACCGTCTCGCCCAAGGTCTTGACGCCATCCGGCGTGAGGTATCTCGTCTCAGGCCCGAAGCAATGGGAACAAAGCTGCGGGTCTCCGGGATCATGCGCTATACGGACAAAACGTTGCTGTGGCATCGTGCCTCCCGTTGCTTCCGAGGACGGGCCGCAGACGAGTGGCATATACCAAGATTTATTGGTAATATGCAGGGCATGAGCTACCAGACCAGGGTCCCCGAATCCGGGGACATCATCGACCTGCAGAAGAACGCGGGAGCCGGGGCCGCAGTCGTCGTCATCGTCTCCGCCGGGCTGGACGTCTACGCGATCGGCACCGACGGGAATTACCGGAAAGTGCACGCGGGCGACTACACCATCCGGGATCACGTCCCGGACGAAGGAGCGGGCACGGAGATCAGCACGCTCCGCAGGCATCACGCAGACTGGACCGAGGACAGCGAGAGCGACCTGGAGTTCCTCGACCAGGACGCGGTACGCGCGGGCACCCTCGCGGGAGTGCTCGACACGGCGCACAGGGCCCTCGCCGACGCGAGCCGCAAGGCCGGCTCGCTCCATCATGCCGAGTTGGTCACGGACTTCGACCAGGACCGGTTCAGGGAGCACGCGGCGGCGGCACGGCGGGAGATCATGGACATGCAGGCGCTCCTGCGGCTGTTCCTCGCGGAAACCGGACTCGCCTCCCGGAAGCTGAGCGCGGGAGAGGAGCCCTGATGGACATCAGCTCCTCGGGCTACTGTCACTGGGAACTCACGTTCAGCGGTGACCTGCCTGACGTGAGGATGCCCTTCTCCGGCTACAGCATGCGGGCCAGGTCAATTAACTTCCAGTTCCGGCAGCTCCACGGCGGCGAGCCCCGGCTTCACATGATCCGGCTGAACGAGGCCCAGCGCGTGAGAAAGGACGGCACCCCCGGCGCGAGACTCTACGGTGCTGCGCTCAGCCCATCTCAGGTGGAAGACGACGTGCTGGAACTCGCCCGCCGGGTGCTCGACGCGGAGCTGCTCGGGCTCCGCGCGGGATACAGCAGCAGCCCGCGGCTGCCGGGGATGGACGTGCTGCGGCTCGAAGGGCTGCCCGGGTGGCCGCGCCCGTGACGCAGCAGGCGATCGGCGAGATATGCGCCGGGACGGGACAGCTCGGCCGGGCCGTGGAAGCAGCCGCGGGCGCCGGGCTGGCCTGGATGGCGGAGATCGACCCGGCCGCGCGCCAGGTGCTCGGCGCACGGCACCCGTGGATGCCGCTGTACGACGACATCAAGCTGATACCGTGGAACAGAATACCGGACATAGATATACTTTGCGGCGGATTTCCATGCCAACCAGCATCTTCCGCCGGAAAGCAGAAGGGGATCGAGGATGACCGCTGGCTCTGGCCGTACATCGAGGACGGGATCACCAGGTTCAGGAACCCCCCGGCGTCATCTTCCTCGAAAACGTCCCCAACCTCCTCCGGGTCAGCAGGGGCGCGGCGCTCGCGCAGGTCACCGGAGGGCTGGCCCGCCTCGGGTACGTGGGGTCCTACGGGATTTACAGCGCAGCCGAGGCCGGAGCCCCGCATCTACGCAAGCGGTGGTTCCTGCTCGCCGTCCATCCCCGCAGCGGCGGCCCTGCCCTCCTCCGGCGGTCTGCTGAAATCGCCGACCGCGCAGCTGGGATCGAACGGGGGGCCTCAGCACCCGGAGAAGAGGAAAGCAGGCGGCCACGGGCCGACACTGGAGGACGAGGTGTCGTTCCTGCTGCCGCAGCCGGATCCGCAGGAGACGGAACGCGCCGGCTGACGCTCATGCCCTCGCCGACAGCCCGCGACGCCAAGGGGACGACGAGGCCGGTCGGCCGGGTGCGCAATGACGGGCGCGTCCGCGGGCCGGGAGACCAGTACCTGCCCGACGTGGTGAAGGACATCGCCCTGCTGGCCGCGCTGCGGGTGCAGTCCGGGGGCGCGGCGGGCAGCATGAGCCATCCCGGGGTGAAGGGCGACCCGGCGGCCGGGGACGTGCTGTCACTGCTCCCGACGCCGCTGACGGGGGAGGCCCGCCACGGCTCGCCCGGCCAGCACCGCACCCGCGGGGACACCATGCTGACCGGCGAGGTGATCGGCCTGGACCGGGCGCAGGACGGTCCGCAGTGGGACTGGCGGCAGTACGGGCCGGCGATCCGGCGCTGGGAGCTGGTGACCGGCAGGACGGTCCCGGCCCCCGTCGAGACGGGGGTGAAGGGGCAGCCCCGGCTGGCGGCGGCGTTCGCGGAGTGGATGATGGGCATGCCGCCGGGCTGGGTGACGGGAGTGCCGGGCCTGTCCCGGTCGGCGCAGCTGAAGATCATCGGCAACGGGGTCGTCGCGGCCCAGGCGTTCATGGCATGGCATGCCCTGGTTCCCCCGGTCCTGGAGCGGCTCCGTGAATGCTGAGGAGTACGGGGAGATCCTCGCCACCGGGCACGTGGGCGAGATGAGGCTGGACGGAATCGCCACCTTCGACGGCCCGGTCCTGAGGAGCGCCGAGATCCGCATGCGCGGGACGATCACCCGGGCCGATCCCCTGGTGAAAGCCGGCGCGGCCTGGGTGGCCCTGATAGCGGGGAACGACGGTGCTCCCGCAAGCGGCGTGAAGCTCACGGTGTCCGATGACCACGGGCAGAAGTTCGTCTACATCCTGGGAGAGCATCATGAAGACCCAGCCGGAGACGACTGGTACGACCTCCGCTGGCCCGACTGAGGAGCCGGAGCGGGAGTGGTTCTACATCATCACGCTGCAGCACGCGGGCACCGGAACGCGGCTCATGCGCGCGCAGGGAACGGTCAGCGCGAGGTCACCGACCCCGGAGATGCTGTTCACCGCCGTCATAGCGGACGTGATGAAGCAGGCGGGTGAGTTCTCCGCCAGGTTCGCGGTCTCGGCCGTCCTCTTCTACCACGCGGAAGAGAACAAGCCGCTCTAGGAAATATCAATAATCTATAGTAAAGTTGGAGCATCCCTCAGACGACAGGAGACAGCATGGGAACGCAGAGCATCCTCAGCGGGGAGATCACCATCGACCCGCCCCTGAACGCGGACGAGATCCGCGCCCTGGGCGACCGCACGGACGCCTTCCGCCGGTCGGAGGCCCACTCGGTCCTCATCCCGGTGGAAACGGCCGAGGAGACCACTCCCGACGGCGTGCTGACGCGCTGGAGCGCGCGGCGCATCGTCCCCGGGGACAGGCACACCAGCGTAGAGGGCATCGACCTGGAGCTGAGAGCGATCCTGGAGGAGATCGGTACACCGGAGCGCACCCTGGCCGGCTCGATCCGGGGCGTCACCGACGACGGTCTCGCCTGGCGCGTGCGGTACGTGAAGGCGGACGGCACCAGCGGGGCGCAGGTGGCGTTCGAGGAGCCGTCAGTGCTGTGGCCGGAGGACACCGCCGCCATCCGGAGCGAGGTGCTGGACGCCCAGAACATGCTCGGCCCGGGCAGGAGCACGCGGATCCTGGACCTCCTCGACGCCGGCGCCCCTTCAGGCGACGGGCGAAGCGCGGTACTGGGATGAGCGCGCTCCCGAAGGACGTCACCGTCGCCGGCGGCGGGACGGAAGTGACCGTGACCTACGTCTGCCCGTCCTGCGGCCGGGAGGCCGTCGTCAGCGGCCTGTCGCGGGCGGCGTGGGACGGCTACTACGCCTACCGCACCCTCCGGCTGCACGAGGCATTCCCGGCAGCAAGCGACGAGGAGCGGGAGATCATCCTGACCGGGATGCACGGGGAGTGCTTCGACCGGGAGATGCCGGACGGCGACGCTCCCGATCCGGGGAAGCAGGCGCGCGGGACGGAGACCGTCGGGCTGCCGGAGATGCCGGGGGAGATGCCGGGACTCCCGGGGTGGCAAGCAGACGAGAAGGCCACGGCGGAGGCCCGGCGGATGCCGCACGGCGAGGGGGTCACCGTCAGCAGGCCGGTCTCGCTGGAGGCGCTGAGGATGCGGCTGCGCCAGCGCCTGGGGCTGCCGTCGCAGCCCCCGGAGTACGTCCCCGCATCGCGGGATCAGGGCGCGCCGTACGATCCCGAGGCGATCCTGGCGGACCCGCAGGCACCGGAGATCCACAGGCAGATCGCGGAGATCAGCATCGGGATCCGCGACCGCGGGGAGAACTGGTCCAGGTGCGCCAACTGCGGCGATCGGTACCAGCTCACGGAAGAGTGGGGAAACGGCACGGTGTGCTCCGCGGCATGCGACGAGGAGTACCGGAGGTACCTCTCCGATTCTGCCCGGATATGAGCGGCAAGGGGACCGGCGTATGCGGATCCGCCGGTCCTCTTGCTTTTTACTAAGGTTTATTGATATTATCGTGGCATGAGCGACACCGAGAACACCAGCCGGCCGTGGGCCATGAGCGTCAACGGCCCCGAAGTCCTCCTCGACGTGCCCGGCCACGGCACTGCAGTCTTCCGCTGGAACACCGGCGGCAGCATCGGCGTGCAGAGTCTCGCCGACAGGTCACAGCCGGAGAAGGGCATCCTCACCGGCGGGCGCGGCGCCCGGCTGAGCGGGATCCTCTTCCTGGAGCCGTGCGGCGGGGACCTGGCCCTGTCGCCTCACTTCTACGGCGCGATGAACCGGGCAGCCACCGGAACCTCCCTCACGCACAAGGAAGTGACGGCACTTGCCTCCGTCCTCACCCCGGTCGCGGAGGCATACCAGGCGGCTCACCCGGAAGTCATCACCCTCGGGCGGAAACGCCAGCTGCAGGAGCGCGTGGAGGAATCCCGGCGGATGCTGGAAGCCGCCGCGGAGCAGCACCGCGAGGCCGTCCTGGCGCTCGCGGACTTCGATGCATCCAAGGAGCAGTCATGAAGTACACGATCGATCTCGTCACCGGAGACGGCATCGCCAGGAACATCACCCGGCCGACAGCCGCCCGGGCGCTGGCCGTCCGGGACGGCGGCCGGGTCCTCATCACCTTCACCGATACCGACGGCGACGAGCATGATCTCGTCGAGGTCTACGCCCGGGACCGGCGCTACGGCACCGAGCAGCCGGCGCACGTCAGCTGGGCTTCCACGTCAGCCGTGTTCGGCAGCGAGGACGCGAGGGCCTTCGCGCAGGCTGTCACGATCGCGGCGGAGATCGCCGCGCTGGCGGACGAGATCGCCGCGGAGAAAAACTGATGCGGGCAGTCGTGGCCGGCGCGGTCGCGCTCTACCGGGCGTGGCCGCTGCGCCCGCGCTGCCGCTCCGCTGCCGGGATCCACGCGTGGCCGTGCCGGCTGCTCGGCATGAGCCGCGTCCAGGACGGACCGCGCTGCGGCGGATTCGACGAGGGATGAGAAGACGATGAGCACGGACGAGCCGACACCGGAGGAGCTGGCGCGCTGCACGCGCAAGGTCCGGTCCTACATCGCGCACCTGGAGAAGACCCTCGGGGAAGCGCGGGCGCGGATCGCCGAGCTGAGCAGCACGGGCGCTCCCACCAACACGCAGACCGAGGGGTACAGCATCCAGCCGGACCTGATGCTGAGCCAGGACGAGACGGTGAACTTCTGGCCCGCGCACCCCGACAGCGAGAAGGAGTACCGCAAGTTCCGGCGGCACGTCTCCGTCAAGGCCCAGGACGATCACGTCGTGATCTTCGGGCACCCGGCCCTGCGGATCGTCCCCTCCTCTGTCAACACCGTTCACGTCTACCCGCTACGCCCCGAAGAGTGAGGGCCAGTCATGAAGATCGAAGTCACCATCGAGCCGAGCTGGACGATCGACCACAAGACCATGATCGTCGAGATCCCTGACGGGGAACTTGAGGGCATGACGGACGGGCAGCAGCAGGAATGGCTGCAGACCTACGCTGCGGAGGCCGTGAACAACGCCTGCCCGTGGGGATGGGAAGAGGTCAGCGAGGATACGCCCGTCACCGGTGGGTAGGAACCTTGTCATGACGACGCCCCAGCAAGTACCGGGACCGCACCCGGCAGCCGTGTCGCGGCTGTTCATGTTCATCGCGTTCCTGCTGTTCCTCATCGACGCGATCGTGACCGGGCTCGGGACGAGCGGCTCCTGGGGCTGGCTGCTGCCGGGCGGCCTGGCGTCGCTGGCACTGGCCTTCCTGATCCCGTTCTGGTAACGCAGGCCGTCAGAGAAGCCGGGTGCACGAGGGGCGCACCCGGCTTTTTCGCATGATTCCCGCGACCGCGGGCAGCAGCAGCGGGACGAGAGGAGAACGATGCCTGCCTACAGCCTCTGGGGCCTGCTGGTCCTGGTCGTGATCATCCTGCTGATCCTGTTCCTGGTCCGCGCGATCTAGGGCCGCAGCGCCGCTGCGCGCTCCTGCAGGGACGGCCAGCGCGCAGCCGCCATCGCCATGCCCTCGTCGATGAGGCGTGCCCGGTCGCGGCCCAGGCCGTGATGCCAGGCGTGGACGATGAACAGGCCCGTCAGCAGGTGCATGCCGCGGACGGCGTCCTCGCCGGGCATCACCATGCGCCCGCAGTCCGCGCATTTCCACGCGAAGCATCCCGCCCAGGTGAACGCGCGGCGGTCCCACAAGACGCGGTCCATCAGCGGGGAAGTCAGGTCCATGCGGCCAGCCTAGCGCGGGGGAGCCTCCGGCAGCCTGGCGCTGACGGGCGGCTCGGGATACTTAGCCGGACGCGCCGACTTCACGTTGACCGCCTCGCTCTTGCTCCTCTTCGGGGAGGGCAGCTTCGGCTTCCGCATGCTAGAAGGCCGCCGCGGCGGCATCCTCGGCGCCGCCCATCAGGCCGCGGGCCACCGACTTGCCGACCTGGAACTCCGCGCCGTGCTCCACGGCGTTGCCACCGCCGCCCTGGGGGGCGGCGCCGCCTGCGGGGCCGTCCCCGTCACCGGGATCATCCGACATGACGGAGCTGTCCAGGTCGGCGCGGCGCAGGTAGCCGCCGACCACGCGGCGCGCCACGCGGCGGCACTCGCTGGCGGGGAGCTGCGGGTTGGACACCGCCACGGAGCTGGCCACCGCGCGGATCTGCGCGGCGACAGGGTCGCGGCGCGACCCGGTGCCGGTGATCGCCGACGTGCCCGAGTCGGTGCCGGACGTCGCGCCGGCACTGGGCGTCGGGGTGAGGTCGAAGCTGGTGTCGGGTCCCTGGCTGGTGACGGTCTGGTCCAGGGGCGGCAGCGGCTGCGCCGCGGGGGAGGACGACGACCCGTCCGGGCTGGAGGGCATGCCGCCCACGCCTGCGGGGACGGTGCTCATGCCGCCCGCCGGCGAGCCGGCGGTGGAGTCCGCGTAGCGGCGGGACGCGTAGCGGCGCGCGGACGTGGCGCTGCGGCCGGACTGGGTGCTGGACTGGTCGGCGGGGTCGAGGTCGACGGAGCCGAATCCGGTATCGGTGTCGGGGGGCGTCTCGGCGAGGGAGACGTCACTGCCGCCCTGGGCGTGGCGGCGGTGCCGGGACCCGGTGGCCTCCTGGACGGGACCGGGCTGCGTGAGGTACGGCGTGACGACGGACGGGTCGGGACCCCCGGGGTAGCCCATCGGGACCTCGGAGTAGCCGCCGGAGAAGTCGGGGCCCTCATCGTGCTCGTCGGGCTTCTCCGGGCCGGAGCCGTAGGAGTGCCCGGACTGCATGAGCTGCTGGAGGGGATCGACGCCCTCGGGGAGGGCCTCCTTGAGCAGGGCGAAGTGGCGCCGGGCCATGTCTTCCAGCTCGGGGACGGGGACGCCGGTGGACGCCTCGATGGTGCGCAGCCGCATGCCGGCGAACGACAGGCGGTGGCCCAGCTCCCGCTCGGTTTCCGCCTGCAGCAGGAACGGCATCACGGACGCGAGGTGCGCCCCGGCCTCGTCGAGCGCCGCGGCATGCCGCTCGGCGTCATGGTCCGCAGACGCCTCCGTCCAAAGTGAGTAGCCGAAATCGTCGGTCACGGTCATCCCTCTCGCAGGCAGTCCTGATCCTTCCGGGGACTCGTCACCGGCAGTTCTTGTAGATAGCAAGGTTTATTGATATTGTCAAGCTACAGGCACTGAGCAGAGGAGACCCCGATGACCAGCACGAAGCCACGCAGGATGCGGCTCAGCAGCAGGGAGCAGATCCTGCTGACGGTCCTGACCCTGGACGGCGCCAGCCGGGTGAGGCCCGGAGAGCAGTCCTACGTCATCGCGAAGCGGCTCCTGCAGCGCAAGCTCGTCACCCTCGGGCCCGTCAGCGGCGGATGGTACCCGGTGGCCCTCACGGCCAAGGGGCGCGAGCAGGCGCAGCTGGTCGACGGCATTATCCGCGAGGCGTGCGATGACATGACCCTCGGCGAGGACTCCGCCGCCGGGAGCGCCGACCGGCTCGCCCGCATCGCGAAGTCGTTCGAGGGCCGCAAGTCCGGCGAGCGGGCGCGGGAGCTGGACGACGAGGACACGGCGGCCATGGCGAAAGCACTGATGGCGATGCCGTTCGGGCAGCTGCCGGACGGCATGACCAATCCCGCCGCCTACGCGGTGCTGTGCGAGGCCGCGCGCCGTCGGCTCGCATGAACTCCGGCGTCGCGGGCGAGTGGCCCGCAGACGGGCACGGGAATCCCTGCTGCGGGGAGTGCGGGCAGGGATATTCCGGCGAGATCAGCTCTCACGCGGAGGATTGCACAGTCAGGCACGCCATGCACGAGGCATGGGACGAGAAGTACCCGGAAGAGGCTGCACGACTTCGCGAGTTCACGCCGAAGCTGCAGAGACGGGAACCTCCGCGGATCCGGAACGTAATGATTATTCAGGAGGAACAGTGACCGCGATCATCATCCTTGCCGTCTACCTCGCCGGGTTCACCGTGATCGCACGGAGATCCTACGGCACCGCGCGCCCCAGCCGGGTGCCGCTGTGCGGGGAGGTCCATTACGCACGCAGCGACCGCGAGGACGCGTGGAAATTCAGCGGCCGGGACCAGAAATGGGCCCGGCACATAGAAAGGCTGGGGCTCGACCAGGACGGCCACGTCCCGGCAGGCAAGCAGGACTCCTGCTACGGCGGGCACACCGCGGAGAAGGCGGTCGGCATCAGCGTGCTCACGGGCGCCGTCTGGCCGCTGTGGCTCGTCTTCGTCCTGTTCCTCGCCCTGATCGTCAGGGGGCAGCGGGACCGCGCCGACGAGAAGCAGGCGCGGGCGGCCATCGCGCTGCGCGAGCACGAGACGCGCCTGAAGCGGCAGGAGGCGGAGCTGGAGCAGCGCGAGGCCGACCTGGAGACCGCCACCCGCGTGGCGGAGCACGCCCAGTGGATAGCGGACCACAGTGAGGACGGGGAGCCCCGTTCTTGACCATTCCCCCGCCGCGTCCTACGCTGGCAGGGCAGTAAGACCCCATCAGTAATGCGAGATCCCCGTCTTGCGAAAGGAAAAGCCCCGCTTCACGGCGGGGCTTTTCCCTTGTCAGGCCGGCTGGCGCGCCCGCAGCGATGCCTGGACCCGCGCCCGGAATGCCTGCGCCCGGCGCATGTCCGAGGGATAGGCTCCGGGATTCTCGTAGCCGGGGCCGTCCGCGTTGTTGGGAGCCGCCGGCGCGAGGTCGATGTTGCCGGGCTGGCGGCCGGAGAACGTCTGCGTGAAGGGGCCGTTCTCGTGGGGCGGCTCCTGGGCGGGCCCCAGCCCGTCGTCGGCGACGACGGGCTGCCCTCCCTGGTACGGGGGGATTCCGCCGGGACGGGCCGGGTTCTCGCCGCCGCCGGACGGAGGCGGAGTGCCGGGCCCGTTCAGCGGCGTCTGGCCCATCGGGTCGGGACTCGTGCCGGGGCCGTCCGTGATCAGGTCGGTGGAGACGCCGGCCAGCCGCGGGAAGTAGCCGTCACGGGCCATCTTCAGCAGCTGGCTGTCGCGCACGGCCTGCCGGGTGAACGACAGGGTGCGCTCCAGGCGCCACACGGCATCCGGCTGCCGGCGGGACAGGCGCTGGTGGGCGCCGATCCACGCCCTGCGCTGCGGCCCCGGAGCGTCGCACATGGCGGCATACATCCCCGCCTCGAACGCGGCGGGGCCGCGGGAGGCAAGCTTCTGCCCCGGCTTCCACCGGGACGCGAACCGGTAGCCCTTGCGGAAGTCCCCGCTGCGGGTCTCGGACTGCGCGACGAGGGCGGCGGAAACGCGCAGCGACGACTCCTTCCCGGGGTGGTAGCCGTACTGGTCGTCGAGACGGCTCAGGTAGGAGTCCACGGCGGACTCGGGCTCGCCTTCCACCTGGTGGGCACGGCGGTGCGCGTTCTTCAGGTCCTGCAGGCTGTTGACGGGCAGCTTGTCGTCCGGGCCGAGGGAATGCGCGGCGTTCTCCCGCCCGGACTCGGTGAAGTCATGGGCGCGGCGGCGCAGGCCGGCCTGCGCGGTCTGCCATTCCCGCTGGGCCTCCTGCACGTTCACTCCCTGGCCGGAATCACCGCCTGCGGAACCGGGAACGTCCTGCGGCACGGACGGCGGCGCGGCGCCGTAGCCCGCGGCGTAGCCCTGCACGTAGGGCGAGACGTGGCTGGAGTTGTCGCTGAAGGTAGGGGCGTCGCCCCGGCCGCGGTCCTGCTGGCCCTCGGAGAACCCGGCCTGGTAGTCACCGGACTGCGGGCTCGCGTTGGAGGAGAACGGGTCCGGCGTCGTCTGCGGCGAGTTGTAAGGCGCGTTCAGGTCGTCGGTCGACTGCAGCGGCCGGGACATGAAGTCCGCAGTGCGGCGCACACGGCGGGATGCCTGGATGCCGTGGCCGCCCAGGAACTCGTCATCCTCGGAACTGAGACCGGGATCGATGTCCTGGGCCTCAATGCCCCGCACCACGGTATAAGCCTTGCCGCGCTGCCCGAACATCCACGGGGCGGCTTCCTCCCCGCAGCTCCGGCAGCGCCCGTTCTCCACGGAGCCGCCGCATTCCGCGTGCTCGGTACGCGCGGTACGGCGCACACGGCGGCTGGCGATCGGGCCGTCACCCCAGGCGCCCTTGCCGGCGTTGGAGACGGCGGGGGCGCCGGGAGGGGTCCGGCCGCCCCACAGGTCGCCGTCCTGGTCGCCGACCGGCTCGCCGGTGGGGAGGGTGAGCGCGGGAACGGTGTCGACGAGGCGCGGGTCGGGGCCGTAGCCGGGAGGGGCGCCCTCGGGGCGGTAGGGACTGGAGCCCGCAGCGGCCTGGGCCCGGACGGGCCGGGCACCCTGCGGCCCGGTCTCCCACCGGACCTGGAACGCCGGGTCGAGGGGGAACATGACATCCGGCGGCAGCATGTCCGCCTGCGGCGTCGGGACGTTGTTGGGGTCGGTGACCTGCTGCACCTGGGGCAGCTCGCTGGCCGCCTGCCTCATGTGCCGCAGGAACGACCGCTCCGGCTCGGTCACTGGCTCCTCCAGGGGTTCACGCCGTAGACGTCGTGCTCGTAGTCGTGCGCCTGCCGGTGCATCTCGCGCAGCCGGTGGAAGCCCAGCGACGGGTCGCGGGGCTCGTCCGGGTCGTAGCCCTTCCAGGACTCCTCGACCGCCTGCGGCGTGTAGCCGTGATCGTTCAGCAGGTGGGCGCCGAGGCCGTGGGGCTGGTGCTCGCCGGTCTCGTAGGCGCGGTAGTGGTCTTCCTCGTCGGGGTGCTCGGCGTGCATCGCCGTGAAGTCCTGCGGGTCAGCGGGCTCGGTGTTCCCGTGCCACGCGCCGAAGAACGGGTCCTCGCGCTCGTGCGCGCTGCGGTGCGCCTGCTCCATCCCTGCGGGATCGCTGGGGACCGTGCGCCCCAGCAGTCCGTAGCTGGAGTGCTCGCTCTCCAGGTGGCCGCGGAGACGTTCGGGGTCGTACTGGGTGACGTGATGCTCGGTCTCCCGGGAGACGGCCTCGCGGCTGAGCGGGCCGGCGGCAGCGGGCTGCCATCCGGCGGCTACTGAAAATCCAGGCGCCCCCGGGAGCCGTGCTTGGACTGCATCATGGCACGGAAGCTGGCCTCCGCCTTCTCCTGCGAGTCATGGTGGGAGAGGACCTTGCCGGTGCCCTTCTGCAGGATGACCCATTTGTCCCCGCGCTGCTTGATGTACTGGTTGGCGAGCGCGCGGAGGGAAGCGGTCTTCTCCTTCTGCCGGCAGGCCTCGCACTTGTCCTGGTCCTGGCGGCAGGAGCCGCCGCAGCCGGAGCACTTGCCGGCCGAGGCGAGGAGGGGGCGGACGGCGGCGAGGTAGCCGTGCAGCCAGTGGACCTCGTCCTCGGTGCGGGCGGCGGCGGTGAAGGCGCCCAGGAGCTGGTTGTGGTGCGAGGCGACGGCGGGGACGCTCATCCGGGCGGCGGCCATCACCTGCGTGCCCTCCGCGAAGCCCCCTGCCTGGAGGGAGGCGGTCCGGGCGAACGTCTCGGCGGTCTGCGCCCAGGAGACGGCGGCGGTGTGCCCCTGGCTCCCGCACGGGTCCGTGGGCCAGTGCAGGGAGCCGCAGCGCGCGTGCCAGGGGGCGTCCAGCGGCGGCTGCGCCATGGCGGTGCGCCAGCGGTACCCCTGCCAGTCCGGGGGCGTCAGCGACGCGCTCCGGGCTCCCGGCTGCACGTCCTCGTCATCGAGAGGCTCCGCATCGGCGACCTGGTCCGACCCGGCGACGGGGTTGGGAGTGCTCTGGCCCTGCGGCATCGCGCCGCCCTGATCGGTGGCCGCGGGGACGGTGGGGATGACGCCGGGAGGGCCCAGCGGCACCTCGGCGTAGCCGTACTGGGTGTCCATCGCCGTGTCGTGCTGGTCGGGCAGCTCGGGGCCGCTGCCGAACCCGGATCCGGACCCGTCCTGCTGCTGGACCTGCTGCAGCATGGGGGCCTGCTCGCTGGAAACCTGGCTCTGGTGGTCCGGCGACTCCACCGGCGCGTTGAAATCGTTCTGCTGCGGCGCGAAGTTGTCGAAGACCTCGGTCGGGTACGGCGTGGGGGACGGCTGGTTGTTCGGGTCGATGACCTGGTCGACCTGCGGGAGGCCCGATGCGGCGCCGCGGGACAGGTAGCCGACCGCCTGCAGGAACTCGCGCCGGGCCGGGAGCGCGGCGTCGCCGTAGGAGGAGGCGGCGGTGTAGGCGCGCAGCCGCGCCTGCTCGGCGAACTCCTCGCCGTCGGCGCGGACCTCGGCGGGGACACTGCGGTACCAGGAGCCGGCCTGGGCGATCATCGCCGTCCGGAAGTCCGGGGACGGCTCGGGGATCTCGCCGAGCCAGTCGGTGGCGGCGGTGTGGTGCTCGTGCACCGCGACCGGGGCCAGCGCCTGCCTGACAGCGGTCGCGGAAAGGTCAAGCTCCCGGTCTCCGGCTGCCGCCTGGCGCTGCATCCGGTCATGCCGGTCGAGGGCAGCGACGGCTGCGGCCTGATCGCCCCCGGTGCGCGCCGCGGTGATAGCCCGGAGCAGGGCGCCGCGCTGCTCGTCCATGCGTTCTCCCTCACGGTGGTCTTCTGTCCTTCCGGGGCGGCTTCGGCAATGACTAGCTTTTATCAATAAACATTGGTACAGTAAAAGGGAAGGAAGCGCGCGCATCCTCGCCGTCCTCGCTCTTGTCGCTGCGGGCGGCACCCTCGCCATGATGGTGTTCAGCCGGCTGAGCGACCGCATCCTGAAGGAGAAGTAATGGGAAGCACCATCAGCGTGCCGGAGGATCACCTGGTGCGCCTCACGCGCGGGGAGCTGCGCGAGCACCTGCTGCGGTCGGGCGACACGCGACCGGACGAGACGATCCGCCAGGTGCAGCTGAAGGCGCAGGCGCACGAGCGGTACCACTGCGCCGGCGGCCAGGTCGAGTGGAACTTCGACGGCTGGTACTGGGTGAAGACGCGGATCGTGCGGGTAGCGCTGTGAGAAGCCGCAACGGGACCGTCATCACGGCCAGGATGCTCCAGGCGCTCCGCGCCGTCGCCCGCAGCGAGGGCGAGGAAGAAACCGTTCTCGTGCGCTCGATGAAGCACGACAGGGGAGATGCCGTCATCGGGCCGATGGCAGCCATGACGCTGCTGCAGCGCCTGGAAAGGGGTGGCCTGACCGAGCGCCGGGGAATCCTGGTCTTCACGGACCGCCTCACGGATGAGGGCCGGGAGATCATCGCGAGACTGAGGAAAGGAAACCGCTGATGCCCGTGCTGGCACCGGGAGGCCGCGAGCTTCCCCCCTGGCTGGACCGGCTCCTGATGTGGGGCGGCCATTACTGCCCGGGCTTCATGGCAGCGGGATTTGCCGTCGTCGTCGTGCAGGCGGTCCTTCCCCTCAGTTCCGCGAGCCCTTTCTACATCCCCGGCGACGTCGTGCTCTACGCGTTCCTGGCATCCATGTTCGCTGATGTCTTCGCGCACTCGCGCCGGCTGTGCGAGCGCTGCCTGAGAAAGCTTCCGGTTAACGCCCAGGAGAAAGCTTCCCGGCGGCGGTGGGCGCTCCGGTTCTCTCATTCCCGCTGGCGCTTTTTCCCGGTCCCGGTAACCGCCGCATGGCTCGTGTTCCTCTTTCTCGTGAAAGATCACCGGGCCGACAGCATCGGCCTCGCGGTCATGTTCGCCTGCTCTTTCTCTTCCGTCGTGATCACCGAGATCCACAAGCGCCTGCAGCCCTGGTGCCCGTGGTGCCGCTGGGGTGACGGCGGCGGCCGGGAGATATCGCCCGACATTCCCGTTCCCACGGTCTCACGGTAAGGACCCCCTCATGACCGGAAGCATCCCGGAAGGCGCCTCCGCCGATTTCCTCATCAGCGAGGCGCAGGAAAGAAACATGCCCGTCCTCGCTTACATCGAGGAGGAATACGAGACCGCGTTCGAGGGCTGGCGCCCGGAGTTCACCATGGCGCTGATCGCGGCCCTGGACAAGCGCGCCGCTGCGAGGGCCGACCGTCCCCTGCAGGCGTTCGGGTACTTCACGGAGCACCCCCTCTACCGCAAGATTGACATCACCGACACTGACGGCAGGCTCGCCTACACCAGGTCGCAGGCACCGGAAGGCGGCGGAGCCGCGTCCAGCCCGCGGTCCGACCTGGACGCCCTGCTCGCCGCCGGCGGCTTCGAGCACGCAGACGGCTGGCGGTTCCGGGAGCACTCGGCGGTCGCCACGGTGCGCCGGATCCCCCGCATCACCGGAGAAGGAACACGATCATGACACTGTCTACCAAGATCTACGTGCAGGACAAGGTGAGCATCCGTGCCGCCCACGCGAAGATGAACGAGCTGGCCGGCATCCCGGAGACTGCGAAGGTCCGGGAGGATCCCGACGGCCTGGTTAACGAGCCAGGGCAGGGATTCAGCGCGTGGGTGATCACCTACGGGGACCCGCAGGGGGAGAAGCCGTACACAGCCGCCGGGGCCGTCGCCGTGTCCGGCGAGGACAGCAGCTGCGAGCCTGATCCTCCCTGCTGGATCAGCGTCAGCATCGATACCGGCTACGGCTACCAGGGCCCGGAAGGCGGATGCGGGGACCTGCACGCGCGCCTCGTCGCCCAGTTCGGGCAGTGGCTCAGCCAGGGGGATGTCCCGTGGTGCTGGCGCAACGAGTTCACCGGCGAGATCCGCCGGCAGTTCGAGGGGCTCGAAGACCTGGGCCGCAGCGGGAAGAAAGCAGGCGAGTGGTTCCGGTCGGACGTGCTGCCCGCAATCGCGGCGCACATCGCGGAAGCTGAGTCAGGCGGGGGCAGCTAGCGCCATGCGGGCCGCCTCCGCGATCATGCGGAGGTGCCCGTGGCTGACGGGCGGGGTGCGGCCGGTGTCGAGGGCGTCGAGCCACATGCCGGCGACCTCATCCAGGGCAAGGCCCTGCTCCACGCGGGCGGCTGACCACCCGGGCAGCCGCCCGTACCATTTCACTCCCCGGGTGCCCCTGTCGGGATGGCGCACCGGGGAGACCGATGCTGCCAGGGCGAGAGCGCGCAGGTGGGTCTTGGAGATGCTGACCCGGCCGCCGCGGCCGAGGGCAGCGTCAGCGGCAGCAACAGCGTCCCCGGTGCCGTCGGGAACCCGGGCCTCCTGGCATGCCAGGTGGCGCCCGTAAGCAAGAGGGTCACCGAGAGGGACCGGAAGGTGGCATGCCGGGCACACCGTGTCCGTGTCGAGGTTGCCCGTGATCCCTGCCATCGCCATCGCCTCCGTTACTTCCGAGGCTGGAGCGCAGGCGGGCACGGGACGCGGGCGGCTGCTTCATGCCGACGTCCTCCGGGCGGATGTCCTGGCGGGCCTTCGCGTCCTCAGCGACCTTGCGGAGGTTCGCCTGGATCATCTCCTGGGGCGTCTTCCAGTCCCCGCGCTCGGGCAGCTCGATGCGGTGCATGGCCAGCAGCCCCATGGCCAGGGCGGCCTTGGCCTCCCCGCGGACGGTCCGGACGAAGTCCAGGGCCGTGTGGACGGCGAAGTCGTCGGAGGCGTTCTCCAGGAGGGGGATCACCTCGTCGCATTCCTCTATCGTGCGGCGCACCGCGGCGATGTCGGACGGCCACTGGCCGAGGGGACACCACTCGGTCTCGACGGTGTCGTCGGGCTCGCCCGGCTCGCCCGGCTGCGAGATGATGCTGTCAGTCACCACTGCCGGTCCATCGTTTCCTGCAGCTCGCGGATATGCTCCCGCAGGCCCCCGGTTTCCCGGTTCAGGCGGGAGATCACTGACTTCTGCCAGAAGTAGACGACGGTGTTGGCAACCGTCTCGACCAGGAGCACGGCAGACACGATGACGGGAATCATTTCTTCCTCTCCAGGATATTCCGCAGCTCCGTGAAGTCCTCGCGCATCTCCCTGTCGCGGACGCGGTCGCGCAGGGCGGCGGCCGGGTGGTAGGAGCACATGAGCGAGCAGCTGAACTCAGCCGGGGCCGTTCGCGTCACGGGCACCAGGATATTCGCACCGGCACCCTGGCGGTACTGCGTCCTCTGCCCGTGCATCGCCGTGACGCTGCGCGGGCCGCCCAGCGCCTTCCACGCGGTCGCGCCCAGGGCGATGATCAGGACCGGGGAGACGAAGGAGATTTCCGTTTCCAGCCTGGGCATGCACGCGCCGATCTCGGACGGGAACGGCGTCCGGTTGCCGGGCGGCCGGAACGGGACGACATTGGCGGCGTAGCAGAGGCGCCGCTCGATCCCGGCCAGCGCCAGCATCTCGTCCAGGAAAGCACCAGACGGGCCGCAGAACGGCTTTGCCTGCCGGGCCTCCTCCTCGCCCGGCGCCTCGCCGACGAGCATGACGGGAGCGCGGGGAGGGCCCGAGGAGGGAACGAAACCGCCGTCGCGGCAGCTGCTGATCTCCCGCAGCCGGGGATCGGCCAGCAGCGCGGCCATTCCCACGGCAGCGTCTTCCTCCTGCGGGCTCACAGCGGCCTCTTCTCGTAGCCGCGGCACACCAGCTCGTCCGGGTTCACGCCCGACAGCTCCAGCCACTCGAAGAACTGCGCGATGATCTCGTACGGGTCCCGGACGACGCGCGTGCCTGCCGGGCGCGTCCGCTCCAGCCACAGGTAGAAGTAGTGCAGGACGTCGAGCCGGTCCAGGAACCGGCCCTCTCCCTGCTGGAGGATCCCCGGGCCGCTCTCGGCGGAGAGGCTCTCCCACAGGACGGGACGGCCGAACTGGTCCGGCGGCGGCGGAACGAAATCGGCATAGGGAAAGAGAATGTCCTGCTCCAGCAGCAGGGTGGTCTTCAGCTCGCGGTAGCGGACGGGCCAGCGCCGCCGCGCCCAGGCAGGGAGGCAGTCGTCCTTGAGATGCTGCCACCACGAGGCGGGCACCTGGTGGGTGACGGAGGGATGCTGCTCGATGCGCCGCCCGGACAGCACGGTCGTGCTGAACTCGGCGAGGAACTTGCGCCGCTCAGTCCCGGGATCATCGTCGTCCAGCTCTTTCTCGGAGAAGACGAGTGCCGCGGAGGCATAGGCGCCGAGTATCCTGCGATGCGACAGCGGCACCGGCCGCAGGATGCGGCTGCCGGTCACGGCGTCCATTCCCTTCGCGCCCGCACGGTACGGCGGCGCTCGCCGGAGCGGATCCCGGCCATCAGCGCGCAGGCACCGAGAATAATGCCGACGAGAATGCCGGCGGTCCCGATGCTGATCACGGACCATAGGTGAAGAGTGATCACTGTTCCCCCTTCATGATCTTCTCAGCCTCGGCGAAAGGATCGTCGAATACGCTCATCTTCTCCCAGGAGGGATGAGCCTCTTCCCATTTATCGCGGGCCTGGACCGAACGCGGGACCTCGAATGCGGCACACGGCCCGGCGTGGTGCTCGCGGATAGGGCACAGGTAATCCTGAAAGTCGCCGGGGACTCGCTCCCGGCATTTTCTCTGAGGGTACTCCGCAGATTTCATCTGTGACCGTCCTTAATGCGGCGCACCGTGTCCTTGTGGAGACCGGATTCCTCGCAGATGCGGTGCACGGGAATGCCAGCGGCGAGAGCGGCTTTCACGAGGGGATCGCGCATGCCGCGCCACGCCCGGTATTCTCGCAGCCCGTCAACCACCTTGCGGGTACCGGCCGGGACGGCGGCAGCGGACTGGCCGCCGGCGATGTCCCGGTAGCGGCCGGTCCCCGTCTCAGGACCGGGCATGCTACTCGTCCGGGTCATGGCACGGGCACAGGCACCCGTTCCCTGACATCTCGGCAAGGCATTTCGCGTGCTCGGCTTTCGCCTGGTCCCCGGTCATTCCCCCGGGACGCGGCAGTTCCGGGGCGACAGCGGCACAGCGCGGGGAGCGGGACAGGCGGACTGCCTGGGCGCGGGCCGCCTGCACCAGCTCGTCCTCGATGCGCTGGCGGATCGCGGTACGGTCCTCACGGGACATGCCGGGCTTCATGCTGAGGTCGTTCATATCAATTAACCTTAGCAGGCGCGCGGCCCAGCGGGACAGGCTGCCAGTCCTTCCCGCGGCACCAGTGCACCTGGCCGGCGGTCCATTCCGAGCGCGGGACACTGGGCAGGAACCGGACCGGCTGCTGCGAGTAGGCCAGCGTCAGGTGCGGGGCGAACCCGTGATCCCGCGGCCACGAGATGCCATGGCCGGCGAGGTGCTCCTCCAGTGACGTGCGGAGGTGATGGCCGTCGGGCATGTCGACCAGGGCGTGGACGGTGTGCTCGCCCTCGTTAGCGAACGTCCCCGCGCCCTGCACGCGGACGGTGAACGGCTGCTGGCAGGACGCCCACTCCCGGACCAGGCCGGGCAGCTTCGCGCGCTGCGCCGGGGTGTGGTCCTTCTCCTTGCCCAGGTACAGCATCGTGACGTGATGCTCCTCCGGCGGCTCCGGGTCATGGCGGGTAAGGGGCTCCATCGACTCCGCGAGGGCGGCGGAGACATGCTCGGGCGGGACGACGGCCACCATCAGGTACGGGTTGGAGTCATCGTGGGCCACGCCCTCGTGGCTGATGCCCAGGGACGCGTAGTCAGCACCTCCCCGCGAGGGAGAGCCGGGCGCCCCGGGGCGGTGCCGGACGGTCACGGGCCGGTCCATCGGGTGCCATTCCCAGCGCGGGTCGGTACTCTCCGGGTGGAGGGGATCCAGGATCCCCATCGGCTCCCGGCGGTCCCCCGTGCCGCTGCCGGACACGTAGGCGCCTTCCAGGCGCACCCGGGCACCGGGGCGGAAACGGATCTCGTGCTCCCCGTCGCCGCTGCGCACCGCCCTCCACACATCATGGCTGCGGGGGAACGCCTGGGAGCCGAAGTCATCGACGACGCCCTGCCAGACGTGCTGCCTCCACCCCGGCTCATTGCCGCGCAGCAGCAGCGCCCTGGGGTTCACGGTCCAGTGCATGCCGACCGACTGCACGTTCCCCGGGTTCTCCCCCTCCGGGCGCAGCTCGCCGCGCCACACGCGGGTGCCGGGGCGCGGCCTGCTCGCCACGTCGAGGAGGCGCCGGTCCTCCGACTGGCCCGGCGGGTAGTAGACGCGGGCACGCGTGATCCCGTTCAGCTGGTCGCGGGGCAGGCTGGCGGGATCGACGACGGCCTGGCGCAGGGCCCCGGACTTGCGGACCCGGTCCCAGCTCGCCGCGAATCCGGGGTGCAGCGGGAGGTCCTTCATCTCCTCCGGCGTGAACCAGCCGTGGCCGCCGTGCTCCCAGTCGCTCTCGCCGCCGCCCTCAGGCTCGAACCGGCGCGGGGAGTCCATGACGACAGTCGAGTATTTCCATCCGCCGTGCTCGTCATGGCTCGTGTGGCTGTGCCAGAGATCGTCGGGCAGCCCGCCAAGCTCCTCCTCGCCCTCGCGCACCGCGCCTTCCTCGGGCGTCTCGCCGTGGCCCAGGGCACCGCCGGGCGTGGACCAGGTGCCGCCGTGCTGCACGTACGGGGACCGCTTCTGCAGCAGGTACTCGTGCTCGCCCGAGGGGCGCTTATGGCGGATCAGGAGGCCAGCGGCCCCGGCGGCGCCCCAGTGGCGGTGGCCCTGGTCGCACTCGACGTAGCGATCGGGATCCTGGCCGTCGCCATGGTCATCGTCGTACTCGTCCTCCCAGGCCGCGAAGTGGCTCAGGAGCGACGCCTCCCGCGGCGGGATCTCCGTCTCGGCCGTATGCGGGAACCCGGGGTAGGATATCCGGAACTGCCGGCCGTCCTGGTCCGTCAGCGGGGGCCGTTCCCTGGTCCCGGCACCGTTGAACGGGCCCCGCTCCCCGTCGGAGAACGGCTCGGCATCGTGCGGGGAATAGGCCACGTAGGCACGCACCGGCTTGCGGGCCCTGGCCGCGCCCTCTGCCCGGTGATGGCCGTCGGCTGGCATGAACACGCCGTTACGGTGCACCAGGATCAGCGGCGGGACCTTTTCCGGCTGCTGGCTCTCATATCCCCTGCGGGCCCGGGTCACGCGCGGGTCTCCCGGCTCGGAGCGCATGTAGTCAATCCGGGCCGGGTCGACCGTCCGCGGGTGGAACTCCATGTCGTCGGCGGACTCCTCGCCCGTGCTGTCGTCCTGCGAATGGCCGGGACGGTCGTGGTACAGGTGCGAGGCCGCCCAGCCGATTCCCTCGCTGTCGCCGGAGTCCTCGCCGTAGACGCGCGGGTACCGGTCGCCGATCTCCTCCCAGGTGTACGGCCCCTCGTCAGCAGCCCAGTCGTAGGCGCCGGCAGTGACCTGCCTGCCGTAGACGGCTTCCTTCAGGCGGCCGACGAGGTTGCCGGGCATCTGGTCGAGCATCTTTTCGAGTACATTCCCGGCAGACTGCCAGCCCAGCCCGCCGGGAGCGAATCCCTCGTCGCGGCCGGAGCGGATGTAGTCCCACAGCCGCCGCGCCTCCTGCGAGCGGAACGGCTCGGGCATCCGCAGCAGCGCGCGGGCCTGGGCACCGAGAGCCCGGCCCTCCTGCAGCAGGGCCTTTCCCTGCGGGAACTGGTCCGGGGACCAGTCGGGAAGGTCGGGGGGGTCCACGGCGAAGCGGTCTCCGGTCAGGTCATAGGCAGCGTAGGGGCTGATGTCCGTGACGTTCCAGGCCAGCGGGTTGACGTAGCCCGTCAGGTCGTAGGTGCCCCGGGGATCGAACGGCGGGTGCCAGTCCCCGCGGTCGAACGTGCGCCGCAGGATGCCGTTGATGTGCCCGGCGTCCTCGTGGGGATGACCCGGGTCGACCGCGAGGATGACATCGAGGTCCCCGTTGCCCTCCAGCTCCGGGGAGGTCCAGCGGGACGCCTGCGAGCCCATGAGGTAGGCGCGGGTGAAGACCTGCCACTGCGGGCCGAGGACGGGCTCCAGCGCGCTGTCCAGCCGCGCCAGGAGTGTCCTGCGGACTTCCGGGCGCATGCGGTCCCCGCTGAACAGCCGGTGATCCAGGCCCCATGTTCGGCCGAAGATGCGCTCGGACGGCGTCCACGCTGCCTGCCGGCTGCTCATGCCATGGCCTCCGTAAGGGTCAGCGCGGATGCCCGGCGCTCGCGGCGGCGGTCTTCCTTCTCCTGGTGACGGCGCTCCGACCGGTCCCCCGGGCTTTCCCAGGGGCGGGCACCAGGCACCCAGCGTTCCGGTGCCCAGGGCTGGCGCAACGGCTGCGGGAGCGCGCCGACGTCATGGTAGCCGTGCTCCTCCGACTCCGGGTCATTAAGGTGCGAGGGCCACGTCTTCCGCTCGAACTCCTCCCACGGCATCCTGGAATGAATCACGCGCCCGCAGCAATGCGGATCCGGGGCCGGGACTACGAGCGGCTCGTTATCCTCCCCGACCCCGACTTGCTTCCCGTGGAAGGCAACTGCTTCCCGGTCCTTCGCGGGCTCCCACTCGTATTCGTCCATGTACGAGCTGAGCATGTGCGGGCTGCGGAAAGAGGAGTAGCCGCGCTGGCCGACAGAAAAGACGGGGTTCTGCTGGAACGGGCGGTAGCCGTGGCTGAGCGGGGCGCTGCGGGCGTGCTGCTCATCGAGCGGACGGCGCATGTCGTGCGCCCGATAGAAGATCCCGCGCCCCTCGGGCAGTTCCTCCGACGGATCGTAGTCCGGGTGCGGCATGCTCCCCGACCGGGCTGCCGTACGGTAGTCGGGCTCCCCGAACTCGTGGTGCTCGTACTGCGGGCCGTCCCACGAGCGCGGGTCGTCCTCGTCGTGGACCGGTGCCCAGGAGACGCCGGTCAGGCCGATCCCGGCCCCGGAGCGCACGGGCACCTCCGCCTCGTCATGCGAGTAGGGGTGGTAGACGCCCATGTCGTCGCCGGCGCGCTCGTCGATGTCGTCACGGTCCGGAACGCGGGAATGGAAGACCACGGCGGTGCCGGGCCTGGACGCGGGCCGCGGCGGCGGCGTGTAGACGGCGTGCTCGCGCTCGCCGGGGATCATCCCGTAGTCAGGGTGGGGCTCGCCCCCGCCCTCGTGCTTCGCGGCGTTCTCGGCGAAGTTCTCGGCCGTGTCCCGGCGCATCGACCAGTGAGTGCCCAGGCCCGCCTGCGAATCCCGTCCGTAGCCGTGCTTCTCCGAGTCGCCCAGGTAGTCCAGGAGCGCCTCCGCGCGCTGCTGGCGGGGCAGCGCCCTGTCGTGGACGAAGCGGTGCAGGTGACCGGGAAGGGTCACGCCGACGCCGCGGTGGAGGGGCTCTCCCGCGATCTCGGGGTGGATCTCGTCCCAGTTCACCTCATCGAAATAGCCGGAAGCGAAGTGCCGCAGGACGCTCACGCGCGGCATGCCGGGGAGAGGGTGCTGCTGGCTGCCCGGCCAGGAGCGCCCGGCTGCCTCCGGCTCGATGCACTCCGGGCCGCTGTGCCGCTGGGTCACGTCGACCTGGTGCGGGTGAAAGGCAATCGCCGCCAGGTGATGCTTGTCGCCCTTGCCGATCTGGGAGCCCTCGAACTCGTTGCCGTAGACGATGCCGTCGTGGCCCCTGGCCTTCAGCCGGTCCCTGAAGCGCTGCGCAATGGAGTACTTGTCCGGGTGGGTATTCAGCCAGCCGGTGGCGTACGGGTGGTAGGAACGTGACTGGTTCCAGTAGGACGGGTCAGATTCTTCCTGGGAGCGCATCCGGTCGCCGTGCCCGGCGTACTGGTAGGTCGGGGGCCGCTCGTCATAATCGGGATCGTATTCGCCGCCCCATTCATCATCGCGCAGCTCGGGCTCATGATGGAGGTCGTGGTGGTTGCCGGCCTTCCACTCGTGCTCGTATGCCTCCTGGTCCATGTCGTGCTCGGAGGCATAGATCTTCGGGTTCGTGAGGTGCAGCCGGGCGTGGATGATGTTCCGCGCCGGCTCGCCATCGTCGTAGCTGCCGTCAGGATCTGCGGAGTGCTCGGCGCCCGCGAACTCCTCGGCGGTCTTGTGGCTGGCCGCGAAATGGTGGCCCAGGAGGGCGTTCCAGTGGCTGGTGTCATGAGGATCATCCTCGAATTCCAGCGTGCTGCTGTTCTCCCCGAACTGGCCGAACTTCCAGGGGCTGCCATGAAACCACTCGTCGCCGCCCGTGTGCGGGTTGGGAAGCGCCGGGTCACGGCGGGCGCCCTTGCGGCGCAGGGAGCGGGCCCATTCCGTGCCCATGCCGGTCTGGTCACCGGAATGGCGGGCCCTGGGGGTCATCTCCTGCGACCAGTCCCACATCGCGGTCGCGAGCCCCTTGCGGCGGTGATCGGCGCCGTTGCCGAAGCCGTCGCCGGACTCACCGCGGGCGTCCTCAGGGCCGGCCGTCTCGATCCGGTGGATCTTCCCGGTGGCGCCGTACCAGGTGAGCCGCCCGGCGACCGTGCCGTCCGCGGGGAACGCCTCGATGACGTGCCTGGGCTTGCGCTCGCCCTGGTCCTCGGTGCGGTAGCGCAGCGTGTAGCCGTTCCACTCGCGCTCGTCGCCCTCCCGCTGCCGGGCGGCGGTGAACGGCCGGCCGCCCCGGAACAGGTGCTTGCTCCACGGGCCGCTGCCCTGCCGCCAGCGCACGGAGGTGACGCTCACGGGGGCGCCTTCTCTCAGCGGCACCTCCCAGTGCGGGGCCGCGTGCTCGTGGACGTCCTGCGCGAGCAGCCGTTCGGGATCCGTCTCCACGTCCTCACGGCGCGGCGCGTCCGCGCTGAGCATCACCTGGGTATCGCCGGGCCTGCGGAACTCGTGATTGCCGAAATCCTCCTCGGCGGCGGCCAGCCCGCGGCGGCTGGCCCAGTGCATCGACGGGTGCCCCGCCATCAGCTCCATCAGGCGCGCGGCCCGGCGTGACTTCGGCACCGAGTCGTCGTGGAGGAAAGAGTGATCCGGCTGGGGGAGGCGCAGCGTCAGGCCGCGGTGCAGTGAGGTGACCGAGGGCAGGAGCGAGTCCCAGTCCTGGCCGACGCCGGGCATGCCGGTGATCCTCGCCTGCGGGTGCATGCGCCGGGCGGCCCGCGCGAGCGGGACTCCGAGGGACTCGCCGTAGCCGGCCGGAATATGGAAGCGCGAGTCCATCGCGCCCTTCCGCCCCGACTTTGACAGGACGTACCGGAGGTCGGCGCGGGTGCCGTCCGGGTGGACGGCGGTGAACACGTGCCGCACCGGGTAGAGCGATCCGCCCGTGGGCTCCTCGTAGTGCCCGGTCGCGGGAGAATCCCCGGCGAAGTGCCGGAGGATCCCCTCGCGCTTCGCGCGGGCGCGGTGGCTGCAGTACTCGCTGAAGTGCGTGATGTCCTTGATGTCGGGGCCGGCATAGCCCCACTCGGTGAGATCCCCGTCCGCGTTGCGGACGTGCTTCGCCGGAACCATCGCGGACCAGATGTGATAGCGGCGCGGATGGTCTGCGGGCAGGCTGCCGGACGGAGGGTCGTTCTCCTTCGCAGCCTCCATGACGGCTTTCTGCCTGCTCAGCCCGATCCAGTCGCCGTGGTTGATTTCGCCGCGCTTGCCGTTACGGGATTCCGGGTTCACGGCCGGCGCAGCGCGCCAGACTCTCACGCGCTTGTCCGGCTGCCCCCGGTAGCGGCGCACTTTCCGCTCGGACTCGGCGATGCCGTAGCGGTTATCGGCATCATAGTTCTGGCTGTACTCGTGCATCCGGTCGTAGTAGTCAGCGGGCAGGCTCCAGTCCGTCTCGCTGCTGTCGGTCAGGTCATGCAGCGGGGGGCCGCCAGTGTCAGGCCGGTGGTCCATCCCGTAGTCCTCGGGGCCGGCCGCGAAGTGACGCATCAGCGCTCCCTCGTGCGGGTAGAACCGGCCGCCGCGCAGCGCGCGCGGGTAGAACCGGCCGCGGCGCAGCGGGTGATGATGCCGCTCGATCGAGCGGATCTCCGGGGAGTTCTCGTGCGCGTGCTGCTGGTTCCAGGGGGAAGACGAGGTGTCGCTGCCCATGGTGCGCTGCACGTGGTGCTCGAACTCGTCCCAGTCCATGCCGGAGTGGATGATGCGCCCGCAGCACTTCTCGTTCGGGTGCGGGATGACGAGAGGCTCGCCGTCGTCGCCCCGGCCCACCTGCTTGCCGTGGAAGGCGACCACCTGGCTGGAATCCGGCCACGCGTGCTCGCCGTCCGGCCCCGCCTCCGACCAGCCGTACTCCTCCATGTACCGGTGCAGCTGGTGCGGTGACTGGAATGCGGAGAAACCGCGCAGTCCCGTCTGGATGTGCACGTTCTTCAGGCCGGTGTCCGGGTCAGTCTCACCCGGCTTCAGCCAGTCCCAGTCCACGCGGCGGCTGCGGGCGTGCGGCTCCGTGAGCGGGCGGTCGTCGGGGTCGTGCAGGCGCCAGAAGAGGCCGCGTCCCTGGGGCAGCGGCTCGGAGGGGTCGTAGTCGGGCTCGGGCATCGACGCCTCCACCGGGGGGAGACTGTGGAACCGGCGGCGGTAGTTGCTCACCAGGGCGGCGGCATCGGCACGGTGGCGGAGGAGATCGCTGCCCGCGCCCGGCGAGATGGCATCGAGGGCTCCGGCGAAATGCCGGGAGAACTCCGGGCCGTGCATGGCCTCGTCGGGCATCCTGCTCCCGGCCTCCTCCCCGTGACGGTGGGAGTAGGGGCCCGCGTCGATCCCGGCGTGGTGGACGTGCAGGAGGTGCCCGGCCTCGTGGGCGAGGATCAGGGGCGTGAACCGGGAACGGAGCAGTGCCACGCCGGGCTGCCCGTCCTCGTCGAGAACCGGCTGGGAGACGCCGGCCTCCGGGTGGTCATGCGGCATGACGAATGCCCGGGCAGCCTCCCGCTGCGGGTAGCCGTTGCGGCCGAGCATGCGGCGCAGCAGCCTGTTCCCCTCCATGCTCTCCTGGTAGATGTCATGCTCGTCCGGGAGCTGCATGGTGCGGGCCAGGTCCGGGTACTGCTCCGCGAGGGAGTCCTGGGCGATGCGGGTGACCGCCCGGTGCGGGTTCTCCGCTGCCCAGTCCATCGGGGACCAGTGACCGCGTGCTCCCTGGGCGCGCTTCGCCCGCTGCCGGTTGACGACCTCGGCACCCCACTGGCGAGGGGGACGCTCGCGGGTCCGGGCGGGCGGCTTCCCGGTGGCGGGATCCGCGACGCGGTGGCCGCACTCGGAGCAGCGCGGGTCACGGTCGTCCTCGTGCAGCCAGACGGTGCGCGCCCCGGGGCCGCAGTACTCCGCGTGGTCGGGAGGAGGAGCGTCCGAGACGCGAACGGCCTCGCGCTGCTGTCCCTTGTCGCGCAGGCGCTCGTAGTGGTGGACGCTGACGGCGTCGCCGGCCGCGGTGCGCCACTCGCCCAGGGAGTGGACCCGGTAGCCGCGGGCCCCGGGGCGGGGGGAGGCGTGGACGATGGCGAAGTTGCGGGGATCCTTGCGCGCGAGCGACTTCGTGTCCGTCGCGAAGAACAGCGGGTCCTCCCGGCCGCCGGCGTGCATCCGGTGGAAGGCGAATGCCTTGTAGAGGCTGGCGGCTGACTCGCGCCGGGAGTCCTCCGAGGCGGGACGGGACCATTCGCTGAACATGTGATCTCCGATGAGGGGCTCGCCCTCGGGCTCCCAGCCGGGACCTTTCCTGCGTTCCATGTCCTCGCGGGTGGCCAGCTCGCGTTCCCCCTCCCGCCCGTTCAGGACGTGGCGCAGGCGAAGGGGCAGCGGGTCACCGTCCTTCCACCCGCTCCGGTAGTTCTCCGCGATGCCCTCGTGGTAGGGACGGGCGGCGCCGGTGCCGGAGCGGGCCATGTCCCACATCGCCTGCGGGGACAGGCGGCCGGTGAGGGCGCGGTGAAACTCGTGCAGGGACGACAGGATGCCGCGGGCGGTGCCGGGATCACCGGTGAAGGAGATCGTGTCGTCCTCCCCGCCGCCCAGGCCGTGGCCGCCGCCGCGCTGCTGGCCCAGCTCGTCGCGGGATTTCAGGCCGTGCTCGCGGACTCCGGCGAGGTCAGTGGTGACGTGATAGAGGCGCTGCGGCAGCGGCTCCCAGGACAGGCGCGCGCTCCCGTCGTCACCCTGGTCATGGCCCTGGCCGTGATACCCGGACTCGCGGGCCTCGTCATTGGTCATGGTGCCCAGGGAGAGGGACCTGCGGACCTGGCGCTTCCACTCGTGTCCCTTGTCGAGCATCTCTGAGGAGTAGGAGCGGCCCTCATTCTCATAGCGCTCCGGATCCCACTTCGGCTCGGGGATGACAGCACCCTCGCGCCAGTGCCGGCGGCGGGGCTGCGGCTGCCCGGGGCAGTACGGAGCGTCGTCGCCGCGGTGCATCAGGCCGAAGCCGTCGCAGCGGTCGCATTCCGTGCCGTCAGGGTGCTCGCCGTTTCCCTGGCAGCAGCCGCAGGTCTCCTGGCCGCGCCCGGGCCGGGCAGCCCCGAGGATAGTGCGGTACCCGTCATCTGCCACCTGGCCGGACGGTCCCTGACCCCAGGTGTGATCGTCCCAGCGCGTGCCCGGCTCGGGCGTGATCTCCAGCCGCCTGCGGAACTGGCCCGGGGACATCGACGCTTCCGGCTTGTCGGCATGCGGCACCACGCGCGGCTCTCCGTCCGCGCCCTCACCGACCGGGGCACCGCGGAACATCAGCACGCGCCGACCTTTCATGTCGTCAGCATCTGACCAGCCCATCTCATCGAGATACTGGCGCAGGTGGTGCGGATGCCAGAAGGCCGAGTATCCCGGCTTCGGTTCCCAGTACTTCGCCATCTCAGGGGACGGCGGCTCGCCGATGTTCTGCGTGCTGGCGTGCTCGCGGCCGAACGGCGCGTCCTTATGGTGAGCCCGGTAGTACAGGCCGTCCTCCACGGGCAGCGGCTGCAGCGGACGCCCCCCCGCCTTGCGCACGCCCTCGTCCTCGAAGTGGGCGAGAATGTCAGTCGTCACCAGTGCCTCCTGCAGCTTCCGGGGGCGCAGGACCCGGGACCTCGGCATGACCGGCGCATGCGGAATCCGCGTCGCCCCGGGTCACCGCGCCGCCCTCGCCTGCGGATGGCAGGCTGCCCGTGAGGGGAAAGTCAGACTGCCCGCGGGAGCGCCGGCTGGAACATGACCGGGGGCACGTCGGGCACTTCCTGGATCGAGGTCACGAAGCCGGCGCAGGGTGCCCCCTCCGGGCCGGAATGGCAGCCCTTGGCAGAGCATGCCGTCTTCCCGTTGCCGTGGAGCGGCTTGGGGTGGCGGCACGCCGCGCAGATCATTCTTCCTGCGGTCATTGTCGTCTCCTTCCTCCCGCAGCAGAGCCTTCCCTACATCTTTTGATAATAACAGATCGGGCTCTGCTGCTTCCCGGGCTACGAGCGCCCCCGGCGGAACGACGCGCCGGAGCGGCCCGGCATCCGGGACTGGGAGCTGCGGGTGCCGACGGTGCCGGGACGGAACTGCCCCTGGGGGCCCGGCCTGCCGCCGCGGGACAGCGCCATCCCTCCGAGCGAGTTAGCATAAGGGTTGGCAGCGGACATGCCGGGATCGAAGCGGTTCATGGGGTCCGTATCGGACGTGTGCATCGCGCCGACCGGGAGCATGCCGCCCAGGGTGTCGTCCAGCATGGCCATCTGGTCGCCGATCAGCTCGTAGACGATGATGGCCATGCAGTCGGCTATGTCTTTTGTCACGACAGGGCCGGAATCAGGCGGTATTACGACCGGCGCTCCCGCTTTCTTCTGCAGGAACTTCAGCTCGTCACGCGCTTCCTCATGGAAGGGCGCGTGCACGAATCCCATGTTCACGGCGCCCTTGAACGTCTCGTAGGCACGCCAGCTGTTATCCCGCGTGGCGACGCGCTCGTCGACCATTACCTGCTTCGGCAGGCGCTCCTGCCGCACTTTCTTCTGCAGCACGCGGACCGTAGCCGGAACATTGAACTGGTCGAACGTCAGGAGCGAAGGACAGAACGGCTTCACTCCGTTAGTGAATATCCAGTCGGTTACCTCGTCATAGTCGATGAAGTGATCTTCGTAGTCGGCCGGGTCCCAGTATTTAACTAGGTCGAAAACGCAGTTTCCCGTGAGCACGTTGTCTTCCAGCACGAATGCCTGCGTTCCCGGCACGACGGCGCAGAATACCTCCTCGCAACGGTCCGTGGGCTCCACGGAGCGCACTCGCCAGGAAACCTGGAGGAATTTCTTTTTCTTCTCTACCCAGGCGGCCTCATAACGTTCTCTCTGATCCGATCTTATGAAGAACGATGCTCCCGGAAGAGTCGGGACGATAAATTCAATCGTGTAAAGAGAGGTATTTTCTTTCCCGAGTCCCCGCCGTACTGTTTCGGATATTCCGTAGCAGGATATTCCTATGCGCTGCGCGATGCTGCGAGTTTCTTCCAGGATGTTCCTGTCAGCGCATGAGATCCTCGCCTGTCCCTGCTCGTTAATGTTCCCGTCTGTAGCGAAGTAGCCGCATAGCCATCCGAGGAGATACTCGTCGCTTTCCTCCTGCAAGGGAGGGCTCTTTCTCGTCAGGAGGCGGCCGATCCCGTTCATGAACAGGGCGGGGCATCCGCTGGGAAGAGATGAGTAGCGGGGCTTATATCCCGCAAGATCCTCGAAATACCTGGAAAGCTCTATTTTCTTACCGAATAGCCGCAGCACTCCGTAACCATCGTAGACGGTTCCGTCCCCGGTCATCATTCCGTGCCGTATCCCGGCCTCATCCGGAGTCAGTCCGGCATCACATCCGGGCGTGAAAGTAGCGGTCAGGGAGAACGGGGAGCTTCTCTTCAGGCCAGAAGTACTTCTCACTGAAGCAGGACGCCCGGCAGTCCTCCCGATCCACCGGTGACCCTCAGTGGCGTATATTACCTTTTCTTTCTTGTTGCGCTGCAGAGTAACCTTGTAAAGCTTCTGTACCCCGAATGACTTTATTTCTGCTTTAACCCATTTTCCGGTAAATCCTCCCTCATGATCAGAGGTGAGAACATTCTGCACCGTCCCTGCCGTCTCTCCGAGGGTCCTGACTCCTTTGTCAGTGAGGTAGCGCGTCTCAGCGCCCAGGCAATGCTGCATCCCGCTATCATCAGGCTCTTTATGGGCAATTGCAAATCCGAAGCGCGCTCCGACATTACTCGGATCCCCGTGGGCGCGGTAGCTCATGGTCATGATGCCGCGCTGCTGGGCGCTGATCTCCGGAGGGCCGAACCGGGGGCTGCGCTCCGCCCAGGGATGGAAGATCTCGTCGACCTTCGTCGGGTTCAGGTAGGCGTCGAGGCTGGTCGCCCAGTGAGATCGGCGCTCGACTGCGAACATATCGGGATTAGCACGCTCAAGACGGCGCATTTCATCGTCATAGGACTGGATCGGGCCGCGCATCTCCCGCAGGCGGGGGAGGTTGCCGTCGGAGTACTCGCCGAGGTCCCCCCTGAAATCCGGCGGGAACAGCGGCAGCTCCGGGGCGCGCTCCCAGTCGATGTACGGCGCCCAGGACTCCAGCTGGACCATGAGCTTGTTGGCGTAGATGCCATGCATCGCGCCCGAGGCGTCGGGCTCGGCCGACAGGGACTGGACCCACAGCTCGTAGAACATGCCCGTCATCTCCCAGGTGGAGGACGGGATGCAGATGAAGGCGTCGGCGCCGAACTGGTCGAGGCTCGGGGTGGCGGCGTTGTAGACGTCGCCGAACGAGCGGGACGTGCCGGAGTTCTTGACGTGCGCGGCCTCGTCGAAACCGAGGATCGCGGTGGTCGGGCCGCGGCTCGACAGGAGCGTGGACTCCTTGGGCAGCACGGCGAAGCTGGCCATGTCCTTCGTCGACCGGATGCCGCGGGCGGCCATCGCCTCGATCCGGGCGAAGTCATGCGGGGCGAACACGGTCAGCGACTCGGCCTGGGGAGTCGAGATGTAATCGGTGAAGCACGGCGCCGCGGTGATGACATTGTTGAGGTCGCCCCACAGGTTGGCCTTGGCCTGGTCTTTCTTTCCGGCGAAGATCAGCGCCTGGATGACCTTGTCGTCCATGATCCCGTAGTAGTCCTGCGGGTTGCCCTTGGCCAGGTAGTGGTACAGCACGTAGGCCATGGCAATCGCGCAGGTATAGCCCTTCGACCCGCGGCGGCCGATCGCGAGAATGACTTCCTTGAACCAGCGGTAGCCGTGAGCGCGCAGCCACTCGATGCGCTCGTAGATGTCAGGCTGGATTCCGTTGGTGTGCGCCTCGAACTTGTTGTCGCCGCCCGCGTTGGGGTTGGTGGCCCCGAACGCGGCGATCCACTCGCCGATGACCTGGCGGTCATAGTCGGTGAACAGGTCCGAGCGGAGGAAGATCACCTTCAGCAGGGTGGCCTGCCGCGGGTACAGGTTCGGGCGCGCGAGCCACTGCGGCCCGGTGGTGAAGGTGATGATGTCGGGGATCGGCAGGCCGTCGGCCTCCTGCACGATGTCCCAGAAGCCGGAGGTCATCGCTAGTGGGAGTGGGCGTGTCCGTCGCCGTGGGAGTGGCTGCCCTGGCCGCTGCCCAGGAAGTTCTTCAGGGTGTCGCGGTCGGTCGTGATCACGCCCTTGTCACCCAGGCCGAGGATGTCATTCGTGACCTCGTGCACCATCTGGTCGTGGTCGAATGCCTTCGGGGCGGTGCGGCCGGTGATCTCGATCTCCGGCATGGCGCCCTCCTGCCTCGCGCCCTCCACGGAGTACTCGTACCACTTCACGCTGACGGTGAAGCCGAGCTTCCCGAACCGGTCTTCCGCCTCGCGGCTGAACGTCTCGTAGTTATGCGCCGATCCCTCGTACTTGCGGCGCATCGCATCGAGCACCATGTGGATCTGGTCAACCTCCGAATCGAGCAGGTTGAAAAGATCAGGCTCCTGCTGGACTGCCACTCGCGTTCCCTTCGGCCGGAGAAGACTTCTCTCCTTCCGGGGACTGGGGCATCAGGGCATTGAGGGTCTCGCTGTTCTTCACGTCGGCGATGAACGCGCCCCAGGCGCCCCCGCGCAGGTGCCGGTGCACGATCCACATCAGCTCGCGGACGGCAGACTCCCACTGCAGGGACGTGGCACGGGCATCCGACTCGCCGGCCTGGGCCTGCTGCTCCAGCCGCAGCAGCGCCGTGATGTCGCGGACCTGCACCTCGGCGCCGTCAGCGAGGCGCTCGTACGCCTTCTGCAGCGCCAGGCGCGTCAGCTGGGCCGGCGTGACGAGGGAGCCGCGCTCGTCGTTGAGGCTGCCGGAGGCGGCGTCGAGGGCCTCGCGCTCGATGCGCTGGAACGCCACCATGTGCGGCAGGTGCGCGCGGAGCTGGGACGGCGTGAGGACTCTCTCGCCGGACTCGCGGGTGAACTCGCTGACCTTCGCGTAAGACTGGCCCCGGGCGATGAGCCCCTCGGAGCGGAATCCCAGGGGATGGACGCACACCGGGCACGCGTCGTCGTGCTCTTTCTGGTGCTCGACGCCGTCGATCATGACGGGAACGGTGCGGGTCATTCGGCTAGCGCGTCGTAATCGCCGTCCGAGGAGGCGAAGTCCGGCGAGTCGGGAATGCGGCGCGACGGGTAGTGGCCGTCGCGGCTGTTGAGGTGGGCATGGCGGCTGTTCCAGGCCCGGTGGTACATGCCGCGGCGCACGGCAGGGTCGGCGTAGCCGGTGCCGGTGAGGATCTCGCGCTTCTCGCGGTCCTCGGCCTTCCAGGGCGTGAGGATGTCAGCCTTGGCCGAGCGGGAGGTGACGCCCTTCAGGGAGCCGAAAAGCCACTCGTCAGCGGCGTCTTCGAGGGCACGGCAGGTGCCGTTACGCAGCCTCGCTTTGATGACCGGGACAGGGATCAGGCTGCCATCGAACTCCGGTGATATCTCGTACAGGCCCATGAGTCTCCCTCCATATTCCCTCCATGTCATACAGGCGAGAGAGGGAGGAAACCGCGGACGGCAGGCACGGCAGCGGGTCCAGGCCCGCAATAGCCGCCTCGACCGCCCCGGCCTGGCACGCCGGCAGGAACAGCGGTGCCAGGGCGGCGAGGCGGTCCATGTCCGCGAGCGACCACGTCTCTCCCCCCGGGCCGGTGAGGAAACTGATCCCCTCAGTCTCGTGCAGCACGCGGAAGTCCTGCAGGTGCGCGAGCATGCTGCCGAGGTAAGCGGGATCGGTCAACCTGGGGCCTCCTGACATGATTCATTGTCATGAGTATGCAACACCTCGGAAGGATGAGCATAGACGGGGACCGTAAAACGGCACCGCGTGTCGCCGCAGGCAAGGATATTTATCCGCAGATAGCAGCTTATGCGGGAAGCTCTCCGGGACCCTGAGTGATCCCTTTCACGTCCGGGGAAGCCTCCGGAGGCTGCCAGGTGCCGAACAGCCTCGACAGTGCCTCGGCGTAATCATTACCGTACGCGACCGTGAAATCGCCCAGCATGCAGGAGAAGCTCCAGGCCGAGCCGAAGGCCGAGGAGATCATTCCCAGGCTGGTTTTCATCTCGAACTGCCGCACTGAGGAACTGGCGGTCAGCATCACCCTCTCCGTGCCGTCAGGAAGAGTGTCGCGGATGCCGATGATCATCCATTCGGGATCCCTCACGAGCCCACCGTCTTCAGCAGCATCTCCTCGATACGCTCCATTGACTTCACGAGAGAGTCGGCGCGGCGGGACAGCACGGACTCGAAGATCGCGAAATATCTCTGATCCATGCTGGAGCTTCTCGCCATGTTCGTGCGGTCGTCGATGGTGAGCTTGCTTCCTTCTGGCTCTATGTATCCCCTCGCATACACTTCCTCCCACTGTCCTTTCGCGAACATCGCCGAGGACCACATCATGTCGCGCTGCTGGCGCCAGGCGATCAGGCTGACAGTGATCACGTGCAGCAGCTGCCTCCGGTCGCCGTCGGTGATGCGCGCCCAGCGCTCGATGTAGTGGCCGTGCTCGTCGCGCTGCCACTCCAGGAGCCCGAGAGGGCTCCGGGCCTGCTCCCCTGCCTCATTGACGGCCGGCTCGCGGACGAGGGGGTACAGCTCGGTGTCAAGGAACCAGTACACGTCCGGGAAGGCATCCTTCAGCGCCCGGTCGGCCATGAGGCCGATCTGCTGCATCAGCACCATCTCAGACGGGTTCCAGGCCAGCTTCATGCGGGAGAAGTTCAGCCGGCTGAACCTGGTGCGGTCCGGCGCAATGTCGGGCTCGACGGGACCGTCGGGAGCGTCGACGGTGCCCTCGGCGTCCTTCAGGACGCGCTCAACCTGGTCCGCCTTCTGGTCCTCGCTGCCGCGGGGCTTGCGGGCGGGCATCAGGAGGCCGCCCTGTCCGGGGCGCCCTGGGCCGCGAGCAGGACGTGCACCGGGCACGTGTCGGCGTACACGCCGTCGCGCGGGCTGCGCAGCCAGGTCCATCCCTGGGCGGCGGCCTGCCTGCGCGCGGTGCGGAAAGACGAGGACGGGACGTCCTCGGTAGTGAACTGCATGATGCAGCCCGGGGTATCGCAGGTGATGGTGACGATGCGCTTTTCCACGGCTCCCACAGTGCCTCTTTCTTGTGTAACAATAAATCCTAGGAAAGCTTACCAGGGTGCTCCAGGTCCCAGAGGTAGGCCAGGCCGACGGCGAAAGCGTCTCTCTCGTGCTCTGTCCACGGCCGCCGCGCCGTCTCCGGCACGTAGCGGGCGACGGCGGCGCCGATCTCTTTCTTGTCATGGCGCGGGTTGCCGCACAGCACCCGGCTGGCGTGCTGGGCGTTCACGGTCGTGCCGTGGCACCCGGACGCCTGCCAGACGGCGTACCCGGCGATGAGGCTGGACTCGGTGCGGTGCCCGCGGACAGCGGGAGCCTCCCATACCCGGTCTGCCGTGCGCCCCCTGCGCAGCGCCTTCTGCGCGGCGGTGATGAGAGCGTCCTGCGCCTGGTCACTGATCTGCAGGGCCTTGTCGTAGGTGCCCCAGTACCCAGTTCGGTCCGAGGACGCGCGCAGGGTGCCGTGCCCGTAGACCTGGAGGCCGGCAGCGGCGGTCACGCAGAAGTGCACCCATCCGGTCGAGGACAGCGACGGGTCGAAGGCGATCGTCTCGTGGTCGCGGCGGAAGTCCGCGAGCTGCGGCGGCTCCCACGGCGCAGGCACGGGCACGGCAGCCAGCTGCCCGCGGACCTCCTGCTCCCATTCACCCACGGCGGGGCCAGCGGCAGGAAGAACGGGCGCGGTACCTCCGGCGCAGCAGCGACGGGGCGAAGACAGCCACGATTGCCTGTGCGAGCCGCTCAGAAGTCCACTCGGGCCGGGCGCGCGCAAGAACACGCGCGTACTCGATCACCTGCTGGCTGGCATCGCTGATGCCGTCGCTGACGGCGGCGGCCTCGTCCTGCGCCCCGCGCTTCCACCAGGCGTGCTCCGGGGTTCCGGACGGGGGGATACCGGGGCTGCGCGGGTCAGGCAAGTCCACAGGCCACCAGGGCTCCCTTGTAGCGGCGCTCGATGTCGGCGGCAGCGTCCGGGTCGAAGGGGATGTGGTACTCCTTCACCGTCCACGGGCTGCCCAGGGCCTGGATGAGGCAGATGTACTTCCGCAGCCCGGTCAGCCGCATGTACTCCTGGAACTGCCACCAGTACTTCGGGTACTTCGCCTTGAACGCCTCCTCGTCCATCTCGGGCAGCTCCCGCAGCGTCATCGGGTTGGCAGTTTTGTGATCATAACCGTGTAGAAGGGACATAATACCCGCTTCATTCATCCCGGCGACAGTGCGCGGCATTCCCTCCGTCGGCAGCCCGGTGAAGTTGAGGATGCTGTCCAGGTGGCCGCGGGAGCGCAGCTCCGGCTGGCTGGCCGCGTGCTCGCGGCACTTCGGGCGCTGCTGGCCGCAGACATCGCAGGGCTCCCGGGACGGCACGATCGCGAAGCCGGTCTTCTCCAGGACCTGGCGGGCGACGTCCCCCATGATCGTGCCCATCGCGAACGACATCGACAGGGGATAGTCCCGCGAGGCCGGGGGCGTCTCCGCCGGCTGCCGGAGGTAGGCGACGAGCCTGTCCTCGGGCATCACCGCGTGGGTGCTGCAGTGGAACCACCGGTCCGGAGCGCGCTCGACCGGTTTCCCGGCGCGTACCTTCAGCTCGGCGGCCTGGTCGGAGCACATGAACGCCATGAGGACCGGCTTGACGAGGCAGCCTGCCGCGCCCAGGTCCGGCGGCCTGGAGAAGGACGGCATCAGGCCGGCACCGGGTAGTAGACGCGCCCGTTGACGAGCAGCGTGCCGCGGTGCACTATCTCGTCGTTGAGCATCAGGCGGCTGCCGCCGGAGACGGAATCGATCCGCACCGTGCGCGCCTCCAGCCGGCTCACCTCGCCGCGGGCGTCCACGTGCCAGGCGCGGAGGACATGCTCGGCGGCGTGAACGCCATTGCGCAAGTCGATCACCGTCCAGGGGTACAGCTGCGGAGAAGGCTCGAACACCTCCCGCATCTCCAGGAGGGCGCTGCTCGGCGCGGCCACGGACTGCGGGGCGGCAGGACCGCGCTCGGCGACGGCTGCGCGGAGCGCCAGGGCGCTTAGCTGCTCCTCCAGGGCTATGATCTGGCTCGCGTACGCATCCCCGCGCTCCTGGAGAGCGCGGATCTCGTCCAGCAGCAAGCGCGTGCCGTCCCCCGGGACGGAGGGAGGCGCGGGAGCCGCCTGCCGGGTATAGTTCTCGCCCTTCCACGCGATGACGCCGCCCGCGGCGTCAGCGAAGATCTCCGGGCCGAGGACGGTGATGTCTCCCTCGTGCCGCGGGTATTCCTGCTCAGCAGGAGGGCACTGGTGTTCCCCGGCCAGGCGGCGCAGATCCTGCACCTCGGCCGTGCGGTCGCGAAGATCGGACTGCAGGCTCGTGATCACCTCCCGGGCGCTCTGCGCCCGGGAAGATTCCTGCCCTGCCCGGAGGGCCTGCAGCTCGCCCTGCATGGCCGTCACCTGGCCGGCAAGCAGCTGTGCCTGCCCGGCGTCGTGGAGGATCTCCAGGAAGTCCTCGAAGGAGAGGGCGAACCACTCATGGTCGACGGTGCGCAGCGACTCGTCCGCGTACCAGCGGAACGCCATCGCCGGGCGGTCGCCGCCGCTGGCCTCCTCGGTGATCTTCTCCACCAGCTCGCGGGTCATCGGGACGGCCTTGCCGGAAGTGGCCTTGCACTCGACGTTGAACCCGTAGGGATGCTTCATGGCCGAGGCGCTGCCGTCGCCGGGGCTGTTCCACTGGTTGCCGCTGCCCTTGTGGCGGCTTCCTCCCAGGCGCTCGGAGACATGCTCCTCGTGCATTCTCGACATTTTGGTACGGTCTGCAGTCACAGCTTGGATGCCTCCAGGATCAGCCTGCGCACCAGGGCGCGCTCTTTCTCGTCGTCGCGCAGGCGCTCGGTGACCGCCTTGCGCCCCTGTACCTTGCCGCCGCCGGGCAGCGTGTAGAACGAGCCCGACTGGGTGATCACCTTCGCCTTGATGCCCGTCTCGGCATAGTCGTGGACGTGGTTGATGCCCGCGGGCCCGTACTCGCCGGTGTCCATCCTGTTGACCCAGAACGTGGCCCGGCGCGAGACCGGGAACGCCTTGGACCGGGTGATGCGGGCCGTGAACTCCTGGGAGACGGTCTCCGGCTTCTCGCCCTCCTCCAGCACCATCTGCACGTAGCCCTCGCCACCGCCGGAGCGCGCCATCTGGACGCGGGTGGTGGTGGAATGCTGCATCGCCTTCGGGCCGGCGGAGACGTCGCCGCCCATGGAGCCGATCGCGGAGCGCGGCTGGTTGACGAGGATCACGGCAGTGTTCGCCTCGCGGGCCAGCGCGGCGAGGTGCTTGACCATCCGGCTGATGACCTGGGCGTTCTTCCCGACCAGGTCGTCGGCAGCGTCGCGGGCGAGGGCCTTGCGGGATTCCATGCCACCGACCGAGTCGACGATGACGAGGGGGAACAGGCCGCTGCCGGTGAGCTTGCGGGCCATGTCCGAGGCGTCCTCGCTGTCCATGGGGTACTGGTGCTCCCACTTGCCCCGGGACAGGTCCAGGCCGTTCTGCTGGGCCCAGAAGTCATCGAAGGTGCCCTCCATGTCGACGTACCCGGCCCGGCCGTCCTTCAGGGCCTGGGCCTGCACGGCGGTGCTGATCATGAGAGTGGTGTTATGCGTGACCAGGTAATCCTCAGTAATGTAAAGGGAATCATCTGCTTCTACCCGGATGCACCAGACCTCCTCTTCAGACTCAAGCTCGACGGACGTGATGGCCCGTGATATCCCGCGCTTGGGAGGCGTCCATTTCTCAGCCTTGCGGGGAGAGTAGAAAGGGCATTCAGGGAGAAGAACAGACACTTCGTAGAGAATGTTTTCCCTGTCTCCGTAGGTATTCTCGTATATCCTGGATATTCCTCCGAGAGACCTTACTATTTCTATTACGCCTTCTGCCAGATCGCGGCTCGTAGAGCTGAAGCTAGCGTTTCCGGCGGAGTTGCTAGAAATAGGAACAACTGATCCGTCCGTGTCCATCAGGCCGGCAAGGAGATCTCGCCTGTCCTGTTCAGAAGCGCGAAGATATTCTTCAGGAATGAATTTATCAGCGCTCTTGCACCCTTCCTGCCCGAGTTTCCTTATCATCGACGGACTCCCCGGGAAGTAGAAGCGGAGAGCAGTAGTAGGGTTATATTCAGAAGCGCGCAGGCCAGTCCTCCTCTCGATCCTCTCTATTATGTTCCTGTCATCCCAGTGCAGAGCGAGAGAGCCTCTGCTCGTGAAGCCACCGTTTCCCAGGAGAACTCCGGCCAGGTAAGAATCTACGGGAAGCTCTGACTGAGGATGCCATACCGGGGAGCAGACCGGGATCCACCATTTCTTCCTGCCGTCAGAAGTGAGCAGAGACCCGGAAGCAATATCCCTGACGGACTTCACGTAGGAGCCACCGGAAGTGTTCTTCATCTTGGGAGTCTGCACGCGCCACAGATGATCACCGTCGCACCGTACGGACGCCCCATCCGAAAAGGTGACCCGGTACACCGGCAGCACGCCGCGCTTGTAAACATCAGATATCCGGGTGGGCTTCCCGTCTGATCCTGATGCTTCATCTCCAGGACGGAGATTGCCCAGCTTCTCCCATCCGGAGGGAGTCATGATCCTCGTGCCGAGAGGATGGCCTTTCCCGCTGTCCGGGGGGCCGACCAGCTCGTGGATCCGGCCGCGGATCCAGCCGCCGTGAATGAGCGCCCGGTCCAGGGACCACACGCCCGTGCTGATCACGTCATAGCGCGCGGCGGTGGCGTCGGGAGCCTTGACCTGGGCCGAGTAGCGCTTGTCGGTCTCCTCCTGGAACTTCTCCAGGGGGGTCTGCCTGGGCTTAGCGGGCACTGATGCTCCTGATGTCGCGCAGCCGGCCTGACGTGCGCCAGCCGGAGGAGGTACGGTACCGGGACCGCTCGGCAAGGACCGCGACGGGGGTACCGGGCCGGATGCGCCCGGCGACGGCAAGCAGGTCGGGTTCGCCGGGATCACGCGGCCGGAAGCAGCTTATATCAATAATCCCTGTCACGGAAGCGAGAGTGAGCCAGCCCATCGTGTTCCCGGCCTTCGTGACCGTCTCGCGCAGTCCCTGGAAGACCGCGGGAACCTGGTAGATGCCGGCCGGGAGATCGTCCCACATGTCGGTCAGCTCGGCGCCCAGCCTGGAGGCACCGGGCAGCCGGGCGTCGAGCGCGGTGAAGGCGTCCGGGGACAGCCACGTGCCGAACAGCCCCGTCTCCAGGCGCCACAGCACGTCCGGGGCGTAGGACAGGGATCCGTCGAGGCCGGACAGGTCCGGGGGCTGGTAACGGCGGCAGGAGCGCGTGCAGCGGGCCGGGGGGGGCTTGATCAGGGGCTGCAGCCTGCGGCCCGTCCTCTCGCTGAGGCGCTCGATCACCGGCTCCTTGTCCCACTCATAGGTACAGGGCAGCCCGTTGGGACCGGAGACGGTCTCGTCCTTGTGGACGCAGCGGACGAGGTCGCCGGCCCGGTCGGCGTCGAGGTGCTCGGCGAGGGCACGGCGGGACGGCACGAGGGCATCGAGGGCGCCCCCGGTGACGAGGGCGCGCAGCACGCCGGAGTTGACGGTGCCGCGGACCGCGTCCCAGCTCGCGAACGGGGCGCCGGCGGCGAGGGCCTTCAGGGCGCTGTCGCCGACGCCGGTGATGGCGTCGAGCCCGTAGCGGACCGAGGGGCGGGACTCCTCCCCGTCGCGGGGCCACTCGACGGCGAACCCGCGGGCGTGGTGGTTCACGTCGGGGGGGCGCACGTCGATGCCCAGGCGGCGCGCCTCGTTCACGTACAGGCCGATACGGTCCTTCTCCTTCTCGGACAGGGTGGTGCAGATCGCGGCCAGCGTTTCGGCGGGATAATGCGATTTAAGCCATCCCGTCCAGAATGCAAGAACAGAATAGGAAAAAGCATGGCTTGCGTTGAAACCGTATTTCCCGAAGGTCGCCATTGTCTCCCATATGTCTTCTGCCTCTTTACGGGAGATATGTCCGTTTTCCTCGCAGCGCCTGGCAAACTCCTCCCCGGCGGCGGCGATCTTCGCGGTGAGTTTCTTGCCGAGGATCTTGCGGACGCCGTCGGCCTCGGCGCCGTCGTAGCCGGCCAGCTCGGTGCAGGCGTAGAGGATGTCCTCCTGGAAGATCATGATGCCCTGCTGGCCGCGCAGCCGGTCCTCCAGTGCCGGGTGGGGGTACTGCACCTCCTCCTTCCCGGCGCGGCGGCGCAGGTACGCCTGGTCCATCCCGGAGTTGCGCGGGCCGGGGCGGACGAGGGCGACGAGGTGGGCCAGCTCCGCGATGCTGCGGGGCTTCATGTCCCCGCAGAACCGGGCACCCAGGCTCGTCTCCACCTGGAACATGCCGAGGGTGCGGCCGGTGCCGATCTCCTCCCACACCTGCGGGTCCCGGTACTCGGCAGTCCACCGTGAGGGGTCCGGGCGGTGACCGGTGCGCTGCCCGATCAGCCGGACGGCCTCCTGGATGCTGTCCAGCGTGCGGAGGGTGAGGAAGTCGAGCTTGAGGAGCCCCTGGGCCTCCATGTCCCGGAAGTCCCACTGGGAGACGACGGTCCGGTCCTGGGCGGAGGCGATCCGCATGGGGAGCGTGCCCTCCAGCGGCTGGCCGGTGGAGATGACCAGGCCGGCGGGGTGCGTGCCGTACCCGCGGACGCGCCCGACGAGCACGGCGGCGGTGGAGAAGATCTCCGGGTACTTCTGCACGTACGGCTCCAGCCCGTCCGAGAGCTGGCTCATCAGGTCATCCCACGGCAGGCCCAGGCCGGCGGTGTGAGACTCGGCTTCCTCGATCAGGGCGCTGACGGCCTTCATGTCGGTCCTGGCCTCGGCGGGCAGCTCGCCGCGGCTGACGGCGACGCCGGCGAGCTTGTCCAGGACCGACTTGGCGCGGTAGCGCATGTGGGTGCCGACGCGGACCACGCTGTCCGCGCCGTACTTGCCGATGACCCGGTCCTGGATCTTCCCGCGCTGGGAGCTGGGGAAGTCCAGGTCGAAGTCGGGGAGGCTCACGCGGCCCGGGGTGAGGAACCGGGAGAACATCAGGCCCGCGTCGATCGGGTCGGACACGGTAATGTCCAGCAGCCACGACATGAGGGATCCGGCGGCCGATCCGCGGCCGGGACCCACGAGGATGCCCTCGCCCCGCGCCCAGGTGGTGATGTCCTCCACCATCAGGTAGCAGCCGGACAGCCGCTTGTCGCGGACGAGGCAGAACTCCTCGCCGAGCCGGCGCGCGTAGTCGTCCAGGCTGCCGCCGGCCAGCAGCCCGGCGGAATGGCGGTCAGCAAGCGCGTCACTGGCCCGCTGGTACAGGGCGCGGCTGTCCTCCTCGTAGGAGGACGAGAACACCGGGGGCACGATCTCGCCGCCGATCCTGGCGGTGCACTGCTCCGCGATGCGGACGGTGTTATCGCATGCCTGCCGGGCGGCATCGGGGCCGAGGGCACGCGAGAGGCGGTCGCGGACGACTGCCTCGTCGTGCATGGGATCCATCTGCCAGTAATCGTCGTTGCCGGTACCGGTCTGGCAGGCCATCCAGGTGCGGTGCAATGACTCCTCGGCAGGGGACGGGTAATGCGCGTCGGAGGCGGCGGCGAGGGGGATTCCGGAGGAAGCGGAGACCTCCTTCAGCAGCATGTTCAGGCGCTGCTGCTCGGGGATCAGGTTGGGCTGCACTTCGAGGTAGAAGTTCTCGCCGAAGATGCCGCGCATGCGCCGCAGCGTGGCGGCGGCGGTGTCCCAGTCCCCGGCGAGGAGCGGCTTGCTGATGATGCCGCCCAAGCACGCGGTGGTGGCGGTGAGGCCCGCGCCGTACTTTTCCAGCAGCTCCCAGTCCAGGCACGGCTTCGCGTAGAAGCCGCTGGTGTACGCCTCGCTGGACAGGGAGTAGAGGTTGCGGAGCCCGGCGTTGTCACGGGCGAGGAGAATCAGGTGGGCGTAGGAGCGGCGCCGCTTCTGGGCCTCCTTGTCGCCCGGGCCGGGCTGCTCCGTCCGGTCGGCGATGAAGTACCCCTCCATGCCGAACACGGGGGAGATGCCGTACTCGTCGCAGGCCCGCTGGAAGTCGGGGTGCCCTGAGCAATTACCATGATCGGTGATCGCGGTGTGAGCATGGCCGTCGGCTGCCGCGCGGGCCGCGATCTCCCGGCAGCGGGAAAGACCGTCCATCGGGGAGTTATGGCTGAGAAATCCTTCTGCTACCAGAGTCCCAGTGGAAGTTTCCAGTGCTATAGTCTCGGCTTCTCCTATGTATTCTAGAGAAGAAACCAGCACAGGGCGAGTGTTCCTGCTCCCCGCTCGCCGGCCAGCCCATACCTCGTCGGACCGGCCAATGAACCGGGAAGGACGGCACTGAGAAAGAAAGCGCAGGACAGTCTCGTATCCGTTCAGCCGGAACGTACGGCAGTCCGTAGGAGAAGCAGACCATTGCGCACGATCAGCAGTGATCCCGTATCCCAGCTTTTCACATGTCGCCTTGATGCGATCAAGCACGACTCCAGGATTCTGGGCAAAAGAAAACTGGCCTCCGTTCAGCCATGCTTCTCCATCTGCGATTCCTGCTAGCCAGCCCGCGTCATGAGCAAGATCCGACGGAAGATCTCCCCATGGGGATGCCCACTTGATAAGACGGCTTTTGCCCGGAGTAAGGTCCTGAGTCATTACCCAGCGACGCGTATTGGTACCATAGCCGCCCTTGGGGCCGCCTGGGCGCACGAGAGAGCCCTTGGTAGTTCCGTTAGATATCCATCCATGGAGACTGGAAGCTACTATTTCAGTTCCGTCCTCCAGAGATATGCGCCAGCATTCGCGGAAAACAGATTTTTTTCCGGTGACTACAGCTCGACGCATCTTTGATCGACTATTACCTTTTTCTCCCTCCAGAGGGCGAAGATCTTCGTCAAATCCAACGATTTCTTCTCCTACTTCTATGTCACTCGCTTTCTTCCATGAAAGAGAAGCAAGCGCTATCTTGGTCTCAGGTGCTACACAGTACTCACTGTGCGTATGAATATGTGCAAAAGCCATGAAAGTCCCTTTTCATGAAAAAGCGCGGGAGCCCGCACCCATGGACGGGCTCCCGCGCGGTCCCTCTCGCCGGGGAGTGCCAGGCCCGGTTTCCCGGCGTGCACCCTGGCCCCCGCTTCCGGCGAGAGGAGCCCGGAGGATCAGGACTTCGTGGCGAACACGTCCGAGGAGCCGAAAGTCTCGGCCATGCGGGCGCGCACGTCGGCGACGTCCTCTTCCGACACCTTCGCGCCCTCGTCCTTCGCGCCGGCGGACTGCGAGTCGTCGCTGTCCTCGTGCTTGACCCGGTGGTCGAAGAACCGCCCGTAGTACGCGGAGCTGGCCTGGTCCAGGACCGCGTCCTCCAGCGTGAGCTTGCGGATCTCCAGGGCCCCGGAGTATTTCTCCCACGCCTCGGTACCCGGCTTGAGGTCCGGGGTCTCCAGGCCCATGCCGAACTCGTAGGCGTTGTCCTGGCGGGTGATCCGGAAGTCGGTCAGGCACACCGAGCCGGCCATGTAGGTGACCTGCGACAGGGTGCCCCAGAAGTTGCTCCACCCCTGCGTGAAGACGAGGATCTTGGGGATCCTGACTTCCCCGTCATCGGTCTTGACGGTCTCCGTCACGTCGGCGAAGGCGCTGATCTTCTCATCGGGCGCGGCCGGGCGGAACTTGCCGCTCTTGGGGTCCTTCGTGACGGGCTGGCGCTCGACGCCGAGCCCCCAGACGTACGGGCGCGTGTCGGCGACGCTGCCGCCGTAGGTGCCCTTCACGCCTTTCTTGAACTCGCAGATGTAGCAGGATCCCTTGCCGTCCTCCCACTGCGGGGGATCGAGGGGCTCCCCCTCAGCGTGCAGGAGCCGGAACGCGATGTCGTTCTGGCAGACGGCGCCCATCTGCTTGGGCCAGTTGGTGGCGCCCTTCGGAGCGTCCCTCGTCGGGACGCCGTTGTGCATCTGGACGTGAATGAGATCGTCCAGGTCCGTGATGAACCGGACGTACCTGGGGGCCTCGCCGCTCTTGAGGCGGAAGAACGAGACCCGGCCGCCGCCGGAAGCCGCCTCGGCGGCAGCCTTTGCGGACGCGGCACCCTTGCTGAAACTCGGCATGAAGCCTTCTCCCTGGTGAACCTGATGGCCTGAAGTGAAGTGAGCTAGTCCCTGCTGACTGCCTGCGCGGCACGTTCCGCGGTGATGCCTTCGGGGTAGTCGCTCGCGAGGAAGATTATCAAAGAATCCGTGTAAGGGGAAGTGGCGAGGAAGAATCCGTCCGGCGTGTCGGGACTGACGCCCACCGCGAACGAGACGTGCTTTCCCGCGCGGGACAGCGCGGCGGCCAGGGCCTGCTGCCAGCGCGGCAGCAGCGCCTCACGGACGCGCACCGGATCGAAGGCTCCCCGGGCTGCCGGGTCGCCGAGGACGTAATAGGACCAGTCACAGTCCCAGGGGCGGCTGCCCCGCTGCCGCGCCCAGTCCGGGAGGACCGCGGCCTCCGCGGCGTCCGGGCGGTCCTGCGTCGTGCCGTAGCCCCACTCGTCCAGTACCTCGTCGGCGGAGATACCGGAGCCCCGGCTGCGGCGGCGCGCTGACTCCCGGATCGAGTCGCGCCGCACCCGGTCGGCGGTATCCCTGTCGCGGAGCCACAGGGCGCCCAGGGGGAGGGCGTCGTACTCGCGGCGCAGGCCAGGGTCGAGGAGCTGCTTCATCGCGTACGTCAGGTCCGGGTCGTCCTGGCCGCCCAGGCGGGTGTACGCCTCGCGCATCTCCTTCCAGCCGGCGCGCCAGCCGATGCCCAGGCGCCGGTAATAGCCGCAGACGTCCCAGCACGCCGCCGGGTATGGCTGCAGCGCCGTGCACGAGGACGCCGTCTCGGCGGGGCCGCCGGCCCGCTCGATACCGGGGAGGGCGACGGCGTGCGACGGGGACCGCTCGCCAGGGAGGGCCTGCAGGTCCCACGTCCACTCGCCGGGCGAGTCCAGGATGAACAGCCCGGAGCGCCCCAGGACGCCGTCGTAATGGGACCGGTCGCCGCCGAGGATGCCTCCCAGGTCGAGATCAGGGCGCTGGCGGGGGCGCTCGTCAGGCGCGTGGCGCACAGCCCCCGTCAGCCACGCCATCAGGCCCTCGCGGTCATCGCGGCTCACCGGCCGCCGTCCGCCTCCTGGTTCTCCTCCTGCAGCCCGGCCTCGTCCTCTGCGGACCAGGGGGATGAGGAGGAGGGGGAGGAAGCGGTGAACTGCAGCGGCAGCTCCTCCTCGCTGACTTCGGTCACCTGCTGGTCGGCAGCGGCACCGGTCTTCCGGATCGGCATGTCGTCTCCTTCATCGTCGTCCTGAGGCAGCGTAACCGCGTCTGCCGTGAGAGTCATCCAGCCGTAATCGCACCGCGGGCACGTCAGGCACAGATGCTCGCGCGCAACGGCGGGCCAGCCGCGCGCGCAGGGGAAGGTGCTGCCGGCGACGCGGCTCGGGTGCCATGTCACGTCAGGCATCTCGGCACTGCACTTGGGGCACACATCCTGCGGATTGTACGGCGGGAGCCTCATCTCAATAAAGCTAGCCTTCCAGCGCGCGTGCGGCTACCCGGCGGGCGCAGGTGGCGCAGCAGCGCGGAACCTGGAGACCGGGAGCCGAGGGCACCTTCTCTCTCCGTCATCCTTTTCTTTTCCGTACGCGTAAAGAAAAATGTATCCACGCCGGAAGATGAAGTTGAAGATTCATAGAGGTGACGCACCCGGTGACGCACCCGAGTGACGCAGCAGAGTCGGTATTTCGTAGGGTCTGAGCTGGAGTTTTGTCGAAGGTGACGCAGGTGACGCAACTTTTGGGAAACTCTCTCGCGCACGCACGCGCGATGCCAGATGTATCCATTGCTACTTCTAGACTTAGTTGCTGTTATCACTACTGTCGGGTAACTTTTGGCTCGATATGATATTACCCTAAGTAATCAAAAAGAGCGGCCGATGGCCGCTCAGGGTAGTTTCCCAAAAGTTGCGTCACCTGCGTCACCAACATATAACTGCAGGTCAGGCATATCATTAATTGTCTTTGATGCGTCACTAAAGTGCGTCACCGGGTGCGTCACCGGGGGAGGGAGGGATAAGAAATGTCCGTTTCCCTACATGCCCCCGGTGACTCATTGTCACTGAACCGGATTCTGCTTCACCTGCAGCGTGGGGAATCCGCGCCAGCGCTCGATACGCGTCCGCGGATACATTCCGGCGAGGTTGGCCGAGAAGGCGTTGATGCTCATGGGCTTGCTGCCCGGCTGGTTCTGGGAGTACCAGATCTTGTAGACGGCGTACAGCTCGCTGGTGCTGCGGCCCGGAGCGCCCTCCTGGGGCTCTGTGACGTCGCAGCAGGACTCCACGAAGGCGTAGCGCCAGTCCTCCTCGCGGACGTACTCCTGCTTGCTCTCGACCGCGCAGGCGGGCATCGCGAGATCACCGAGGGCCAGCCAGTCGGCGAGGCCGCCCAGGAGGCGGTTGAGGACGCCGGATCCCTCGGACTCCAGGATTTTCTTCGCGAGATCCTTGTCCTGCTCCGCTGCGGGGATGGATTCCCCCCACTTGATCAGGTGCAGCCGCCGGTGGGTCGCCGGGTCGGCTGAGATGTGCACGAGGTGGTTGGAGAACAGGTGGATCTTGCCGGTCGGCTTGAACTCGAAGAAATCGCGGTACAGGTACCGGGCCGCGATGGTGTCGCCGCCGGTGAGCTGCTTGATCAGTGCCTCGTTGAGCTGCTTGCCGGCCTTCGTCTCGCTGGCGGCGAGGTAGCGGCGCCCGTCCATCCGGGCGATGTCCACCGGGACCTGGCCGGTCTTGCTGGACAGGATCAGCGTCTCCACCGGCACGATCTGGGCATAGCTCCCGGCGATCCGGGAGATGATGTCGTTCGCGACGGACTTGCCGTTGGCACCGGAGCCGTGGTGCAGGAACATCGCCTGCTCGGACAGGCTCGCGGTCAGCGAGTACCCCCAGATCCGGTACAGGTACGCCCGCATCTCCGGGTCGGGCTGCACCCGCTCCAGGAAGGCATCCCACTGCGGGCACGCCGCGTGCGGGTCGTAGACGGAGCTGCACTGCATCGTCAGGTACTGGGTGGGCGCGTGCTCGGCGAAGGCACGGCGCCGGGCGTCCCACGCGCCGTTGGCGAGGTTCACCACGAGAGGGTCGATGTCGAGATGGGACTTGCGCAGCCCCATCAGCGTCATGCGCCGGGCCACCTTCACTGCCTTGGCCGGCGTCTCGGCCGTGCGCCACTTGCGGCACTGCTCCTCGAAGCTGTCCCGCGGCGAGTCTTTCTCGTCCTGGCTCGGGTCGATGTCCTTGCTGTAGGCCGGGCCCTCGGTCTCGGGGAGGCTGGCGATCATCGCCTGGGCGAGGCACTCGGCCATCGCGTCCTCGCTGACCCACACCCCGGCCTGGTAGAACATCCACACCCCGACGTCGGTGTTCCAGCGGAGCATGTCGCCGAAGTGGTCGCCCATCCGGTCGCCGAGCCCGAAATCGTCCCAGGAGCGGGGCTCGAAATGGCCGCGCTCCGTCCACTGGGGATGAAACGGCTGCAGCATGCCGCTGGACCAGCCGGAGTGGAACGTGCGGCGGGCCTCCTCCATCCCGAAGTCGGGCGCGAGCACCGCCTCGGACAGCGCCGCCCAGGCGTCGGCCTCGGAGATGATCCGGTCGGGCGCGAGCTGGCCGCACGCGAACGCGGCATCGTTGAGGGCCTGGTTCCGGCCGCCCTTCGCGGTCTCCTTCAGCATCTTCGCCCGCGCCGCGACGACCGACAGCCCGTAGGCACGCCGGATGCCGTTCGGCGCTGCCTTGGGCGCGAGCGGGGACGGCTCCCCGCGCTGGGCCTTCTGGTAGGCGGCGAGCGTCTCGCGGATCCACTCGGGCAGCGGGGCCGGGGGCGAGCTGTCGATGACCGAGTACGGCCCCTTGCCCGAGATGCTCGGCGCGGCGACGACCTGGCCGCCGGTGCCGCGGACATCGATCCCGGTGCCCCAGGGATTGCAGTTGCGGACGGGAAAAGACGGCATCTGGAAGAGGTAGTGCCGTCCTCCTGATCCGGTCTGGGCAATAGTGGTGGAAGGGATATCCCCGTGCTGGGCGGTCAGCCTTTCCCACAGGAGATCGCCGCCGTTAGCGGGATCGATATCGATGACGACGATCCCGCTGGGCTCTCCCGTGAGAATGCCGATATTCGCGTCCGGGCGGGAATCCGGCGGATAGCTCTCGCCGGAGGTCTCGCGCCACCACCGCAGGTCAGAGGCCGGGTCCTCTTTCGGCTTCTGCCACTGCTGCTCGACGGGGTGCTTGCCGGCCGCGCAGTCGCCTTCAGCGGCCCCGCAGGAGCACCGGCCGCTTTCCACGTCGTGCACGGGGATGATGCGGTACCCGGCCTGCCGGTAGCGATCCGCCGCCTCTCGCAGCTCCGCGCGGCGCTCGGGGGAACCGCCGAGGTCATCGAGGCTGATGTTGCCGACGAAGTCATCGGCGAGGAAATTATTCCCCTCGGCCGCTGACACTTCCGCTGGCATTATGCTATCGTCGGGCTCGACGGAGGAATGGTTTACTGCCCCCGCGCCCTCTGGACGGGGCGCGGGGGTGTTTTCTTTGCCGGTCATTTAGAGATGGCCTCCGGACAGCAGCGGGATGGCGAAGAAACCGTCATGGGCCTCGGTGAAACGGCGGATGGTGACAGGCGCTCCCTGCCACAGGCCGCCGTGGTCCTCGAACGCGGCACGGGCGATGATCATCGCCTTGTCGGGACCGAACCGCTCGCAGAACTCCCCGATGACCTTCTCCGGGTCCGGGCCGGGAAGCTGGGCTCCCCAGCGGGATGACAGTGACGCGGTGACGTACGCGAGCACGTCCCCCGTCCTGAGAAGGCACTCGGGCATAGGCGTGGCCATGCTTCCTCCTGGCGTGACGAAGGGATGCCCTGCCGCAGGGAAGGCAGGGCGCCGGGATGAGGAACTCTATCCGGCAGCGTAAGACGGGCCGCGCTGCCGGTCAAGCATCCTTGTTATATCAATAAATGCTAGTCAGGAGGCGGGGAAGGCCACGGGAGATCCCCGCGCGACAGGCGTTCCCGCAGGCGCTTCAGGCCGAAGGCCGCGAGAAAGGCATCCAGCTGCCGGGCGTGGCGTGAGGGATCCCATCGCGCCGCGGAGAGCAGCGGCGCGTCCCCGTCATCATCCCACGGGCGCTGGGCGGGCTCGCGCAGGTCCATCAGGTCCCGCCACACCGCGGCCATCTTCGCGCTCTCGTCACCGGGGTAACGGCGCTCGTGCTGCTCGATGATCCCGGCCAGCAGGGCGGCATCGTCGCCCGTATGAGCCGCTGCCAGCTTGACGGCCCCTGTCTCGCCGATGCCCCGGACGCCGGGGATCCCGTCTGCGGGGTCGCCGGCGAGGGCGCGCAGCAGCGGCAGCCGCCGCGGCTCGCACCCCCAGTGGTCCCGGACGTCCTGCTCCGTGGTGACCTGGGGGTCTTTCGTTCCAAGGTCGCGGACTGCCGTGCGCTCGTCGCACAGCTGGAACAGGTCCCGGTCGGCAGTGAGGATCGTGACCCGTGCCTCCGGCATTGCCCTGCGGGCCCGGCGCCACCAGGCGGCGATCAGGTCGTCGCCCTCGAAGCGGAGGCTCTCGCTGACCGTGAGGCCGCCTTCCCCGCAGAAGCTCCGGCACAGGGACTCGTCGGGGGAAATGGCGGCCGGGGCGAGGAAGCCGCTGCGCGGGGGCTTGTACTCCGGCCACACGTCACGGCGCCATGTCATGAACTTCGGGCCGTCCCAGCACGTCACGGCATGCGTGGGGGCCAGGTCGCCCAGGGCGGCCGTCAGCGAGCCGGCGAAGAATGTCAGGACCGTCGTGTCCGCTTCCTCGTAGGAGAGGCGGGGTGCATGCCGTGCGGCCCGCAGGCAGCGCACCAGCAGCCCGGTGCCGTCGATGAGGACGACGTGCTCCTCTGCCCCCTCACTCATCCGGGGAGGCCTCTGCGCTCGCGGGAGCGCGCTCCGCGGGCCACGGGGCCGGGATGATCTTGTAGCTGACCGCGCAGGACACCACGGAGGCGACCGCCGCCGCGAGGCGCGCGTCGTCGATGACGTCCTGCTGCCGCAGCGCGTGCGCCACGCGCTCGATGTCGACGAGGCTGAACTTGCGGTCATCGGCCTCGGACCGCGCCACGGAGAACGGCCTGCCGTCGAGGATGAGGCTGCCGGCGGGGCGGTCGGCGTCGGGGCGCATCGCCTTGCGCATCCAGGCCGCGCTGCGGCCGAAGAACGCCGTCGCCACCACGGAGGTGGAGAACGAGGGCTTGATCTTGCCGTCCCGGCCGCGCCTGAAGTCCTCGGCGTGCAGCCAGAAACGCCCGGAAGGCGGCGCCAGGGGGATGAACCCGGGCGCCGCCCTGCTGATGTCATTCATGAGATTATTGATACCTTACTTGGCCTTGCGGAAAGTGAGCGTGGACCCGGGGGCGGTGCGCGTCGTGATCGAGCGCAGGATCGCCATGCCGCGGGCCGGGTTCCTCGCGATGAACCGGAGGGCCTTCTCGCGGGAGAAGACGCGCTTCGCCTCGGTGAAGGCGAGGTACTCCTCGCGCTCGATCTCCCCCTTCTCGGCCAGGTCGCCGAGCGTCCCCTCCACGGGGAGGGCCCTGCCGGAGGTGTACTGCTGGGACCACTCGTGGCTCTCCGCGCGGAGCTTGTAGGGCTCGCCCTGCGCGGCGAGCAGGTAGTGGCCGTGCTGGTCGCGCGGCGTGGCGGCGTGCCCGGGGGTGTCGGCCGGGAAGGCGATGCCCTCGCGCTCGGCCTGCACGTCGATCGAGGTGCGGACGAGGGTCTTGACGGCCTCCTCGCGGGCAGCGGCCATCGTCTTGATCGTCTTCAGGATCTCGGTCTCGTGCTCCAGCGCCCTCAGCTCCGCGCGGCTCAGCTCGCGGCGCTCCTTCATGGCGACGAGGCCGAAGACGCGCGGCAGCTCGTGCAGGGCATCCTGCTGAGCGTCCCCGAGCGCCTTCGCTTCCGGGAGCGCCGGGAAGGGGACGGCCTCAGCCGCCGGGGCCGGAGCCGGGGCCGGGTAGACCTGCTCGGCCAGCTCGTCAAGCGTCGCCTCCGGCTTGCGGCGCAGGAAGGCGATTGCGTCCCTGATGACGGGGCTGAGTTCGGCAGTCATCGGATCTCCTCGGGTTGGTGTAGGCTGATGACTCCACTATACCAATAAACCTTGGTATTTTAAACCACCTGGAGGAAATCATGCCCGATGAGAACCACACGCACCAGTGGCGCCCGAGCCGCGAGTACACGAACGCCCAGGGCAAGAGGATCCGCGTGGAAGTGTGCCAGTGCGGGGCGACGCGGGAAGTCAGCTCCTAACTCGTACTGGCCGTCCGTCACGGCCGGGACCGTCACCTCCGACGGTTCCCAGGGCCCTCCCGGCTCGCCGTACTCGTCCCCGTCGGCCACCGCAGCGGGAGGCGCCTTCGCCGACGGGGCGATGATGATCTCGCGGGCCATCAGTACATGCCTGTCGTCGTCTGGTGCAGGATCTGCGCCTCCGTCGGCAGGTAGGAGGTATCGACCATGCCCGTGCTGCTGGTGCCGGAGGCGAAGTTGCTGCCGCTGCCGAGCACGCACTCGGCCTGCTCGCCCAGGTCGTGGCCAGCCTGCACGAGGGTCGTGTCCGCCGGCCGGTAGTCGAGCGCAGCCGGCTGCCCGTCGCCGTAATCCTCGGGCCAGGTAACGCTCATGGCTCTCCTACTTGCTCAGGGTGAGGGTGACAGAGGCGTGAGGGGGAGCAGCCGGCGCGTCATTGCCCCACACGTGCGAGGCGTACTCCCCTGCGGGCAGCCCGCTGCCGGCCTTCCCGTACTCGGACGTGGACGTGCCCGTGCAGGTGTGCTCGTTGACCTGGGTGGCGCTGCGCGTGCCGATCAGGAAGGTCTGCACCGTGTAGCCGGAGGGCGCCTGCCCCTTCGGCCCCTTCACCGCGTCCCACGCGAGGTCGTAGCCGTCACCGGTGATCTTAGTGACCTTCAGCCCGGACGGGGCCGGGTACGTCCAGAGGTTCTGGGCCTGCGGCCCCTCAGACACGGTATTCAGCCAGTTCACGGAGAACACGTTGATGTCGTACAGCCCCGCGTCGTGGAACTGGACGCCCACGACCGGGTAGGGCCCGGACCCGGCTGCCACCTCGGCCTGCGCCTGGGCCTGGCTCAGGTTCCAGTTCGCGACGACGAGCCCCACGCCGGACTTGACTCGGCCGGCGACGAGGGCGTTGGCGACCGGGGTGACGTTCGACGCAGAGCAGTAAACAGCGGGCGAGCGCTGGCCGGGGCGCTTCCCGGCCCTGAAGGCGGCGAGCGCCTTCTCCGCCCAGGAGGCGACATCGCTGATCCTCCCGGCGCCGTTCTCCACGTCGAAGTAGTCGGCGGTGGCGTCAGTGCCGTACGGCTCCTGGTCGATGTGCAGCGCGCCGGGGTGAGCAGCCCACTGGGCGCCCGTCCAGGCGATCCCGCTGCCCGTGTCGTAGCCCGCGGCCTGCCCCTTCGGGAGCCGGGACTCGTTGTAGGTGGTGGCGTCGTAGCCCAGGACGGTCGCGGTCGCCATCAGGCACCCTGCGGGATGAGCAGGCCGCCGTCGCCCTGGGCCAGGGCCGCGGCGCGCTGGCGGTAGAGGCCCTGGATGAGGATGCCCGTCTTCGCCTTCAGCGACTCGGGGGTGCCGTACGGGTCCTCGAACAGGCCGGTGACCATCACCCAGTCGCCGATCACGCCGGACGGGCAGGCCAGGGTGACGGAGATGCCCAGGGCAGCGGACATCGTGCCGTCGGGCTGCTGCACCGGGTACTGCACCGCAGTGCACTCGTGATCGATCTCGGCGAGCTGCCTCTCGCTCGCCAGGGACCTGAGCGCCTCCAGGAAGCGCTCCTCGAACTTGCCGCTGATCCGCACGGGACTCCCTCAGTGGACTGCAGGTCTCTATCCTTCCGAGCCGAGGACATTCCCTTCCAGGACCGTGCGGTCGCCGCGCTTGATCTTCCACGCACCGGACGGGAGCGTCGCGTCGGCGATGACAGGCACGCCGGTCAGGGCGGCGGCAGCCGGCACGCACTCCGGGCCGGGAACGGCGCAGACGGCCTTCAGGGTGTCGATTGCCTCGGTGCTGGCAAGCATTACCGGCTGTCCTCCGTCATAGCGGACCAGGCCGATGTCCACCAGGTTCTTCAGGCGCTCGTACCCGATCACCGCGGGCGCTTCCTCGAACAACTGAACAGCCACTTCCTTGTCTCGGCGGTGACGAGGCCGTCCGCGCGGGCCTCATCGGAATCATCGCCCAGGAGAACATCCTGCTGGGCGTTGCGGTCGAGGGCACTGGACAGGAGAGGGATCTCGCAGGTGCCCTCCAGGGCCAGGGTGAGGCAGGTGAGGGGAATCTCGCCGCGGCCCAGGCGGTGGGCCCGGTCGAACCGCTGCGTGCGCACCGCGCTGGACAGCCCGGACTCGTACTCGGTCACGGAGGCGGCCTCGGGCAGGTTCACGCCGCGGGACCCGGCATCGGACGAGACTAGCACGGCACCCCCGTCTGCCCGCCGGAACTGCTGCCGCTCCTCGTGCTGGTCAGCGGCGCTCATCCCCCCGTGGACGGCGAACACGGGCATCCCGTTCCTGCGCAGTTCCTCCGCGAGAACCGGGAGGACGGTCTGGCCGAAGAACGTGAACACGACCGACTTGAGGTCGCAGTCCAGGGACTGGGTGAGGTAGGAAACCAGGAACTCGGTCTTGGCCGAGGAGGAGCCGCGCAGCAGCGGCCCGATCTCCTCGGCCATGATCCGGGACAGGGCAGACTTCCCCCGCAGGACGGCAGCGGGATGGCCGGCGAGCATCCGCAGGACCAGGAAGAGGCCGGGAACCTGCTGGGGCACGCCGTTCTTCCATGCGAGGTCTTCGCACTTGCGGTAAAGCTGCATCTGGTCGGAATGCATCTCGACCGTCTCGAAGATCTCGGTCTTGGGCGGGAACTGGTCACGGACGTCAGGATCGGTCTTGCGCTTGCGCAGGATCCTCGGGGCCGCGCGGGCGGCGAACTCCGGCATGAGTTCCCTGCGGAATTTCGGGCGCCCGTAGTCGTCGCGGTACTGGATGAACCCGTCGAACTCCTTCACCAGCGGCATGTAGCCGTCAGGGCCGGTGAGGCGCAGCATATTGTAGGCGGTCTCGTAGTCGCGCTCCAGCGGCGTCCCGGTGAGCGCGAGCAGCCGCAGCCCGGGGTCGGCGCCGAGTACCTTCACGCTGCGGGCATGAGCCTTGTAGAGGGCGCTGGAGCGGTTCTTCAGCTTGGCCGACGCCTCGTCCCAGACGACGACGGGCCTGCGGGCGGCCAGCCAGTCCAGCAGCGGGCCGTTCTCCAGCGTGCGCTTTTTCCCGGGTACCCTGCGGACGAGGCTCTCCCGTGCGGTCTCCCACGAGGTGATCACCACCTGGGCACCGGAGGCGGCGAGCTTCGCGTCCCGGCCCGTTCCGGCGTAGGCCAGCACGGGGCCCAGGTCGGTAAATTTAGCTGCTTCCTCCTTCCAGTCGGGCAGCTTCGCCTTCTCGCAGACGACGAGCAGGATGTCGCGTTCGCCGGTGCCGATGCAGTAGCAGGCGACGGCGAACGCGACACTGGTCTTCCCGGTACCGGGATCGGCGATCAGGGCGCAGCGCCTGAGGGCCTCGGCACGGGCGGCGAGGTCGAGCTGGTAGGGGACGTGCCACGGCGGATGGTACAGGGGCCGTGATTCCGGTATTTCCGCTTGCATCATCACAATAATCCTTGATATTATCAGAGCAATGAATCGCCCGATGAGAGGGAGCACGATGAACACGGCAGACCCGGCAGACAGCCTCCTGGAAATGCTCACCTTCGCCGATGCCGAGCGGCAGCTCGCCGGGGCGCTGGATGCCTACCAGGTGCGCCCCCGCCAGCAGGCGCTCGCCGCCGCGATCGAGGACACTCTCGGCGGCGGCGGCATCCTCCTCGCCGAGGCCGGGACCGGCATCGGCAAGAGCTTCGCCGCCCTGATCCCCGCGATCCTGAGCGGGCGCAAGACCGTCATCGCCACGGCCACCAAGATGCTGCAGCGCCAGTACATCGAGTCCGATCTCCCCTTCCTGGCGCAGCACCTCGGAGCGGACTTCACGTACGCCGAGATCAAGGGGCGCAGCAACTACCCGTGCGCCAGCCGGATCGCGGACCTGGCAGCCCCGTCGGCGGCCCAGCGGGCGCTGCTCGCGGTCGTGGACGGCCTCAGCGACGGCGAGGTGGCGAGCCGGGAGTCCCTCCCGCTGGTCGAGGACCGGGAGTGGTACCAGCTGTCGATCTCCTCCAGCGAGTGCCCCGGCGCGAAGGACTGCCCCTTCGGCCGGGAGGGCAAGTGCATGGTGGAGAAGGCCAAGGAGAAGGCCGCGCAGTCCGACATCATCATCACCAACCTCGCGTACCTGGCGACGGACCTGAAGCTGAAAGCCGAGACCGGGGGCGCCGTGAACCTGCTCGGCCGCATCGACCAGCTGGTCCTCGACGAGGCCCACAACCTGGACAGCGCGATCAGCTCCGCCCTGTCGGACCAGGTCTCGGCCGGGACGATCGCGCGCCTGTCCGGCGACGCGCAGGCGATGCTGATGCAGCACGGCGCCGACGCGGAGGCCGCCGTCCGGCTCGGCTACTACGGGCAGAAGCTGTGGGAGGCGGTGGGGACCGAGTTCGCCCGCTGGCAGAAGGAACAGCAGCGCCGCCGCGCCGACAGCCGGCAGCTCCCGCTGCCGCAGGAAATGCGCGACGCGATGCTGCGCCCCGGCTTCGAGGCCATCGCCGGCTCCGTGACCGACGTCCTGCTGTCCCTGCGCTTCGACGCTGACCGGGACGTCCAGCGGCGCAAGGACCGGATCGTGCGCCGCCTCTCCTCCCTGCGCACCCGGCTGCGCGCCTACCTCGACGACCCGGACGACGTCACCGTCCGCTGGGTGGAGGAGCACGACTCCAAGGTGATGCTGGCAAGCATCCCCGTCAGCCCGGCCCCGTTCCTGCGCGACAGGGTGTGGTCCGAGGAATTCCCGGTCATCCTGATGTCCGCTACCCTGGCGGCCGGCAAGGACCATTCCGGGAAGCCCGACTTCTCCTACCCGGCGCGGACGTTCGGGATTCCCGCGGACCGGATGACCGCGTTCGACGCGGGCAGCCCGTTCGACTACCGGAGCCAGGCGCTCCTGTTCATCCCGAGGGCGGACGTCCCCGTCCCCTCGGGATCCACGCGGAACGAGTGGCAGGGCTGGGCGCAGGCCACCATGTCCGAGCTGGTGCGGGAATCCGGCGGCGGCGCGCTCCTGCTGTTCACCTCCCGCTCGGCGATGGACGCCGCCTACGGCGCGCTGCAGATGACCTTCGGGCAGATGGACCTGGACATCATGAAGCAGGGCGACGCGGCACCGCAGGTCCTGGTGGAGCGGTTCCGCCGCAGCGGCAACGGGGTCATCTTCGGGCTGCGGACGTTCTTCGAGGGAGTCAACATCCCCGGCGACGCGCTCCGCCTCGTGGTCATCGACAAGCTCCCCTTCCCGGTCCCCTCCGACCTGCAGTTCGCGGCCCGCGAGGAGGCCGTCACGAGCCGGGGCGGCAATTCCTTCCGGCAGCTGTCCATCCCGATGATGACGTGGCCGCTGCTGCAGGCGATGGGGCGCCTGCTGCGCCACGAGTCCGACCGGGGCGTCGTCGCGATCCTGGACCCGCGGCTGTCCATCAAGAGCTACGGCTGGGATATCCTGCGGGCGCTGCCCCCGGCGCGGTCTACGACGGACATCCGCGAGGCAGCGAAGTTCCTCGGCCGCAGCAGGTAGCGTGCAGGCCGGGAGCCCGGAGAGCACGGTCCTCTCCGGGCTCCCGGCATCTCAGGACGCGTCCGTGGCGACCGTGATCGCGCCGGAGGCGTTCCAGTGGCCTGTACGGGACGCGACCGCGCGGGTGCAGGTGATCGTCCCGTTCACCCCTGCCGTGATGGCGTGCAGGTAGGCGTTAGTCACCTGCACGAACGTCGCGCCGGACACCACCCGGATCCCGTACTCGGGTGACTCGGTGCCGGTGCCCTGGTCGTTGTAGCCGGGGAAGCAGGTCATGCCGTCGACGATGACGGGGCTCGTGCACGTCGCGTCCACCTGCAGGCCCGCGTAGTTGCCGCTGGACGACGACGCCCCGTCGCGGCGGGACTGGTAGCCGCTGATCAGCACCGGGAACGTCCCGGTGGAGCTGACCTCGATGCCGTTGCTGCCGTTGCGGTCGGTGGAGCAGCCGACGAGGGAGACGCCGCCGGTCGCTGCCGAGGTGCCCGCGACGGTGAAGCCGTTGCCGGCGCTCCACTCTGACCGGCATGCCGTCAGGGTGGTGTTGATCGCGTTCGTCGTCGTCCACCCGGGACCCGAGCATCCCTCCGCCAGGCAGTCGGTCCAGCTGCTGTCGGTGCCCCAGCCGTCGAACCCGATGTAGCACTGGTAGCAGTGCACCCGGCTGCCGTACCAGGTGTTGCCGCCCTTCGGGTTGACGCCGGAATTGGCGTAGTAGATGTAGACGTCGTCGAGGAGGACGTTGTCAGCAGAGCCGTTGCCGTCGATGCCGTCGCAGGTGACGGACGTGCCGGTGGTGTCGATGCTGAGGCTGCGGACCGCGCACTCGCTGGCCGCCGCGGTGCCCGCGCCGAGGATGATGACCGCCTCCTGGGCGGCGCTCCCCTGTCCCCAGGTGCTCAGCGGGTAGATCACGGCACCGTAGTGAGCACTGTCGTAGACGTTCCCCTTGTCCCCCCGCAGGGTAACGCCGGAGGGGACGACGAGCGGGGCCGACGTGCCGTACACCCCGGGCGGCAGGTAGACGGACGCCGGAGGGGAAGCGGCCCCGGCGGCGGTGAGGGCCCCCTGGAGGGCCGCCGTGTCATCGGTGGCCCCGTCGCCCGCGGCACCGTAGGGGGCGGCCCTGACGTTGAGCCACGCCGGGGAGTTGACGGCGAGGCCAAGGCCGTCCCAGGGGTGAACGTGCCCCGCGTCGGCGGCCAGGCCGACGGCGCCCGCCACGGCGGCGGACCCGAGGGCCTGGATGTCCCCGGCGTCCGCGTCGATGGCGGCGGCGGAGGGCGTCAGCACGTCAACGTCAGGGTAGTAAACGGCCCCGGCCCCGGAGATGCTGATCCCCAGGTCGACGCGCAGCGGGGCGTCGAGGTAGAAGCTGATCTCGCCCGACGAGGCAGTGAACGGGTTGCCGAGCTGGCTCGACGACGTCGCGTCGGCATAGACGGTGCCCGCGATGAGGGTGCCCGCCTGGGCGCCGTTGTCCGTGGTGCCCTCCTGGTAGACCGAAACGACGGCCCCGGACTGGATGGCTCCCGACGGGGACTGGGCCGGGGCAAGGTAATGGGATCGCATGGAATCTCCTCGGTTCAGTAGCCCCAGACCTGGGCCCACAGGGTCGCGGCTCCCGCAGTCAGCGCCGACGACTGGGAAACGGTAACGGTGCCGCCGGAAGCGACGATCCCGGCACTGGCGGCGGTAAGCGCCCCTGCAGAGGCGCCCCCCGCGAGCAGCGGCTGGGCGCCGGCTGTCGCTCCCCCGGGCAGCGGGTAGGAGACCGTGACGGCTCCTCCCGTCTCGCTCGCGCTGACATCGAGCCCTGCCGCGACCGTCACGTAATGCAGGGCGCCGTCAGACGGGGCGGTCCAGGCCAGGATGGTGCCGGTCCCGTTGGCCAGCGAGTACCCGCCGGTGCCGGTGGAAGCCACCAGGGACGTGATCCCCGCCAGCGGGTGGACGTGCCCGGCATCCGCGGGAAGTCCGACGGAGCCCGCAGCCGCAGCGGACCCGAGGGGCTGGATGTCCCCGGCGTCCGCGTCGACCGGCTGCGCCGGGATCAGCACGTCGATGTCGGGGAAGCGCGCCTCTGACGCGCCCGGCAGCGTCATGCCCAGGTCGACGCGCAGCGGGGCGTCGAGGTAGAAGCTGATCTCGCCGTTCCCGGTCGTGAAAGGGTTCCCGAGCGGGGTCGCGCCGGCGGCATCCGCGTACACGGTGCCGCCGATGAGGGTACCGGCCTGCGTGCCGCCGTCCGTGGTGCCCTCCTGGTAGACGGCGACCTGCGTCCCCGGCTGCAGCGCGCCGGCCGAGGACTGGGCGGGGGCGGAGTAATGAGCGAGCACGGGGTCTCCTAAGCGGGCGGGGCCAGGGCGCGGCCGGGGAGGACATCGGACACCGGGACGCCGGTGATGAGCGCGCGCCCGAGATAGACCTGCGCCTGCGGCAGGGGAGGCGGCGGCGGGGTAACGGGCTGGTAGGCGGTCTGGGACAGGAGCTGCTGCTGGTACGCCCAGTACCACGCCTGCGGCACGGGCCCGGACCACTGCTGCCAGTAGGGGTCGGAGGCGATCGGGCCGTAATAGTCCTGGGCGGAGACGTTCGGGCCGTGCGGGACCCCCTGGACCCGCGGCGGCACGCCCCGGGGGTAGATGCTGTACCACGGGCGGATCGCCAGCGACGCGACCGTCAGGCCCGGGCGGTAGCCGGTAACGCGCCACATCAGCTGGGCGCCGGACCCTGATACCGGCGGGGGCAGTGCCAGGGCGCCGTTCGGGTTGGCGTTCACGTTGAGGGCCGCATACCAGGACTGGCCGCCGTCCCCGGAGAACTCCCAGGTGATGGCGCTGTCGAAGATGCTGACGTTGTCGATGCCCCAGGTGTCGTCCGACAGGCCCTGCTGGATGATCTGCCAGGACAGGGTGGCGCCCAGGGCCAGGACAGTGTCGTCCACAGCCGACCATGAGGCGCCGTTAACTGCGGACCAGGCTGGATAAGCAGCCTCGACCTGAGCCCACGTGGCAGTTCCCTGGGTGCTCTCGCCGACGGTGCACTGGGCGTACCACTCGGTGACGGTACCGCCCGAGACGGTGGCGGGCTCCTCGGCGAGCACGCTCCCGGTTGCCCCGTCCAGGAGCTGCAGGACGAGCGGGAACGTCAGGGCGACCGAGGAGAATACCCGTGCCGCGATTGTCACCTGGCCCGGAGCCGCCGTCGGAACGGGCGTGCCGGAATAGGCCACGCCGCCGTAGGGGCTCGCCTCCGGAGTCCCCTGCAGCTGGCTCCAGGTAAGAGCCGGGCTGAGCAGCGCCGACCACAGCGGGTAGGAGGACATGACCGCCGCCCATGACTGCTGCCCGGGCAGCCGCGTTACCGTGACCAGGGACCCCAGCGGGAGGGAGGAGGAGGCAGCGTACGTCAGGGGGAGGGCATCCCCGGCCGGGGACACGTCCGCGAGGCCGCGGGTGAACGACGGATCGGGCATCAGCTGGACGGCCCCGGAGGTAACTGCGGCGAACTGCACGCCGGTCACCTGGTGCGCGCTGTTGTAGACAGGGCTGGAAACCTGCGCGTAGCCGCCCGGGGGGATCTGCGCGGGAGTGGTCAGCAGTCCCGGCCCCCACTCCCACGGCACGGTCGTGCCGCCGTCCGGCGGCTGCGCGAGAGTTGCCGGGTCAATACCGGAGATGTCGCCGAATGTCTCGATGTACTCGGGAGTGTCGGTGGCCGTCGTGTAGTCGGCCTTGAACATCGCCAGCTGCGACAGTCCCGCGAAGTACGCAACCGACGACTGCTGCGTGACGGAGATCTCCTGGTAGGCGGTCGTCCCGGCGGCTGCCTGCTTGGCAGAGGACTGCGCCGGGGCCTGCCACGGCTGGAAGTTCAGGAGCGATCCGCCCGTGGCGGTCATCTGCTCGGCGCCCTGCGGGTCGGTCGCGTAGATGGTCTCAGTCGGCAGCGCGGCACCCTGGGCGTAGGGCTGCTGGGGAGATGCTGTCGTCGCGTAGGACGGCGCCGACACGGACTGGCCGACGGCGAGGCCAGGGTCCATGTTCGCTGGCGGCTGGGGCTGCCCCGGGGAGTAGTTCGCGCCGGACAGCCGGGCGCTGGACGCGGAAACGGTCGCCGACGGGAGCGCCAGCACCGGCGGCGTGACCGCTGACGGCGGGAAGTACTGCGCGGCCTGGGGAGTCCCGGCGTAGTAGCTGTAGGGCTGCGCGAGCAGGTTGGTGAACTCGAACCGGAATGCTGCCGCAGCGACCGGGCGGAACTGCAGGTAGCCTGACGCGAGCTTGAAATCCGAGGTGAGGGGCGTCCACGTAGCCAGCGACCAGCTGTCGCCGAGGCCGCCCACGAAGCCCTGGGGAGACAGGACCGTGTTGGCGAATGACGCGTCGAACCGGCCTACGGCATTGACGGTAGTGGGTCCCGGCCCGGCAGGCGGCGCGGTGTACTGCTGCGGCGGCCCGTCAGCGTAGGCGGCGTACTGGGCCGGGAGGCCGGAGGTGCCCGCAGCCGGAGCCTCCTGCTTGAGGATCCAGCTGGTGAGCCGGTAGTTGCCGGGCCACAGCGTCGGCAGCACCTCGGCTCCCTGCGGGGCGCCGAAGCGCATGACGGAAGGCGGAGCGCCGTCATAGGAGACGGGAGCCTGCACGAACCCCGACGGCGGGTCGGCATAGGCGAGCAGCGCACCGGCCAGGAGGACATCCGAGGAGGGAACCGCAGACCCGGCACCGTCGCGGCCGGCGCGGATCACGAGCTGGTTGATGCCCGAGGACGGCGCGGTGAACGTGAAGGTGACGAAGGACCAGGTGCTGACGGGAAGGTCGACCAGGTCCGTCGACGTGGAGACGTACGCGCCGCTGTCCAGCCAGTCGAATCCCAGGTCGCAGGCACCGCTCGCCTGGGGGTACACCCACCCGGCCCACCCGTAGACGGATCCGGGGACGGCGCTGATGACAGTACCGGACGACTCGATCGCCACGGTCGAGTCAGTGCCGTCAGGAGTGAGGACGAGCGCCTGCGAGACCGGAGACGGCTGGGACGGCGAGGGCGTGATCGTGATCGCGCCGTCATATCCCTCCCACTCCTCCGTGCCTGCGAGGAAGAACGGGTTGGGATTCAGCGGGGTGCCCAGGCCGACCGGGGTCATCGGCGGCGGGGCCGGTGACGACGAGGAAACCGGCACGGACCACATCGCGCCGTCCTGGGCGTTCCAGGCGGTAAGGGAAGTGCCGTCCCACCCGAGCACGAACTGGATCCGGTCCCCCGCAGCGTGGGCGGCGTCCCACTCCGCGAACGTGGCGCCCCCGGCCCGGGAGGCATACCAGGTGCCTCCCGAGTACCACAGCTGCACCACGCCGAAGTCGGCGATGAAGTAGCTGCCGCCGTCGGACGAGCCGAACTGGGGCTGGATCTCCAGGCCGGTCCACCATGGCTGCGTGAAGTCGATGCTGGTGTTGGCGTCCGCGACATCGCACCAGCCGGGCTGGCCCGCGAACAGCAGGCCGCCCCCGCTGATGACGGGCGGAACGGCTCCGGCGGTGCTGACGGCCGGAAACCCGAGCGGCGTGTCCACGGCCTGGAATCCTGCTCCGGCAGGCGGGGCCGACGGCGCGGTGTAGAGGTTGAGCGTGACGCCGCTCGTGGTGGGCGCGACGTAGAACCGGTCGATGACCTGCGCGTTCCCGTTAGGGTCCCGGCTGTCGACGTACAGGTTGACCACTGCCGCGGACGACGGCTGCGGAGCGCACTTCCACGGGAGGCCGTTCAGCAGGTCGCTGGCGCGGTTCTCTCGCATCGTGAGCTGCACGGGGTTGCCGTTGATGTCATCCGCTACTGCGAACGATTCGCGTTCAGTGGTGACCCCGGCCGCGCGCACCGTGTAGGGCACATCGGAGGCGGCCAGGACCCGATAGCCGAAATCGAAGCCCTGCACGCCGAGGGGGTAGGGGACCGCCTTCCCGGCCGTATTGGACGGGAGGTTTCCCGGATTCTGCGTCGTGACGAGGCCGACAGCCCGCGTTCCGGCGACGAGGAGGGCGGACGCGGTGACGGGCTTGATGTTCTCGTCGTAGCGAATCCAGTGGTTGGCCCCGTAATGGTAGGGGTTCAGCCCGGAGGTGAGCGCTGCAGCCGAGTCGACGAGCGCCGGCAGTGACCCGGTGATGATGAACTGCAGCACGACCCCGTTCGGCCCGTTGACCCAGTTCCATTTCCCGTTCGCGCCCTGCCACGCGATGGAGTACTGCGCGGGGAAATGCGGCAGGGAGAGGCTGACGTAATTGATCAGGCGGGGGGAGGCAAGCTGGATGACCATCATGTCGTTGGCCGGATCGCCGTAGGAGCGCAGCTGGCTGGACCAGAACTGCTGCCCGGAGGGAGCCTGGGGGGCCGGCGACTGCGAGACGGCAGCCTGCAGGGCCAGCGGGATGCCGTCCACCGTGACCGGGGACCGGGCGGCCACCGCGATGGAGCCGGGCAGCGTGACGGCGGGAGGAACGGAGGCCACTGTCTATCCTGCCGTCGTGACGGGGGCGCGGGGGCCCGAGTAGGGAGCGGCGGCGGCCGAGACGGGAGAGGACACCCGGCCCGCGGTCGCGACCGCCGGGTCGGCGATCCCCCAGGCCGGCACCCAGGATACGGGCTTGCCGCCGGGAAAGACGACAGTCTGGTAGTCGTTGCTGTTGGTCTTGGGCGCTTCGAGGACGGCAACGGGACTCGTCTTCGGCTCCCAGCTGGAGGAGAAGACGGCTGACGCAGACGCGGTGTAGCTGTACTGCGTGCCCTGTGACTGGGTGAATGCCGCAGTGCCGGCCTGCAGGGATGTCGCCAGGTCAGCGCGCTGGCCGCCGCGGTCGTAGGCGTTGATGTAGTTCTGGTAGAGCGGGTCGGCGGCAGAGGGAACCTGCACCTTGGCGATGACTTCCCAGTAGTCGCTGTCGGAGGTGACCGCGGCGATGCCCACCTCCTGGTCAGCGAGGGAGCCGGTGGTGTTGACGGAGACGATGGCGGAGGAAGGGGCCAGCGTGCGGGCGACGGCCATGACCGCCTGGGCGTCGGAGGCGGCCTGCTGCTGGTCGGCGATCGACCCGGAGTAGGTTTTCTGCGGCATGATGATGATCTCGGAGCGGGCGCTGATGCCCATGCCGCCGTAGTTCACGCCGCCGCCGAGATCGCTCCACACGAGCGTGCCGAATGCTGACCAGGCGGCGTAGTCGGCCTCGATGGTGGCCCAGGTGTTGCCGTCGGATCCCTCCGGTCCCTGCCAGTCGATGAGCTTCCACGTCTCGTACACCTCGCAGGTGCAGGACAGGACCGCCTCGGCAAGGGCCTGCATGCCGGGTACCGTGCCGCCCAGCGTGATGGCGCGGGCGAGCTGGATGACGCGCTCGCGGTAGACGGCGTCCAGGGAGCCGATCTCGTCCCAGCCGTCCTGCGTGGCCACGTCGGTATAGGGGTTGAACGTGGTCCCGGTGGCAGGGTTGACCGGAAGCGCCGCGGCATCGTTGCGGGTGGCGCCGAAGATCGCGCCGTAGAACGCGTCGAGGTCATAGAAGTGAGTTCCCGCCACGGCGGTGGCCAGCCGGGCAAACTGCTGGCGGCTGCGGAGCTGCCCGGCCCCGGCCGGCCCCATGAGCGCGAACATGAAGCGCCACAGGTAGGACGAGGGAGTGAGGTCCCACACTTCCCCGGGGAAGTTCGCGAGCCGCTGCTGCAGGAGCAGGTCCGGGAACAGCAGCCCGGTGGCGGTGGCGGTGCGGTCGGCAAGCGGCTGGGCCGGGTTCCCCTGCAGCGCCATGAGGGACTGAACGGGACTATCAGGATAATCCCCCAGGCTGGAGTTCTGGTTGACGATCCCCGGCTGCAGGGACGGGTCGCTGACGACGGACGGCATGGCACCTCCTCTGTTCTTCCGAGGACATCAGGCAAAGGACCCGAAGGAGTTCCCGGCTTTGGCGATGTAGTACAGGGACCCGAACGCCGGTATCTGGGCAGCCCCGAGGATGATGTCCACCGGGGCGCCGTTGGTGTCCACGTAGGAGGAGAGCACCGTCGTGCCGTCCGAGGCCGTCTGCTGGATGCCCACGTCGAAGCTGTCAGGATCCGAGGAGTTCCAGCCGCTCCAGTCAGAGCCGGTCAGGAACCGGGCAGCAGTGACTCCCGCCACGTTCTCCACCTGCTGGATGACGCTGGAGGGGTAGACGGTAGCGCCGAACCCGAGCTGGCTCAGCCACGAGGAAAGAGCCTGCTGGACGGCGGTCACCGTGACCGACGAGGTGACCGACGGGTCGAAGATGACCGCCAGGGAGAAGCGCAGGTAGGTCTCGATCGCCTGGTGCGCGATCACGTCGATGCTCGCCAGGCGCCAGTTGTCGATCGCCTGCTGCACCTGAAGGGGCACCGCGTTGTAGGTGTAGTCGCCCGACGAGCCCGCCGGTATCGCCGTGCCGGAGGCCAGTCCCATCGACGCCTCCCACTCAAGGCCCGCCTCGGAGTACGGGCCCCAGCCGCTCGCGTCATTGCGGTGCACGATCTGGTATGCGTAGTCGACGTCTCCCGAGGAAGTCCCCAGGGGGTGGGCAGCAGTGGCAAGCCCGTACTGCTGGGCTCCGATAGTCAGGACGGGGTCCATGGTGAGGACCGGCACGAACGACAGCGGGATGAAGTAGTTCCCCACGGCAGGGCTAGAGCCGTCCGGGCGCACGAAGTCCTCATTGTAGTAAGCGTTCGTCGAGGTCGCGGAAAACGCTGCGGGGCCGAGCCACGCCACCGTCTGCGAGGCTGCGGTCGCCACCTGGCCGGCGCACCACACGTCAACCCGGTTGAATATCCCGTTCGCCGCGCTGTTACGGGACCACGCGTCGATGTACTGGTACTGCAGGGTGAAGATATCGCCGGAGGGGAAGTAGCTGGAGTCGATCACCGTGATGGACGGCGGGATGGATGCGTAGTTCCACGTGTACTGCAGTCCGGGGACGGCAACGTCGCCGCCCTCGATGTCATTGCCCGCGGTCTCGCCGGCCGGGTAGACGTACTGGGCGTCGGTGATGGTGGAGGTGGCAGCGCCGCTCACGACCTGCAGCTGCTCGGTCCACTGCGAGGAGGCGCCGACCACGTTGGCGGCGGTGACGGCGGGGTTGTTCAGGGCGATGCCCTCGAACATGGCGCTGGTGCCCGCCATGTTGCGGAAGACCGTCGCGACCCAGCGGGCCTGCAGCTGGGAATCCGTCTCCTGGTTGGTGCCGCCGGTCAGCGCGCCCAGGTTCGTCGCTGCGGTGATTTCCGCGACGGGCGTGAGGATCACGGTCAGCGAGCCTGCCGATACGTTTCCGTCCGGTCCCGCGGTGACAGCCTGGACGGGAACGGCGGCCGAGGCTGATCCCGGCGGCAGGATCGCCGTGGTGAGAGTCTGCACGATGACCGAGGAATCGGAGGTGGCGACCTGGGTCCCGACGGGGATGGTCACGGTATCCGTGGAGGACGTGCGCGTGAATGTGACGGTGCCCGTCGCCCTGGCTGCGGGGATCCGGGTCATGCCGAACAGCTGGACGAAAGAATCCAGGTTTGCCCCGGTCATCGAGTAGATGTCGTAGGAGTATGTCAGTAGCTGCGTATCGATGGACGCGTCCGCTATCTGGCTGGAAACTGCGTCAATGATCTTCCGCGATACGCTTCCGACCGAAGTGTCCAGATCGGGGATCGTCACCTGCAGCAGCTGGATGATCTGGCTGCTCACGTCCGCAGTGGTCGTCACGCAGGTCCCTCCCGGAAGAATCTCTCATGCTTCCGGGGCGCGCAGGGAAAGAGGGGGAGGAGGACGCATTATTTCAGGCTGCTCATCCTCCTGGCAGCCGCCCCCGCAGGGACCAGCGCTTTCTTGATAGCGCGCTGCACTCGCTCAGCGCTGTACCCCGGTTTCAAGACTTCGGCTTGCGCCTCATGCCGCGACGGCTACAGGGGCCCCTCTACCGCACGTTGCGGAGACGTGATTCGAACACGCGATCTTCGGATTATGAGTCCGACGAGGTAACCTAGCTCCTCCACTCCGCAGCCGCATTCTACGACAGGTTCAGGCCGAGCTGCGAGGCCACCGTGCGGATGACCGTCAGCTGCGCGCCGGCCTGCGTGACGAGCTGAGCGGACACGGCCATGGCCGACGGGTCGGCGGCGCTGGGCTGCGCGCTGACTGACAGGACTGCGGCAATCGTGTCGGCGGCAGCGAGCTGGGCCTTGGAGCCCGTGAGGGACCATGTGGTGATCATCAGCCGCTGGGCCGCGATCAGGATGCTGATCACGCGGGACGCCTCGGAGGCGACCAGCGCGGGCGTGGAGGACGTAAGAGGGGAGCCAAGCCACGAATCAAGATAACTTCCCCATCCTGTCTCATACGGGTCGGAATCGAATGGTTCTGCGAGAGCAGTGGCCAGCCGCTGCCTGATGTAGGACTCGCCGGTAACGGTGGCGAGCTGGCTGCCGGACAGGGCCAGGTCGCCGCCCTGGCACGCGAGGTCGCGCATGGTCTCTCCTAGGTGAGGGGGATGAGCTGGCAGAACCCGAGAGCGGCTGATGCCGTGACGCCGGCGATCGTCACGGTGCCCGACGTGGTCACTGACGCGTGCCCGGCGCCCGACACCGCCCAGGGAAAGGCGACGGCGACGTCCGAGCCGAGCGAGGCCGAGGGACTGCCCGCGGCTGAGAACTCGCCTGATACCTGGACCAGGATCCCGTCCTCCTGCTGCCGGCAGCGCGACGTGCCCGTGAACGTCCCGGCCCCGCTGAAGGCCAGTGCCGTCCAGCTGCCGGGAACGGCAGGGAACTGGGCGGCAGAGGTTCCGATGAACGTCGCAAACGACCAGGAGGCAGTCATGTCCTGGGCGATGATCCACTGCTCGCCGGGCTGCGGGAGGACGCCCTTCGCCCGCTGCCAGAGCAGGGAGACGCGCACTTCAGTGCCGCCGCCGTCCAGGCAGACGGCGGTAGCGCCGTCTGCGGACACTGAGGAGACGACGATGCGGCGCGTCGTGAAACCGGTGGAGACGGTATTCGGGGACGCCGAGGACGCAGCAAGGCTCACAAGCCTTCCGGGGGCGGAAATAGCCCGGCCCCGGCGCGGCAGGCGAGCGCACGCGCCGGGGCCTTCCTCATCCGGTTCAGTCCCCCTCAGAACCTGGCCCGGAGTCATCAATAATCTTAGGGAATATCAGGGGAAAGTCAACTCAGGATGGTGTCACCAATCCTCCGGCTATGGGCATTCCGATGAGATTTGACCCGCTATTGGCGTCATTGCCGGGAAGGCGCGCGGGCGCGGCGATGTTGACCACGGTCGTGAATCCGCCCCCCGGTCCCATCTGAAATTGGTGCGTAACGGTCGTAACGTACGCCTGGAAGCCGAATGACGGAATCTGGATCAGCATCCCCGGCCACAGCTCCGGCATGAAGGTGATCGGGATGTCCGCGCCGTACTGGTAGGCCCACGACTGCATGAACAGGAACAGGGCGCTGAAGAACTCGCCCTGCGGGCCGATGACGCCGGGCATCTGCTGGAAGTTCGGCCGCGCCCCGAACCGCTGGTAGACCCACGCGATGAACTTCTGCGCCTGGGCGGTCGTCGCCTCCAGCCCGAACAGCGCGTACATGATCGCCGGGATGTCGATGGTGGCCACACCGGACGTGGTCATCAGCAGCCACTCCGTCACCTGGGAGTCCGACGAGGACGCGACCTGGCCCGTCGTGAGGTCAAGCTGCTCCTGCGTGTACGGTGCCACCGTGAACTGGTGGGTGACGAGCTGCGTGTCATCCCACCAGACGGAGAAGTCCTGCAGCTCGATCGGCTCGACCTGCATGATCGCGGCAGTGCCCCAGATCCCGTAGTAGTCGGGAAACCAGGCGATGAAATCCCCGTTCGGCGCGGAGGAGAACATGCGCATGCAGCTCGACATCAGGTTCTTCAGGTACGGCAGCAGCGGCTGGTCGGCCAGCAGGGCCCGCGGTCCCGACAGGTAGGTGCCGATGTAGTCGCTGGCCTCGCTGTAGGACGCCACCCAGGGGGTTCCCCCGAACAGCGAGTCGAACCGGTCCGACGGGTTGTACCACGGCTCCTGGGAGGCGTTCACGATCTGGAACCCGGAGGTGGAGGACGTTGCCGAGGGGGAGTACCCCGTGGCGCCGGAGTAGTCGACGGACGGTGCCAGGCCGCCGCACGTCCAGTAGCTCGCGTCCGAGGCGACGACGCTGCCGTCCGTCCCCGTGTAGTGGAATCCCACCGTGTGCTGCCCGTCGCCGAGGCTGATCTCGACGTGCGTGGCCTGCCCCGGGGAGCCCTTGAACATCAGCGCGCCCTGGATGTTCATCCCCTGCGCGGCGGTGACGATCGTGCCGGACGACTTGCACCAGGATGACTGGTCCTCGCTGGTGCGCGGGCACTGGCCCAGGGAGCCGAGGGTGTGGTAGTACACCCACTGCACGAAGGACGAGCAGTCGAAGCAGGTGACCTGCGCGGCGGGAGTCTGCGGGGCGCTGTCGCCGCCGTACTGGTAGGGAATGTGCGGGTGCTCCTCGACGAAGCTGACGGCGGTCTGCAGGAGCGCGGCTCCTTCCGCCTTGCCGGTCTTCGTCGAGGAGGCTCCCTGCACGGCCGGGGCCGTGACCGCCCCGCTGCCGCTTCCCTGCCCCCCCGAGAGCACGTTGACGATGGACGTGGCCATGGACGACCACTGCTGGTAGGCAGCGGCGCCTACGCCGGACCTCTGGACGGCCTGCCCCTCGGCGCCGACCGTCATCGAGTCGCGGCTGCTGATCTTCAGCAGCGCCTTGTAGAACTGCGCGGCGGCATAGGTGTTGTTCGCGAGCTGCGCGGCGGTTCCCCATCCGTTGTCCGGCGTCTGCTGGAAGATGCCGACCGATCCGCCGGTGCCGCCCGGGGTGCCCTCATTGGCCCCGAGCCGGGATTCCTGGTAGCAGACGGCGATGGCGACGACCTGGTCGCGGGCTTCCGCGCCGAGGGAGACGCCGGCGTTGAACACCGTCACGGCGACGGCGGCCTGCGCGGAGGTGATGGTGGCGGCCGGGCTGGTTCCGTAAGTGCCGCCCTTCAGGGCGTTGGACGCGACGGCGCCTCCCTGCAGGACGCCGCCGACAATGCCGTTGGCGCCGAGCTGGGCGTAGAACTGCTGGGCGAGCTGGTCAGCCTGCTCCAGCTGGGCGTTGACGTTCTTGGCGATCTTGTACGCCCAGGTCATCCACTCCTGGGGGATTCCCGCGATGTGGACCTTGGAGGAGGGCCAGCCCACCACGTTGTTGAGGATCGCCATGGCCGCGGCGGAGGTGCCGCCGTCATCGGCGCCCTTGGCGGCGCCGATGGCCTGCCCTATCATCGCCTGCGAGGCTGCCAGGCCCGGATCCCAGTACCAGTACTGCAGGCGCTTGAGGCTGCAGGAGGCCGTGATCTGGACGGCGGTGGGCCATGCGGTGACGAGGGGCACGGAATTGAGGTAGCCGGTGAAGACGCGCATCCATGCCAGCCGCTTCATCATGACGATAATGCGGTCGTTCGGCGTGAAGACGCCGTCGTACTTCCGGCGCGCGTTCTGCAGCATGAACTGGAACGTGGACACGCCGCTGCTGCGGCGCACGAGGGTGCCCTGGGTGACATCATCGCTTATGTCTATAATTCCGTTGCTGGCAGTGCTTATGTAAACTTTCAATCCAGGAGCGTACATAAATACGGAAATAGGACATCTCCCTTCCTGCTACGAGACAATGCGCCGGCCGCCGCCTCCGACGACGGTAGCCGACCCTGGTCCCGTACTGATGACGGTGCCGGGCCCCGGGTTCGCAGTGTTGTAGGCAGCCGGGCTGCCGTTGTAGTACGTCACGTTCGGCGGGGCCTGGCTGCCCGACAGCTGCGTCCCGAACGGGTAGAAGTACTGAATCGCCGGGTCGCTGGAGAACGCCGACCACTGGTTGATGACGGAAGAGACCTGGGGCTGCCCCGAGGAGCCAGGCGACTGCGCGGACTCGAAGACGATCACCGGCTCGAACATCATCATCCCGGTATGGGCGCCCCACTCGTAGCCGGTGAGAGGGATCCCGACCTGGCTGAACCCGCGGCTGGGGACTGAGACAGTCATCCACGGGAACGTCGTCTGCACGATGTCGGGGTCGATCGCGTAGTTGGCGTAGGTGGACATCCAGTTCACGAAGTCATTGCGCTCGTTCCAGTCCTTCAGCAGCACGGTGAGCTGGAACTGCTCCATCGCGGCGCGGTGGGGATAGAACGCCCGGGCGGTGCGCGCCTCGGACTCCTCGAACACCATCTGGATGCCGTGCGCGATCGTTCCCGTGCGCACGGAGTACGTGCGCGTGTTCCCCGCTGAGTCCGGGTACGAGAGCGAGCAGTTCAGGCCGGCCCGGGGCACGTCAGCTCACGTTCACGTCGCCGGCCACCTGCGCGCCGGGGTTCACGGGAGAGTAGACGGGCACGGCGAGGCCCTCGTACTCGGCCTGGGTGATGTCATGCACCATCCTGTACTGCGTCATCGAGAATCCGTGCATCCCGACGAGCTTCGTCTCGGACTGGGGAACGGGCAGCGGCATCGAGACGGGGCAGTCAGCACCCCATACGGGCTTGGGAACCGGGTTGGACATGAGGGGCCTCTCTCAGCCGGGGATGATGTTCCTGCCGGTGCCGGTGGCGACGGCCCCGGTGGAAGCGGACGGGGACGGGGCGGCGGCCGGCTGCGGAGACGACTGGCTGATGCCCTGCGGGCTGACGGAGACGTACTGGGAGTAGCTCCAGCCGAAGCCATCGGAGATCCGGGCCATGTAGGCGGCAATCGCCGCTGCGGCCTGCTGGTTGACGACGCCGCTGGATTCCCCGGCCTTGACCAGGGTGGTGCTCGCGTCCTGGACGATGAACAGCGTCAGCATCCAGCGCTGGTTGAAAATCCCGGGGGACATGCGGATCGACGTTCCCGGCATGCCGGCATCGGAGAAATCCTTCACGTACACCTGGAAACGCCAGCCCCGGGGCGGGTAGCTGAACACGGGCGGCGTCTGCATGGCAGCCTGGCTGGTGGCGTCCGCCGACTGCTGGTTCATGATCTTGGTCATGAGCTGCAGGAAGGCTTCAGCCTGTCGCCAGCTCTCGCCCTGGGCAGTGGTGTGATCCTGGCCGAAGCTGCCGGTGACGGTCATGTCCTGCAGCTGGGAGCCGATGATCTGGACGACCCGGCCGCCGATCGTATCTATCACATTTGTTAGTATTTGGAAGTTCCACGATATATTGTCCGGGTCGATCCTGAATGTAATAAGTGGTCCGCCATCGTACCCGAGGGTAGCAGTGCCCATGCCTCACCTCCCGCCTTGTCTCCCATGCTTCCGGGGTCCACTTGAAATACCAATAAACCTTGGTATAGTGGAGGCAAGAGAAGGAGACGGTCATGAACCTCATGATGTGCCAGGGAAGCGGAGAGGGCGGCTGGGCCTGCCCGTACGGAGCGCAGGCCATGGTGACGGTGGCGTGCCCTTCCGGTGCCAGGCTGGCCTGCTGCCACCTCTGCGCGCGCCTGCTGTACGACGGCACCCCGTCGATGTTCGCGATCGAGCCGCTGGCCGCGTGGTACAGCCCGTACGAGGAGGCACTGGCCGCCGCCGGGATCGCCCCGCCTCCCGAGCCGGAGCAGGACGCTCCCGCGATCACCGCGGACGTTCCCGCAGACCGGTGGCCCGACGGGTCGGCCCGCGAGCGGCACATCACCGGGAAGGCCGTGGCGTGGTGCGCGGGCGGCACGCTCCTGTCGCTGACAGGCGCCGCCATCCTGCTGGCGCACATGCAGCTCGGGGCCGCAGGATTCCTGATCGCCGTCCCGCTGCTCATGTGGATCGGGATCATCGCCCGCGAGGCGACGGTCGGCGGCGAGGAGCACAGCCGCTGGCTGGCCAGCCTGTCTCCTGAGGAGCGCGCCAGGGTGGAGGCAGCCGAGGCTGCGGCGGCCTGGGCCGGGTACATCGCCGAGAGGGAAATGCGGCACCGCCACATGGAGGACGTCGTGCTGAAGGCCCGGTACGACGAGGTGCAGCGGCACAGGCACCCGTCGCACTTCTAGGAAGACCGTGAGAGAGGAGGTGATCGTCATGGGATCTCACGCCAAGCCCGGCGCGGCCGACTCCAAGCCCAGCCAGGGCGGAGGAGCGCACGAGAAGCCGAAGGGCAAGTAGGGCGAACGGAAGAGGCCCCGCCAGACGTCTCCTGCGGGGCCTCTCTCATTCCCCGGGCTGACGGGGCCTGCGATTGGCTGCCTGCTCCGCAGCCGTGGACCACTTCAGGTTCCCGGGCTCGTAGTCGCCCTCACTGTCGATGCGATCGAGAGAGCGTCCGTCCGGGCGCGGCCCCAGAGCCTGTTCTATGTAGCGGATAAAGGCTCCGGAATCCTTGCGCCACTCCCCGAAGACCTGAACTCCGCGAGCACCGTACCAGCGGTAATTGTGAGCTTTCGGGTTATGGCAGCGACGATTGACATTTCTCCACAGACGGTACAGCTCATCTTTCCCGTTAGCCGCATGCCCGTGAGAATCAGCCCATCTTGTGCGAGACACAAGCGTAGCGGTCTGCTCACGTTTCCAGCAGCCGCAGCTCAGGTTCCCGCGGTCACTGCGCCGGAGAGTCTGGACCAGGACAATACGTTCGGTTCCGCATTCACACTGGCACAGAACTGCCTGGCGAGCCTGGCCGCCGACGAATGAATGAGTGACTTCCCCCGTTACCGTCCAGCGCCCGAACTTCTCGCCGACGATAGGAGGAGGCTTCCGCTGTGCCCTCATGCAACCATGTTAGCGCAGCGGAAGCCTTATTTCATCGAAAGACTAAAACGCCTAGCATCCATCGTACGGTGACCAGTTATCGGCACCCCCGGCGGTGGCCATCGCGTTGTCGAAGACCTGAGTCTGCTCCGCGGCGCTCGCGTTCCCGAAGTCGGAGGGGCTGCCGCCGTACGCGGCCCAGGTGCTCGCGGAGAACTGGTAAAGTCCCCAATGCCCCGATGCGTTCCAGATGTCCGCATTGCCGCCGGACTCATGGGAGATCACGCACTGCTGGAAGCTGCTGTCACCCGAGTAGGACACCGGGGACGAGCCGTAGGACGAGGAAGTCCCCTGAGAGGAAGAGGAGTCGGTGCTCGCGGCAGCGGCGGGGGCAGCAGCCGGAGCGGCCTGCTGGACGGGAGCCGGAGCCGGCGCGGGAGGGGAATACGAGGGCGCCGGGTAATCCTGCGGGTCCGCCGGGATCTCCAGGGACTGGCCGGGGTAGATCAGGTCGGGATCGCTGATCTCGGACTTGTTGGCGTCCCAGACGTTGCCCCAGTCGCCGGCGGTCCCGTAGGCCGCCTCGGAGATCTTCGTCAGGGTGTCGCCGCTGCGGACCTCGACTGAGGTGTAGGGCGCCTTGACGGCCTTCGCCGTCTTCGCCGTGGTGACGGCCTTCGCCGTGTGCGAGACGTAAGAGGGAGCGGCCGGGATGGCCGGGAAATCCTGGGTGGTGCGGGCCGAGCGCGCCGGGACGGCGGTGCTCGCGCTGGCAGCGGAGAAGATTGAGGGGAAAAAGACCGGGAAGAGGAAGGAGGCGGCCGAGAGGGCAGCGCCGGTGATCACGGAAACGGTCTTCGCGACACGAGACATGCCTGTCCAATGCTCAGAGTGTGCGCCCGGGGACCGCCGCGCAGTAAGCCGCGGCGCTGATGTCCTTAGCGCCTTCTGAAGGGACGCTAGCAAGCCCGTCAAGGCCTTGTCAGCGAAAAACTCAAGAAACCCGCTACAGCTAGCGGCTCGGGGAGGCCACGTACGTCGTCGCGGCAGGGGTCCCCGTGGCCGCTGCGGTGTCGGACTGGGACTGCATCAGCTTCACGAGCTGCGACGCTTCCTGCGTCAGGCCCAGGGTGTACGCCTGCCCGGTGCCGCTTCCGCTGCCGCTGCCCGTCGTGGACGGGTGCGCCTTGTCCCACGCCGTGATCGAGACGCCGGCGTTCGTTCCCTGCTTCTGCTTCTCCTCCGCCGTGACCGCTGCGGCGTTGGCGGTGTTCACCAGGCCGTTGGTGAACTGGGAGGTGGTTCCCAGGGACTGGCCCTTGGAGTTGTAGAAGTCCGTGTTGCCGGATTCCAGCTCGGACGGGTAGTACTTCATCGCGTCGGCGAAGCTCATGACGCGGCTGCCCGACGACGTCTGCACGGACACCTGGTCGCTGGAGCTGACGTTCTGCATCAGGCTCTCCAGGACCGGGTTCCGCTGCCCGCTGGACTTCACCTGCGAGAGGTAGTTGCCCGCTGCGGCCGAGCCCCCGGAGGAACGCTGCAGCACCTGCTGCCACGACTGGCCCGGAGTCTGGGGCTGCCCGGTCTTGTTGAAACTCGGGCCCAGCGTCGGCTTGACGGGCACCGCGAGGCCGTACTTGCCGGTGGGAGCCGACGCGGGAGCCTGCTTCGAGGCGGAGACGCTCGATCCCGGCGCGCTGCCCCCGGCCCCCGTGTCGGCCTGGTTGACGCCCGCATACATGTCGGTGATCCACGTGCCGACCGTGTTCTGGTTGAGCTGGGTGCCGGAGAACTGGGACAGCTGCTGCGCGAGCACATTGGTGTCCAGGTTCGGGTTGGACGCCTGGTACTTCTGCAGGAACTGGGAGAATACCGACTGGGCCAGGTTCGGGTTGGTGTTCAGCGCCGCGTAGCCTCCCGCACCGGCGATCATCTGCTGCAGTCCCGATGTCTCCTGCGGGGTCAGGACGTTGCTGATCTGCTGCTTGGCGAACGACGCCGTCATCTGGTTGTACTGCTGCGGGTTGGACGTCATGACGGACTGCACGGCCGAGGGCGCCATCCCGTAGGCGCCGGCCATCATGTACTGCATGTTCGGCGACACCAGGGACGAGAAATTCGAGCCGCTGAACGACTTGCCGAGCTGCGCCTGGTACGTGGCGATCGACCCCGCCAGCTGCGGCGAGGAGGATCCGGCACCTGATGAGATCGAGGCCGACAGCAGGCTGTTGAAATTATCCCGGGCCTGCTCGGCGTTCGTCCCGGCCTCGCCCGCGGTCTTGGACAGGGTCGACATCGCGCTGGACACGCGGGTGAGGGACACCTCGGCATTCTGCGACGCAGTCTGCAGGATCTGCATTGACTGCTGGATGCTCGTGCCCTGCTGCTGGTAGTTGGTGTAGGCGAAGTTCAGGGCGCTGGAGCGGTTCTGGAGCTGGTTGCCCTGGTCATTCGCAGCGTCGTTGTAGCCCATCGCCGTCACCTGGCCGAACGCCTGGGCGGCGGCACCCGACGGCAGCCGCCCGAACATCCGCGCCTGGTAGAAGAGGCTGTTGTACCGCTCCTCCTGACCCTGGATATTCGAGCCGCCCTCGGCTTCCTGGTAAGTGCGCCCGGCCTCCCGCTGGTTCTGGTAGAAGTCCACGCCGCCCTGCACGGCGTCGACGGCGGTGCCCAGGACGGGGACTTTCTTCAGCGCGCCCGTCAGGCCGCCGAGCGTGCCGCCGGTCATCGCCACCCGCGCCCCGACGTTCGCGCGGATGCCCTGCATGCTCCAGCGGCGCCCCCGGGGACCTCCGCCTGCCCCGGCCGCGGGGATGCCCCCGCCGGCGCTGCCGCCCCCCTGGCCGCCCGCGCCCCCGATGGGGGGCACCGGGATGCCGCCTGCAGGGATGACGATGCCGCCGCCGCGACGGGGAAGGGCACTGCCGGAGCCCCCGGACGGTGCCGGCGGCGGACCGAGCGGGGACGGCCCGTAGCCGCGCCCCGCACCGGTCGTGTTGTAGGCCGTCGGGAACGCGCCCGCATTGAACGGCGATGAGGGCCAGCCCGAAGCCGGCTCTCCGGTGCCGCTCGCGGTAGGACCGGCCGGGCGGCTCCCGGGAGGGGCTCCCGCGCCCGGAGTGCCGCCGCCGGAGTTGGAACCGCCCCGGCTGCCCTGCTCGGACTGGGAGCTGTTCTGCGGCTCGTACAGGGGGCTGCCCGCCCCGGCGATCATCTGCCCGAGGTACTGCGCCCCGTAGCGCTGCAGTCCCTGCATGGACGCCAGGGCATTCATCTTGCTGACGGCGTGCATGCCGCCGGAGGTGTCGGCAGGCAGCGCGCCCTGGGCGGACAGCTGCCGCAGGACGCTCTCCTGCATCCGGGGCTGGTACTGGCTGCTGATCAGGCCCGCCATGCCGGCCGACTCGCCGCCGCTCTTGCCGCCGGTGGAGAACCGCCGCTGGCTCTCGTAGACCGTGCGCATCATGCCGGACTGGCTGGCAATCGCCCCTTCGAGGGACTGGATCGAGCGGATGAGCACCTGGAACGAGGAGGCGAGGTCGAAATCCTCGCCCGGGTCCGTCCCCGGGTTGGGCGGCTGCGGGGGCATCGGTCCTCCTCGGTCCTGGTCTTACCTTCCGGGGAGGCCCGTCAGAGCCACTGGGTCTCGTTCGGGTCCTGCAGCGGTGCCACCGGCGCGTCCGGGCGCAGGGAAACGGGAGGAGAGGGCGGTGCCGGCGGCAGGACCGGCGGGGGTGCCATCCCCTCGGCCGGGTCCGGCCCGGCGGGCATCGTCACCTTGGCGCCGCGAAGCAGCTGCTCCAGTTCCGCCTGAGCCCGGTCCTCGGCGGGATGCTCCCACGTGAACTGGCTCATGTCCGCGCCCTCGGACGGCACCGCGTTCCCGGTTCCGTCGTCGCGGGGGAAGATGTCGGGCCAGACGTCGCGCGGCTCCATCCAGCGGCCCGCCACTGCGGCGTAGGCAACGCGGGAGTAGTGGTCCCGCAGCCGGTCCTGCCCTTCCAGGAACATCAGGATGTGCAGGGACGCCTCCTGGACGGCGTTCAGGCAGGGACGGGCGAAGATTCCCCGCCGTCCGGCGTACCGGACGGTGAAGGCGAGCCAGGGGTCTGCAGCGGCCCGGTCCGGGCCGGACCTTTTCCCAGCTCGTCCAGCACTGCGCGGGCGCGCTGCTCCAGCTCCAGGTAGCGCTCGAAGATCGCGTCGATGACGAACGGGTACCAGCGGCCTGCGTAGGCGTAGCGGTCCCGCGCCCAGGCGTAGCTGTCGCCGTTCTCGCCGAGCGGGACGGGCATCGGCTTCCCGTCGACGGCCTCCACGGCGAGGGCGGCGATCCCCTGGGCGTGCGCGCGGGCATAGGCGACGGTGTCGCTGTACTCCCTGGTGAGGAGGCCGAGGGTCAGCTCGTCGCTGGAGCGCAGCGTCCGGATGTCGATCCGGTGCCCGAGGTAGCGGAAGTACCCGCGCAGCGCGCCGGTGAACAGCAGCCCGTGATAGTCGATCTTCCAGCGCGGGTCGGCTTCCCCGATGCCGATCGCCTGGCCCTCGTCGGGCACGTCAGCGTCGCCCAGGGGGACCGGGTCCGGCGGCGGGGGAGGCATCTGGCTGCCGGGCTCGAAGGGCGGCGGCGCGGGGAAGCTCATGAGGCGGGCTGCACGTCCACGTCGACGTCGCCGTCAGCAGGGAAGCGGAGCCTCACCGTGCGCCCGTTGACGGCAAGCTCGCAGGCGACGGTGCCGGGCTCGGGGACGGTGACCTTCAGGTCAGCCTCGGCTCCCTCGATTTCGACGCCGGTCTTGGCGCTGACCCTGTGAAGCGGCGTGCTCACCGGTATCCTCCCGTGAATTTCGCGTAGGTCTGGGACCGCCGGGCCTGCGTGACCCTGGGCGGCGAGAAGGTGCCCCCTGTCCCGGTGATCCCGCTGGGGGACTCCAGGCCGGAGAGGGGGGCCTGCGGCTGGTCGGCCGTCATCTCCGGGCGCAGCGCGGCGTATCCCTCCGGCCGCAGGAGCACGTCAGGGTTGCGCGCCTCCCGCGCGGCCAGCACCGGGACTGCCGCGCTGACCTCCACCGTGACGGAGGACTCCGCCTGGGAGCCGTCCGCCGCGGTGGCGGTCGCGGTGATGGTCAGCTCGCTCATCAGCTCGCGGGAGCAGGGGCCGGGGCGGCCGGGGGCGTGCCGACGACGGCGGTGAGGACGGCGGTCCCCGCGCTGTCGTTGGACACCAGAGAGTAGGTGTCGCCGAAGGAGTCGGCCGCGGTGACGGTCATCGGCTGCGGGGCCGACTCGGTGACGGTGACCTGGCTGGTCGCGTTGACGGTGCTGCCGGACGCGTCGGTCGCGGTGGCCGTGATGGTCAGCTGGACCGGGCTGGAGGCGTCGTCGGCATAGGCGGCGGTGAGGGTGAGGGTGTCGCCGGTGACGTAGACCTGCTTGTCGGTGGACAGGGTCAGCGTCGGAGTGGCGGGCTGTGCGGGCGTGCTCATGCGGCTCCCCGGGGTAGGCGGTCTCTTATTGCTTCCGTGGGCTCGGCAGCGCAGCAGGCTGATGCCGGCGATCCGGGCTCTGGCACCAGTCAGCGTTTCCCTGAGCTGAGCTAGTGCAGGAAGGCCCGCAGGAAATACTGCGGGCCTTCCTTATATCCGTTTTATTGCCCTGTGAGTGCGCTGTACTGGTTCGAGTTCAACGGCAGGTAGTTGGTGTACGCGCATGTGATGCCCTTGGTGACAGCAAGGGCTCCTACCGTGACCGTGTCCCCGTCATTGATGTCCACTACCGTCACGTTCTGGTACAGCTTGCCGCGCCAGGCGGACGGGGTGTTCTCGGTGCCCGGCGGCTTGATGATCAGGGACGCCGTGACGTACTGCGGGTTGGCGGCCAGGGCCGCGAAGATGTCGACGATGGACCAGGTCCCTGCCAGGCCGGCCAGCTGCCACCACACGGGCTGGTTCCACAGCTCGCGGATGGTCAGCATGAGGGTGCCCCCGGCCAGGACGCGGGAGGTAGCGATTTCGACCGGATATGTGGCACCAATAGGCTGGATGAACTAAGTAACTGGAATGGCTGTCCTGCGTCTGAGAAGGCCCTTTGTCCAGAGTCCTCCCAGCCTTCGCAGTAAGCGATAGCTTTGTTGTTATATGAGAGGACTGTGTACCCTGATCCCACGACGCGAACATTAGTAGTTGCCATTCCAAATCACCTCCTTTGTCCGATTCAGCCGGTAGCTCTTGCTGCCGTTCCGCGCTGTCGTTACTTCCGGGCTAACGATCTCCTCGTGCTAATCTGGAATATCAGAATGCCCGGGCACCGCGCCAACGGTCCCGGGCTGGTCAGCCCGCAAGGAGGCTTCCCCATGTCATCAGGGTATGCAGAGATCAAGCTTCGCGGCGACAAAGCTGCAGGCCGCATAGCTCTTGTAGACCAGCAGGATTATGAGCTGGTCTCGCTATATACGTGGAACGTCTGGGAGCAGGAACGCGAAGGCAACACTGCCGGCCCCTACGCCATCACCCACATCCGGCGCCAGGACGGCACGCGCACGTCCGTCTTCATGCACACCATGGTCGGCCGCGCGATGCCTGGCGGAGACCGCTGGCGGGTTGTCGATCACGTCATTAACGGGAACACCCTGGACAACCGGCGCTCAAACTTGCGCGACGGAACGAAGGGAAACACCCACAATCAGCGCGCCCGCAAGAGCACGGGAAAGACCTCCCGCTACAAGGGCGTCCACTGGGCCGCTCAGAGTAATAAGTGGATGGCCCGGATCACCTTCGAGGGAAAGACGAGGTATCTCGGTATCTTCGAGCAGGAAGACGACGCAGCACGGGCGTACAACGCTGCCGCCATGGAACTGTTTGGCGAGTATGCCCTGCTGAACGTCGTCAAGGGCTGATCAGCCGGCGGTACTGGCGGTGCCCGATGCCGCAGCCTCGGCCGTGGCCACCAGGCCGTTGGACAGGTCGATGGAGTACGTCACCGTGATGTAGTTCAGGGGGAACGCCGGGGCGTAGGAGAACGACGCGGTGATGATCGTCGGGTCCCCGCCCGGGTACGCCTCCTGCTGCACCGACAGGTTCAGCCACGCCACGATGACGGCGGAGTTCACCGCCTGCTGCAGGATCGACGAGATCGCGCCCTGCACCGTCGCCACCATCGTCGCGGTGATCGGGGACCCGATCAGCCCCGACGCCTCCAGGCCCGCCTCCAGCAGCAGCATCAGCGTGTCGGACTGGCGCACCACCGAGATCTCGCGGGTGTTCAGGTCCGCCATGTCGGTCGTCAGGCCCTGCCGTACCTGCAGCGCCCCGGCGCGGTTCTGCGCGACGATCGTGACGCCCGCGGCGGCGATCGTGTTCATGGCCGCCACGGTCATGTTCTGCAGCTCGGTGGGAGTCAGGGTGAAGACCGGCACCGCCTGCCCCGTCAGGCCGGTATTGACCGGCAGCGCCGACAGGATCGCGGCCAGCGACGCGGCCAGGTGGCAGCCGCATGCCTGGAACGTCTGCCGGGTCGAAGGATTGTAGGTCTGCACGATCTCCGGGTAGGCGACAACGAGGCGCTCGTCGCTGATCGCGGTCGCGAACGCCGGAACCGACAGAACCGACTCGGAGTAGTCGACGGGCAGCCCCATGAACCCGATCCGCGGGTAGCCGGCGGCAGCGGCGGTGGTGCAGGCCGCATCCAGGTCGGAGGCGATCACCTGGGCGAACGCCGGGACGCTCGTCGGCGTCGCGAGCGGGTCCAGGTAATCGGGGAACACCGGCACGAGGAGAGTCACGTTGGGATTGGTGGCGAGCTTGGCCCAGGCCGCCGTCAGCTGCTCGTCGAACGTCCCGTCAGACGGGTCGGTCGCCACGCAGTAGACCTGGCTGGCACCGGAGGAGAACGCGACCTGCGCGCCGAACGACAGCGGGTTCGCGACCTGGCTGGTGTTCGGCGTCGTCGGGGCCGCAGTGACCAGGGGCTGGCCGTAGGCGGAGATGACCGACTGCAGGCTGGTGAACAGCGTCGGCTGGTAGTAGGTGCCGTCGGCGTAGTTGTAGGTGGCCGTCACCTGCGTGCCGTCGGTAACCGTCTCGGATTCCGCCACGCGGGAGACCGAGGTCGTGGCCAGGGCCGTGTTCCCGGACGGGTCGGCAGTGACGGTGAAGGTGTAGTCAGTGCCCTCCACCAGGACGGTCGAGGTGCCGGTGATCGTGAGGACCGGGGCCGAGATCGCGGGCGGGCCGTCCTGGGCGGTGGTGAACACGCCGCTGAAGTTCAGGAGGGCACCGGTCGCGGCGTAGATCAGGAACGACTGCACGGCGGTGCGGTAGCCCAGGGCCGGGCCGGCGAGCGCCATGACCTGCGGCGTCGATCCGGATACCGTGACGATGGGCGTGTTCGTGGGAGCCACGTACACCCCGGGCGGGGTATATGACGCGAATGTCGGAATTGACATCTGGGCTCCTCCTGCAGCGACGGCTCTGTTCCTTCCGGGGCTGGCCCTAGGGGCTGTCCGGGCCGATCGTCAGGGTCCAGGGACTGCCGACCGGGTCGCCGGCGATGTCGGACGGCTGGCCGGTGACGATGATCTCGCTCAGCGGGACGAGAGCCTGCGCCTGCGGGACCGTGACGAACTCCCCGACCGCCTTCAGCCCCATGCCGCGCTCGTAGATCACCTCGTCGCTGCCCCAGGGAGTGCCGGGGGAGGCACCGCTGCCGCGCATGTCGACGGTGTCGGTGGCCAGCGTCAGCGAGACGAGGGGATTGCCCTCCACCGCCGAGCGGAACGCGGAGGGGTAATCGGACTGGGCCGCGAACGCGGTCAGGCCGACGAGCTGGTCCCAGATCGCGTCGCACTCGTTGTCATTGAGAGCCACGACGGTGAACGTGGCATAGCCCTGGAACCGCCAGCGGGTGACGGCGTTGCCGGAGGAGTCGATCTCGGTGTGGTCCAGGCCGACGGTCTGCAGCAGGCTGACCTCGAAGTCCAGCCACACGCCCGGGTAGTCGGCTTCCCTCCTCGGGTAGGACAGGGAGACGAACGATCTCTTCGTGCCGCCGCTAGCGTCCTGCTCGGGGTAGGAGTAGCCGAACGACTGCTCCAGGGCATCGCGGATCCCGGTCCTGACAGTCCGCAGGAACCCCGGGACCGGCGGCGGCGTCGGAAGGGTCACGATGCTTCCGGGGCCAGGTCAGAAATGCTGGCGCCAGTCGCGGTTGGCGACGTACAGGCGCACGGGAAGAATGCCGTTCTGCTGGGCAGCAAGAGTAATGGCGTGGTTGATGAACAGCCGCGGCGCGAGCCCGGGGTGGCGCCACCGGATCCCGACGTTGCCGGGGGCAATCGCGCCGGGACGGCGGCCGGGCGTCGTCTGCGGGCGCCCGGCCTCGCGGGCGGAGATCCGGCCGGGAGCACCGGGGTAAGATTTCGGGACGGTGCGCGTCACCCACTGGCCGGCGACCTTCGTGCGGACCGTCCTGGTCTCGCCGACGTTCGCGGCCCTGCGGAAGATCAGCACCTGCGTAATGCCGGACAGGGTGACGCGGGTCTTCGCCTTCGGGTTCTTCTGGCGCTCGGTGCCGAACTCGTCATTGACCCACATGGGAATCGTCTTGCCGGCGAGCTTCGTCATGGTGAACGGGGAAATTCCTCTTTCCTGAAAGTAAACATAGCTGTCTAGCCACCCGACTCCGAAGTATCCTTTTCCGTAAATAGGAAATATTCTACTGGCAGCTCTCCCGGAAAGCTTTGGCATTATTTTCCGAGTAAGACTAGCGGCAGAATTTGCGCACCTGCGGGCTCTATTTGGGTTGAGCCTAGGAACTATCATCAGTATTCGATCTGGATTCTTGCTGAGAATCATTTCAGCAGTCTCGTTATTTAGGGCACCAAACGCTGGCGGCATGCTGATGCTCCTCAGGAAAGTTGAATAGAGCGTATTCCTTAAATAGAGAGCATGCAGCTCTGTCGTAAGCGCGAGCTGCATCCAGTTCATAAGAAAACAATCCAAGGTAAATGAGCTTGTAGTCTACAGTTATGTTAGCAGTCCACTTACTTCCTCTTCGATGCCATGATACTCCCTTATAAGATGAAGTGCTATTTTTATGAGCACGCTTGTTCATCTCGTTACGCCCTTTAGATCCAGGACGCAGATTATTCTTCCTGTTGTTAAGACCGTTTCCGTCATGATGATCTGTCTTCAGGTATCCAGTAATGATCTTATGCATGCTAAACGAAAGATGTTTTCCTTCTTTCCAGAAATTAGTAGTAGCATAAGGCCCTACATTCTGCTTTCCTTCGCTGATTTCTTCTCGACAGAACCACCGGTAAGGCATTACCTTCGAGTAGTCGTCGATGTCCACGAGTGCCACACGCCCGGCAGCCTTCTTGCCGTTCAGCGGGATCTCTACGTATGCTCGCGCCATGGGGAAGCCTCCTGGCAGGCTGACCAGCCCGGGGCCGTTGGCGCGGTGCCCGGGCATCCTGATGAGCACAGCGTAGCGCGCCCTGTCCGGGTGATTGCTGATCTGCAGCTCGGCGGTCTCGTTCTGGACCGGCCCGGCAGCGGGGGGCACTGCTAAGTCACCCCTCCGGCCAGCGGGAACGTGACGGGGCCCTGCGGCGACCCGGAAGCCGCCGGGGGCGGTGACTCCAGCGGGATCAGGGCGGCGTTGACGGTCTCGGCCCACGAGTAGTCCGCCGGGACGCGGGTGTAGGAGCCGAGCACCCTTGCCAGGACGGCAGGCGCGGGGGGCACCCGGTAGGCCGCGGACTGCGGGGACTCCAGGGCGGCCTGCATCATGTTGTAGGTGATCGCCGCCGTCTGCTGCCACGGGTCCCCGAACCCGGTGCGCAGCGTCGTGCGCCTGGGCGCCCGCAGGTAGAACCGGGCCCCGTCCGCGCGGAACGCCCAGTCCCCGGCGCGGACCCGGAAGTCCGGCACCGACTCGACGTTCACGGATGCGGAGTCGTAGACGCCGCGGGCCTGGTACTGCTGACTGCGGTCGAACTCGCTCCACACCGCCGGGCGGACGATGAGGGCGCGCAGCCCGGGGAGCGGGGAAGCGCCCTCCGGGAGCGCGAACGTGGTCCCGTAGCAGACGGGGCACAGGTACTGGTTGCCCTGCCCGTAGGCGGAGGCGATGAGGTTCTCGGCGTCCTCGACGGGCGCGGCGGAGTTCTCGCCGTCCCAGCAGCGCCAGCAGCGCGGCACGAGTCCCGCCTCGTGGTCCTGGATGTGCCACTGCAGCGCGAAGTAGGACAGCTCACCGTACTGCCACAGGGCCTGCACGTGGGACAGGCGCTCGCGGGCCACGGCCCAGCCCTCGTGGTCCCGCTGCCACGCGGGGAGGACCGGTGCCGGAGGGGGCGGGATCTCGAAGCGGATGACAGGAGGAGAGCCTGCGGCGGCGCCCCCCCCGGCTCCGGTCACGACCATGTCGATGTAGGGACGGATCAGCGCCGGGGCGAACGAGGCCCCGCCGGAAGCAGGGTGCAGCGCGACGGCGGTGCCGAAGACGAGGACGATGCCCGGGACCGCGCCGCCGGTCCCCGCCGGCGGCAGCGTGACGAGGGGGCCGGTGAAGACCAGTGCGGGGAGAGCGCTGCCTGCTGCCCCGGCCGGAGGCAGCGTGACGGGAACCGGTCCGGTCTCGTCGCTGACAGTGCTGCCGGCCTGGTCGAGGACCGCGTTCCCGGCCTCGTCGAGGATGCCGATCACAGGACCGCCCCCAGCAGCAGGGACCCGCGTCCGGGCGTGCTGCCGGCAGATACCTCGACGTCCATCCAGATGTTGTACGCCGCATAGGGATTTGACGGGTACGCCAGCGACGACCCCAGTACATAGCAGTTGGGATTCGAGGTGCACGACAGCGGCCCGCTGGTAACCGGGCCCCATGCGCCGGACGTGAGCGCGTACCAGGAGTCTCCTGCCGGGCCGACGGCGGCAGCCGTGTACGTGATCCCCGAAGTCAGGGGCTGAGAGCACGCGCAGCTGACCCAGCCCGATCCGGCTGCCCCGGACCACGTCGGCGACGTGTTGGAGAACACCAGCGTCCCGCTGCCGCTATACAGGCCCGCTGCGGCGGGGAGGTGTGCTCCTGCATAGGAATACACCCAGATCGCCGTCAGGGTCACGGCCGAGGAAACAGTGAACTTGACCCCGTTCACCTGATTCGTCTGGGAGTCCAGCTCCGACGGCGTACCGGCCTGATTAAGCAGGCTGTAGCTGGTCATCGGCTATCATGCTGTCTGCGTTGTGTAAATGCTGAGCCACGCCATAGGCGAACCGTCAGTGCAGCCGACTATGATGCACGAAGTGCTCCCTGAAGTATCTGTTTCGATAAGGGTAATGAGAGGCGTCGTCTCGCCCGCTTCGATGCGAGCCTGAGATGTTACTGTTCCTGCGGGGACTTCCGCTTGAGCCGGGTAGAGATGTCCTTGTCCCGTAAAAGAGTCAGGATCACCGCCTGCCTCGCACGCAGTCAGGAATACAGCTGACGGTCCGTGATTCTTGATCGTCACTGACGCAGTACCGTCAGTGACATAGGTTAGCGAAGTGCCGTTTCCCTCAGAGTCAAGCGGTCCTATCCCTATGTACTTCATCATTGTATAATTAGCTGTCATTTCCTGCCTTTTCTTATTAGTAATTAAATAATATAAAAATATCGTTATGCCTTACGCTCCCGTGAAGCCGAGCTTCCAGCCCTGGCAGATCCAGGCCGAGGCCAGGGAGGAGTAGCGGAACGCGATCTCGTCGAGGGTACCGCTGGCCGCGGACCAGGAGGGCTGCCCGTCGGTGCCGAACGCGAAGACGGCATTGAATGCGGGAGTGAAAGCGCCGCTGGGGACGATGTCGATGATGATCACCTGTCCGGCGACCGGGTTGGACGGGGCCGCGAGAGTATGGCCGTTAGCGCCGAGAGCCCACTCGAAGACGTTTCCGGACGCCGCGTTCAGGGCGACGGAGGAGCCGTCGGTGAGGGTGACGACGGCGGGGGACACATGGCCGGTGAGCGCCCCGCCCGTCTTCGGGAATGCGAGGGCCTCCGCCGTCTCGGCGCGGCTGGCCTCCGCGGACACGGCGGTCGTGACGAACGCGGTCGTGGCGAGCTGGGTGGTATTCGTCCCGGCCGTCGCCGTCGGCGCGGCGGGAGTGCCCGTCAGCACAGGAGAGGCGAGGGGCGCCTTGAGGGCCTCTGCCGTCTCGGCGCGGGAGGTCTCGGTGCTGACCGCTGACGTCACGAAGGCAGTAGTCGCGAGCTGGGTCGTGTTCGTCCCGGCTGAAGCCGTGGGAGCAGCGGGAGTCCCCGTCAGCGCCGGCGAGGCGAGAGGGGCGAGAAGCACCTCGGCCGCTTCGGCCCGGCTCGTCTCCGCGGACAGGGCCGTCGAAGACGCCGCGCCCAGGGAGGTCAGCAGGGCGCTGTCCGAGCCGGCGCTCACGCCGGTGCCGCCGTCGGCCAGGGCGAGCGGGGCGCCGCTGGTCGGCTGCAGCCCCTCCGCGTAGGCTTCCGCCGCCGACTGGGCCGATGCTGCCGCCGCTGCCGCGAACGCGGTCGTGGCGAGCTGGACAGTGTTCGTCCCGGCCGCCGCGGTAGGAGCGGCCGGAGTTCCGGTGAACACGGGAGAGGCGAGCGGGGCGAGGCCGGAGACAGCCGAGGAGACTTCGGCAGGCGTCGAGTAATCGGTGCCCGCCGTGGCAGCCGACACGGCGGTCCCGTTGCCCTTCAGCACGCCGGTGACGGTCGTGGACAGGGTGAGCTGAGGGGTCGTCGTGCTGTCGGCGACGGTCCCCGCGAAGCCGTTCGCGGACTCGACGGCGACGTCGGTGACGGTGCCGGAGCCCCCGCCGCCGCTGCCGTTATCCGCCCATTCCATGGCCAGCGGGGACACCGCCGAGACTGCGGGCACCTGGCCGTCGGAGGGCGTCCCGGACGGCAGCGGGAGCGCCGCGGCGGACACGAACGCCGTCGTGGCCAGCTGGGTGGTGTCAGTGCCCGCTGCCGCCGTCGGGGCGGTGGGGGTGCCGCTGAGAGCAGGAGACGCCAGCGGGGCCTTCAGTGCCTCGGCGGTCTCGGCGCGGGAGGTCTCGGTACTGACTGCGGAAGTGACGAACGCCGTGGTCGCAAGCTGGGTGGTATCGGTTCCCGCAGAGGCCGTAGGGGCAGCGGGAGTGCCGGTGAACACGGGGGAAGCGAGGGGAGCCTTGAGGGCCTCGGCAGTCTCCGCGCGGGTCGTCTCCGCGGACAGGGCGGAGGCGGACGCGGCCCCGAGGGAGGTCAGTGCCGCCGGGCCGGTAGCAGCTGCCGTGCCGCCCTGGGCGAGAGGCAGCGGCGCGGTCAGGTGGGTGCTGATGACCTCGGGAGCCTCGTCGGTGCCGCCCAGGTCCGCGCCCAGCTGCACGCCGCTGGCGGACAGCAGCCCGGAGACGAGCACTTTCTTGGTGGTGCCCGCCTGGGACTGGGAAGTGTCGGAGACGTCGACGATGAGCATGACATCGGCACCGGCGGCCGATTCGAGTGCCTCGTAGTCAGTGATCTTGGCCATGACCGGTCACGGAGCCCACAGCGGGATCACGATGCCGGAGCCTGTCCCGGAGTCGAAGGTGACGGTGAGGGAGCCTCCCGACCCGGTGACGCTGCTGCCGGCGTCGGCGACGGCGAGCAGCGGCTGGGCCGCAGCGGTATCCGGCGTCCGGTCGGAGATGACGAGGTAGCGGAACGTCGCGGAGTACTCCTCCCATGTCAGCACGTCCGCGGTAAGGGCGACGGCCCCGGCGCCGACCGCGTCCCAGGTGACCGACCCGTCAGTGACGGTCAGTCCCGGCGACTGAGGCCACGCGGGTGCCGTCGCCCCGGAGGTGCCGGCTGCCGAGCAGCGGTAGAGAAGCACCGGCGACGAGGCCGGGCGCACCACGGCGCCGACAGCGTAGGCGGCAGACGCTGCCCATGTGTCGGGCCAGCTCGCGGCCGGATGGTAGGCCGCCGCGCGCCCGTCGAGGGCCGCGCCGCCCTGGGTGTACCCGTTCCCGGTGGCGACCTCGCCCGTGAGGTCGGAGACGTGGGCGTTGGCGTCCAGGCTGGGCGTGTACGAGCTGGTGTGCTGGGTGACGACGATGTTGTCGCTGTTCCAGTCCACCTGCGCGAGCCAGGCGGCGAGCTGCGCCTGCCGGTAAAGGTTAAAGGTGGTCACGGCATCCCTCCGTTTCTTCCGGGGACCGTGCGGCACGGTCCCCGGAAGCAGTATGAGGAGCGTGCGCAAGCCGCTGCACCGCGACGACGTGATCGTGCTGGGCGTGCTGGCCGCGGTCGCGGCCGGGGCCTTCATCGGGAGCCGGTTCGCAGTCGTTCGCTTGTTCTTCGGCTGGCCTTCCGGCGGGACGTGGTCGAACACGATCGCGTGGCTGGAGGACGACCTCATCGCCCTGGGAGCGGTCTGGTACTGGCGCGATCATGTCGGCAGGCGGCTGGCGGCGTGGTGGCGCTCGCATCACGCCGAGCATGACGAGCGCAAGCGCGAGGAGATGAAGGCGCACGTGACGACGGAGATGATGGCGATGGAGGAGCGGCTGAGCGCGAAGCTCGACGACCATCACGACGCGCTGGCGCGGCGGATCG